CAACGTTAATTGTTCTGAATTGCTTATGGCCTTGGACATTCTGTATTGGATGCCTTTACCAAAAGCGCCAAAGGAGGGAAAACCATGAATGAGCCTTTGACATTGGAACAACTTAGAAAAATAGATAGAAAACCTGTGTGGATAGAAAATTTTAATGACCCTTCTAAGAGTGAATGGAAAATATGCTATCAAGGGCAGGGAGATTACCTTATTTTTCAAGGAGGGTGTTTACAAAGAACCACTTTGGAAGAGTACGGAGAAAATTGGTTTAAGGAATACGGCAAAACCTGGCTTGCCTACCCCTATCCTACCGCACACATTGACAGAGAGGTGTGGAAATCATGTAAAGCTTGTACTGGGTGTGCATCTTGTAGACACTCCTTGGCTTCTGGGTCAGATTCAAAAAGTGCGTGTTTTTGGTGTGATAACCATAATAAGTATAAACCTCGGAGTTTTTGCCCGGAATGTGGCCGCCCACTGACAGAAGAAGCCTGGGAAGAGCTTGAAAAGAGAGTGAGGGGAGAAAAGTGAAATATGTGTGCTATAACCATCTTATTTACTATTTAAAAAATATAAGAATGAATTCAAAAATAAACGTATCTCCATATATGGACAACGCATTGTTAAATGTTCAACAGTTATTAGAACTAGACATTTATAATCCTATTATTTTTGATTATGTAGAGATTGGTGATTGCGAAGGGTGTAAATGGAAAAGTAGACATCAAAAGTGTTCTTGTTGCAGAAGAAACAGAAACATGAAAGATAGTTACGAACCTGATAACAATTAAACTACACTTTAAATCTTTTTCATCAAATTTGAAAGTTTAGGGAGGAAACAATGGCAAAATACATAAACTTGGACCATCTAATTAGGTTTATCAAAGAAAATGGCTACGTTTATGCCAATATCCTTGAAAATTGGCCTACTGTTGATGTGGTGGAAGTGGTTAGGTGTAAGGATTGTGTCCATTATGAGTTAGGGGCCTGTCTAAAAATCTACGACGATGGAAATGTGTCAAAAGAATCATGGCAAAGCAGAAAATCTAATGACTTTTGCAGCTATGGAGAAAGGAGAGAAGAAGATGTTGAAAGCAAGTGGCACGAGTACCTTGAGTACCTGATTCACTGGGCAATCTCCCATTCGGACAAGGGTTTCGCAGGATGTTGCCCCGTTTGTTATGACGAGTGGTTGGACAGTGAAAGAAGTGATGAAGAGTAACCGCCTGACCGCTGCCCGCTGGATGGAGAAAAGGAGAAAGATTTTAATGAATAATGGTGAATACATTCGTTATATGACAAATGAGGAATTAGTTGTCTTTCTTGAAGCTTTGAGAGGGTGCCCTCCAGGTTACGGCTATATCTGTCCTTATGATAATGAAAAAGCAGCTTCTTATCAAGATTGCATAAATTGTTGGACAAGATGGATTCATTTACCTGCAAAGATTAACAAAAAGGAGAAAGAATAATGGATAGTACAATTATTGGTTATTTTGGAGATTTAGATACTTTTATCAAAGATACTGAACTAATTGGTCAAAAGATTAGTTATCTTAGTGGAGAATATGAAGCTATTACAGCATATATTACGACAATTATTAACTATAATAACGATACAATTTTGGGACTCGCGCCGTGTGAAAATAATTTAACGATGGAAGATGTTGTCAAAAATGGCGGAGTGGCCTTTGTATCTTTAAAGAAGCTACTTAATGATAATGGTGGTTTCGCATTAGTAAATTGACTTTTAAATAAAATTCTAGTATAATTTATTTATAATAAATAAGAAAGAAGGATTTTATGAGATACGCTAATAAAAGTAAGACTAATGCTCAAAAGGAAAGTGCAATTCGATTTAATATCCTAGCGGCCCTACAAGAAATGGCAACGTTCAATGGTATTGATATTCAGAAGATTAAAACGACCGAACCTTATTCTTTTGAGCTAAACGGTTTGACTTCTCAAAAAATTGCTTCGGAGCTTAAAAAGCTAATTGATTATGGTCTGGTTGTTAAGGAAGTAGCAAGAGGTCAAACGGTAAAGTATATGCTTAGGGATACTTATGAGAAGCTTCTGAAAGACAATCGAAAAGACATTAAGAAATTTGGTTATGGGGATTATCGAGATGATGTAGAAAAGATGGAGGCCGAAGAGTCAGAAAAAACTTGTCAGCGAATTAGTTATGCGGCTAATCGACCCAAGTATCAAGAGATGTGGTAAGTGAAACTGCTAGGTAGAAATATCTAGCGGTTTCCTTTTAGGAGGTGATGCAATATGTCACTAAACCGCGTGTTTGTGACTGGTTAGCGATAAGCATGGAACTTTCTTTGGAATGACTTCATGGTGTAAGTTACATAATACAACGACAGATGATGTAATAGTTATTCTTGGAGATGCAGGAATCAACTATTATGGAAAGAAAAGAGATTGGAAGTTAAAGAAAGAACTTAGCCAAACTCCAATTACTTTTGTTTGTGTCCATGGAAATCATGAGATGCGGCCTGCGACAGTAGAGGGGTATAAAAAGATATATCATCCAGAGTTTAAATGTTTTGGCTGGATTGAAGAAGAATATCCTAATATTTTCTTTCCAGAAGATGGAGTAATTTTCTTTAATGATACTGTTAACCTTATACTAGGCGGCGCCTACAGCGTAGATAAAGATTATCGACTTGAGCGAGGATGGAATTGGTTTCCAGATGAACAAATGAGTGAAGATACAAAGAATAAAATTCGACATATAACAGATTATACGAAATCATTTGACTATATCTTCTCCCATACCGCGCCACTTAAATATGAACCATCTTACCTCTTTTTACCACAAATTGATCAATCAAAGATAGATAAGTCTATGGAAAAATTTTTAGACGAAATAGAGGAAAAGGTTCAATACAATCATTGGTGGTTTGGACATTACCACGATGATAATAACATAGGAGAGAGAATAACTATTCTTTATCAAACAATAGAACAGTTATTCTAAGGAGAAACATGGATAATATACAAATTTATGTACCTGAGTCAATAGAAAATAAATAGTTGCCAAATCCAGAATTATTAACTTACTTTAGCGATTTAGAAGATAGAATTATCTGGATTGATTCTGAAATTGATGAAAGCACTCTATTAATAGTTAAATAGATTTTAGCTTGGAATAGAGAAGATAAAGAAATTTCAATAGAGGAGCGAAAACCTATTAAGTTATACTTTTTTTCTCCTGGCGGAGATTTAGATGTTAATAATGCTCTTATTGATGTTATTACTTTTAGCAAAACACCAGTCTGGGGAATTAACTTAAATAGATGCTGTAGCGCGGCCGCCTTTATTTTCTTATCATGTCATAAGCGTTTTATGATGCCTAATGCTTACTTTTTATTTCACCAAGGGAGCGGCGCTTTCTAGGGTAGTTTTCAAGAAATTCAATCTCAAATTGAAGATTATCAAGAAGCAGTTTGTCAACTTACTGAATTTATGCTATCACGTACTAGTTATTCAACAGAAGAAGTTATGGAGAAGATTGTTGGAGAATGGTATGTACGTAAAAACGAGGCTATTGAAAAAGGAGTTTGTGATAAAGTTATAACTTCTTTGGAAGAAATAAATTAATGGAAGTGAAAGTATGGTAATTTTAAAAGGACAGGAACCTTATCTTGGCTACTTAGACATTGAGATGACTGAGGAAGAGTTATCTAGTTTTTATAAGGGAACTTTAACCATTCCTGGGTTATTAGAGAATTAGTATATTTTTATACGATAGAGCACAGACTAGAGAATTGTTGATAAATATTGTTTTTATAATGGAGAATTGCGCCTTTTAAATTAGGATAATATTAAGAATAGTTATATAGGACTAGTTAAACCTAAAAATGTTGAACAAGAATTGGCCTTTGATATGTTACATGATAATCGTTCAACTATTAAAGTATTAACTGGCACCTTTGGTTCTGGTAAAACTTTCTTAATGTCAGCTTAGGCATTGTCTTTACTTGAAAAAGATAAAATTAATAAAATTGTTTGGGTTAGAAATAATGTTGAAGTAAAAGATTCTTAGCCGATTGGTTATTTAAAGGGAGAATTTTTAGATAAAATGTTGCCGTTTGTCATGCCTTTAGCCGACCATATCGGAGGAATTGAAGGAATAAAATATTTAATTGAAAGAGAGAAACTTGAGATTCAACACCTAGGTTTTATGCGCGGACGCAATATAGATAAAGCAATAATCTTAGTGAGTGAAGCAGAAAATTTAACTACATCTAATGTAAAACTACTTGTAGGTAGAGTTGGTGAAGGAAGTCAAATTTGGTTTGACGGAGATTTACAACAAGTAGATAAAGCCGTCTTTAAAGAAGATAATGGAATTGAAGCTATCACTAGGAGTTTAAAAGGACAAGAACTATTTAGTTATGTGCATTTAAATAAATCCGAAAGAAGTAAAACCGCAGAATTAGCTGGTTTGATTCATTAATTGTGAGCGGTTCTTTTGAACCGCTTTTTCTTTGGAGGGAAATATAATGAAAGAAGAAACTTTGTTAAATAAAGTAGAAGATTCTACTCAACAAACTGAAATAAAAGTAGAATTTCCTGTAGATAATACTGTTCAAAAAGTAGATTTATATTCTGCCACTCATCCTGAAACTGTAAAGAAGGAACCCGTTGAAAAATTTATTGAAAAGTACACAAAGACCGCAGTAAATGTTCGAGTCGCGCCTAATGGTAAAATAGTTAAAGTTTTAGTACAGGGAGCAAAAGTTAAAGTAAAAGAAGAAAAAGATGGGTGGTCTTTACTTGATGATGGGAATTATATAATGTCATCTTTATTGGGGTAAGATTATGCTCTATTTAAAAGACGGTTATGTTTTTTATTAGCGTTTATAGAATCCAAACTAGCCAGAACCATGGAAAAAATATTATCAATCAGGATTAAATGAGTTTAATTCTATAGATGTTTATACAGAAAATGTAACTTTTACTAATATTGCTGCATAGATTCGCGCGCTTGGATAGAAAATGTTACAAGTAGAACAACAGATTTTATATCGGTTTTTTTAGACTGATATTGATATTAATGATATTATAAGCTCTAATTTAATGGATTCAATAAATGATATTTTAGATTTAAGAGATGACTATAGTAGATTACTTAATTAGATAAAAAGTTCAACCTCTAATTAGGAAAAATCTTCTAAAGTTTTAAGATAGATTAACTCTACCTTAACTACGGGTATTACAGAAGGTATTCGAGATTTTATTAGAACTAACGCTAGTACCGATTATATTTTGAATGGAGATTATCTTGGTTGGGTAGAAGCTTTGAAAAGCTATATAGAAAGAGGAATTTCTAATGGCTTAAGAGATAGTAGATAGTTAGCTACAGTTTAGAGAAATGAAGACAATATGCTTTGGCAAGATGTAATATCTATTATTGAAAAAACAGAATCTATTTTTTAGAAAATTAATGGTAATATTATATCTCGTTATCGACTAAACAATGTAGTTAGTGAAGTTTACAATTGGAGAAAATAGGCAGTTCAACAATCAGAGTTTTCTACTAAAGGTCTATCTTCTTTAATTAAAGATTCTACTAAAGTTGGGTTTGGTTCTGGTTCTTTATCTGATGCTTTATAGTCTTATATATCCCAAAGTCTTTCAGGCGTCTTTAGTTTGAATGGTAATAGCGCGAGGTTAAATAGGGCTAGCCTTAATAATGAATTAACTTTGTTTAATAGTTAGATTACTGTAGAATTAGATGATATTATTAATAATATTTATTCAAATATAAATAATCCTTCAATGGACGTAGAGGTTCCATTAGAATATTTTTATGACAATTATCTTTCAAAATTAAATGATAATTTTATTATATATGGAAGTCTAAATGATTTTTCTTTTAATAATAAGTTAAGTGAAATTAATAGAACAGATAGACTTTCTGAATTACCTAATTTTCTAAATACTATCGGCTTATATGGAAATGAATAGGATTTAGTCTATAAAATATATAATACAATGAGCGGCGCAATTGGAGAGGGACAAACCGGAAGTATTGAAGGAGAACTTCAAAGCGCCATTGGTAATGCTATTGCAAATTATTTATTTAAAGATTGGAATATAACTGGAACTTATAGTAAAGATGCTATATATCTTTTCAATATTGGTGGACGAAAAGTTCCATTGTCTTATTTATTATTATCTATTGCGGATAGTATTGATGCTACATAGTAGGCGGCCGCTAGTAACGTATCTTTTGAGATTAATTTACCAGAAGGAATATTATATCCTACTCCAGTCAAAGCTAAGACCAAAGCAGAGGTTTATGCTTATTGGGATAGACAAAGACAAGACGCTGAAAATAGGTCAACTTTTTCAGTTAGATTTTTAACTAATTTTAAAGGTGTTTTAAGTCAGATTTTAGGTTCTTAAATTTTGACTTTTTCTCATATTTTAGATATAATATATATAGAATGAAACGAAAGGAGAAATATTATGGATTGGGCTGGTATGAGTTTAGCACTATATATGTTATGTATGGCTACATTTTACTCAGTTGTTGATTGGTCTTGTGATCCAGGAAATCAAAAGAAGTTTTTCATTGTTATTGCCACAGTTTTGGCTTGTATTCTTTTGATTTGTTTGTAAGGAGTTTATATGGAGATACCTACTCAAGAAGAAAAAGATTATTTTCTTTCGTTAGTAAATGAAGTATTTGAAAAGACTAAATTAGATTTTCATTTACTTCATACGCCCACATATAAGATAAGTAATTGGTACTATGATAATACCAAACTTTTTCCAAAGAAAGTTAAAGTAGACTTTGGTTTGTCTAAATTTGTTCTTTTTTCTAAAGAGAAGAATCCAATAGCTAAAAAATATGTCGTAAAATTACCTATGCTCTGTTGGGAAAAAATCAATGAGAAAGGTTTTGTTACAAGAGTAGATAGTATAGATTATTGTAATATCGAAAAGAGTATTTTTGATTTAGCTATTGAAGAAGGCCAATCAAACTTTTTAGCTGAAATTTGGAGTATTGGAACTATAAAAGACGTACCAATTTATTTAATGGAGCGCGCGGATTGTAGTGAATCAAAACTTTGGAAAACTCCCCTAACTGACTTTGATGATTTTTCAGAGTTAGGCCTTATTTATAAAAGTTTTTCTAATTATTATGGGGAAAAAGAGTTTGAAAAGTTTTACGATTTTTGTTATAATGAAGATATAAATGATTTCCATTCAGGAAATATCGGTTTTATAGGTAATCGACCAGTTATGATTGATTATTCAGGTATATAAAGGAGGCGCGAAGTGAATAAGTTAAATGTTTTTTATGGATGTTTCCCTTATCCCGCTAAATGGTTTTGGAAGAATATTCCGTTTCTCGCTAAGGCGCTTCGTAGAATGTATCAAAGAATAACTAAAGGCTATTGTGAAAGTGATTTGTTTAGTTTAGATGAACATTTACTTGACCTTCTCCCTGCTATGATTAGAGATCTTAGAGATAACTTACATTCATATCCAGAAGAATACGGCTTTGAAGGTTGGAAGAATTATCTCACTGAAATGGCTAATCATTTTGAAATGGCACATACTTGGTTTGATGAAGAACCAGAGATTTATAAAAATGAATATCAAGAAGATTTTAGAAAAACTAGTATAATGAATCCTAAGTTTCCTGATATAAGAGAAAAATATTTAGATCGAAAAAAAGAGATTCAGGAAGCCAAAGACAAAGAACTTGAAAAAGGACTAGAGATGTTAAAGAAAGAATTTCATCATCTTTGGGATTAATATAAGGGAGGGTATATCATGCCAACTATGGTAATGATGGTGGGGATTAGTGGTTCTGGCAAAAGTTATTTTGCTAGAAATGTCGCGGGAGTTATTAATACATTTGGTGGTAATGCCAAAGTATTTTCTTCTGATGATATTCGGAAAGAAGTTTATGGAGATATTTATGATCAAACACATAATCAAGAAGTATTTCAAATTCTTCATAAACGTATTAAAGAATTTCTGCGACAGTCAGATGATGCATTTGCTATTTATGACGCAACGAATCTTTCTTCTAAGCGGCGCATTGCCTTTCTTAAAGAATTGAATAAAATTGACTATCTTAAAAAGATTTGTGTAGTTATCGTTACTCCGATTGAGAAATGTATCGAGAGGCAAAAGGGTCGAGAATTAGAAGTTCCTGTAAATAGCATTAAGCGTCAATATAAAAGTTTTAGTTGCCCTTATTGGTATGAGGGCTGGGATGATATTATTATTCATAATGACTTTCTACCAATTCATTTAAATGTGTTATTGGAGTTATGTCATTTTTCTCAAGATAATCCTCATCATAAATTATATTGCGACGAACACATGAAAAAAGCAGAAGAATTAGCTTTATCTAAAACTAGTGATGAAGCTGTAATTCTTGCTTGTAAATATCATGACCTTGGGAAATCTTACACTAAAACTTATTTGGATGTTCATGGTAATTTTACTGATGTAGCTCATTATTATGGACATCAGAACGTTTCTTCTTATTTAATTTTACAATCTACTTTAGTTGATACTGATTTACAATTAGCATTAAAGGTTGCGAAATTAGTAGAACTTCATATGGAGTTTTATTTACGAGAAGAAAAAGGTTTAAACAAGTTAAGGGAATTAATTGGTGAAGAATTATACAAAGAACTTGAAATTTTACATGAATGTGACATGCAAGCACATTGAAAGGAGGATTAAATTTTGATTTCTATAAAATTTCGTTCTCCTATTAAAGTAGGAGTAAATGAGGCAATGATTTTAAGCAGGGCCGCAGAAAATACAGGTAAAACAATTTATATTCGTAAGAACGATAAAAATAAATTTTTAACAATTAATTCAATTATTGGATTTCTTTCACTAAGAATCCATAAAAATAATAGTATTACTATTCTTTGTGAGGTTGATGGGGACGAAGGATATACTATTCTAAATGAAATTAAAGCTAGTTTTGATGCTTTAAGATAAAATAATTCTTTGCTAATTATTCCTACAAATTAAAAGTTTGGAGGTAATAATAATGAAGAGAACGATTTGTTTAGTAATGATGGTGATTTTAATTTTGCTAATAGGTATGCCAGCTATGGCTTCTGAAGTAAAAGTGAATAAAGATTCTTGGCTTGGTGTTGACTATACAGCAGAATTAATTAAGGTTTTAGACGATGGTAGTGAATATGCCCTTCACGCTGGCGCAATCTTTGAAAGATTAAGAAATGAGAAGATTGAAGCTTTAGGTTGGGAAGATAAGTATGAGAAGACTTATTGGTTCCAGAATGGCGATGATTATGAAACTATTTATAATAACTTTTATGGTCTAAATGAGGAACCAGAACCTACTCCTGCGCCCACTGTAAAACCTACACCTGTACCAACTTCTACCCCTGTAACTGTTGATTCAGAACAAGATATTTTAGCTAAATTACTTTATTGTGAAGCTGGAAGTATGGGATGGCAAGGACAAGTTTATGTCTGTTCTGCTATTTTAAACTTGAGAGATTATAGCGGCCGCAGTATTTGGAATATGGCACATGATTATAATACTTTTGCTGTAGCAGGTTATGTTGATAGTGCTAGTCCTACTTCTACTCAATATGAAGTTATTAGTTATGTATTGAATGGTGGAAGAATCCCTGATATTAAATATTTTAGAACAAATTATTACCATAGTTTTGGTACACCTGTTTGTAATGTAGAGAATGTTTATTTTAGTAAATAATTAAAAGGAGAATTTAATATGCGTTTGTATACGTGCGATAGATGCGGAAAGAAAATGACTAGTGACGAGGTTAATCGAATTGGTATTCTTAAAGGAGATATTGATTTGATGTCTTTGCTAGATGACAATCCCAATATTGATTCTTTGGTAGAGGTTATGACAAGTTTTCTTGACCCTAACTCAAAGATTTATTGTGATGATTGTATTAATAGTACAAAGCAGTTTATTGATAGCGCTGCGGTAGTTAGAGTAAATTCTTCTAAAAATAAATCTACTGATGCCGCAAAGCCAGTTAATAATTGTACAGAACCAACGAGCGCCAAGTCAGTAGAAAAGAAAAAGCCAAAAACTTTTACCTTTGAGATGGTTGGGGAGCCAGAGATTCACTTTAAGGAACCGAGTATTGAAGATTTGGCTAAAAAGCTTTTTGGTATTTAATGAAGTTGACGCTCTTTATAGAGCGTTTTCTTTTTAGTTTTACTTTTTATTAGAAATTTATGAATTGGAATTTTATATAAGGAGTAGATAATATGGCAAGTTTAAAAATTATTTTTAGTGAAGAACAACCAGTTATTATAAATACAGAAGATATTGGTCAAAATGGCAGAATTTCTTTAAATGAAAACATAGATAGTACTATTTTTTCTATTAATTCTGAATCTGTACTTGTATTAAAAGATATTTATTATAGTCTTATTGACAAAAAAATTACTGAGATTTCTCTTTTAGAAGCTGAATCTGAAATTTTTAAAGTTACTGTTGATAATTATCCAGAAATAAATTGGAATATTAATATTGGTTTTAAATATTACTAGGAAATTTTAACAATAACTTGTAATAAATAATTATAGGTGATTTAAATGGCCAAAAGTGGAGAAAAAGTTTTAGCTAATGACTATAATTAGATTTATAATTAGTTAAATACTATTCGTGAAAAATGGAGCTTATCTTCATTAAATTAGTCAATAGAATAGAATACTATTACTTTGTCCACCTCTATGTTATAGTTACAATCAGATTTAAGTCTTACTTCTCAAGAGTCAAAATTTGTACAAACAACTTCTTATAATTTAGAGAATATTCAAATTGGAGATATTAATAAATATGCTACCTTTGATTATATTAGTAGTATAATTTCTTCATTTGATTAGGCTTGTATTGATTATTCTAATAATGTTAGTCATCGTAGTGATTGTAGCAATTATACTAATTATTCTAGTCATAGATCTAGCTATCAGTCAACTGATTATTCCTAGGGAAGTGGAACTTGTCCTTCTAATCATAGTGGAAATTATTCTGATAAGTCTCATAGAAGCGGTTATAGTGGAACCTGTAGTGGAAATAATAGCGGAGATAGGAATGTAGGTCCTTTTTGTACATCAAATAAAGGAGGAAATCATTCAGGATATTGTAGCAGTAATTGTTCTGCAGTTTATAATGCTACAAATTCTTATAATGGTAATTTTACGAATTATCCTTCAAATTGGAGAGCACATAATACTCCTAATTATAGCAGTAATAGAACCAATTATTCTTAGGGTGGAAGCTGTAGTAGTAATTATTCTTCTCATAAAAGTTCTAATTATGGACATCGTAGCAGTTACTGTTCTGATAATAGTCAAGGCCCAGGATGTACAAGTTATTACTCTACAGATTGTAGTAATTATTCTGATACTTTATATGATTAAGGAGAAGATAAAAATGGTATCGAAGTTAATAATTATATATGAAGATAATTTAAGCCAAGAAATAACAAATGAAAATTTATAGAAATATGGAAAAATATCAAATAGATTTAGTTCAGAAACTAATTCTATAATTTTTTCCTGTACGACAGAAACAAAGTTATTATTAAAAAATATTTTTTCAAATTTATATGGAAAGCAAATAAAAAGTGTAGAATTTATTGTAGATGAAACTGTGATAAATAAATTAACAAATGAAAATTATTATTTTTTAATAGATTGGAATGCAGATTATTGGGAACAGGAATATCAAGAAACTTTAGCTATAAATTGTATTAATAAAGAATAATTTATTAAAATTAGGAGGAAAAGGATGATAGAACAATGGGAATATATAGAGCCTCTACAATCTATAACTTTATTTACAACTGCGTTATGTAATCTTAAGTGTAGTTATTGCTATATTTGTAAAGATAATATGAATAGTTTAGCAAAAATGGACTAGGAAATAAAAAAAGATTGGGAAGATAATAATTATATCAATAGACTAAAAAGTGATTTTTCTAAAACAGATTTAAATAATATAAATCATATTAGTCTTTGGGGTGGAGAACCTTTAATTGGTATGGATAGATTTATTCCTAAAATTAATGAGTTTAAAGAGCTTCTACCTAATTTTAATTGGATTGATTTTTCAACTAACTTAACTTTACCCAATGCAGTAGATATTATTGAAGATTTATTAAATGCAATATCTTTTAATAAAAATTTTACTAATAAAAATTGGTGTAATATAGATTTATAGATTTCAATAGACGGACCAGAGGACCTTAACGATTCTTCAAGAGGAAAAGGAGTGACTTCAAAAATTCTTGATAATTATAATAGATTATTAAAAATAAAAGTACCTGATAATATTAAATTAGCAATTTCAACAAAGCCTACTCTTTCTATGGATTCAATAGAAAGTTTTAAGTCTTTAGATTATGTAAATAATTATTATAAATTTTTTGATACAGAATTTTATGAAAAATATTTATTAGATAATAAATCTGATAATCTAAGACTATTTTTAGGTATTGCTAATTATGCAGAACCATATGATTACACAACTCAAGATGGTTTACAATTAGCAGAAGTTTACAAAGTATTTGAAGAAGCATCTCATAAAAATAATTTTAAAGGATTCTATAGACGCTCTTTGGTTCCTTATGTAAGTAGATATCCAATTTTAGCATCAAATTTAAAAAAATCTTTTTGTTATGAGTGTGGAGGGGCTTGTGGAAAAATAGTTTTTGACGCTTGTTTAATTCCAAAAAATAAATATGCAGTTTGTCATAGGTCTTTATTTGATGGTTATGTCGATTATCATAACAGTAGAATTGGTGGAATAGATGAAGATTATGAAGATAACTGCACGTTTGATTTATCTCAATATAACAAATTAAGATATGCTTTAAATCAAATTTATCATAATTCAAGTAAACAAATTAAAATAGATATGGATTAGATGATAAATTTACATGCTTTAGCAGGAACTATTGATTCTAAATATTTATTACCTCAAAATAGACTACCAGTTGTTAATTTTATGGGATAGGTTGCTATGTGTTTAGATTCTAATATGCACTTACATGGTTCACTTTATACTTAGCCATATTGGTGGATTAAATTTTTATTAAATGGAGCATTTGATTCAATTCTAAGGGAAATAAAGAGGTTATATAGCAAATGAAACAACGATTAGACCAAATTGAACGTGATAAATTAATTGAAACTTTATTTGATAGACAATTTTTTAGAAAATTTAATTCAAAAAGTGATACAAGTAAATTAGAATTAATTATAACAGCTGATTGTAATTTAAAATGTGAATATTGTTATATTTATTAGCATGGGGATAAATTATATCCTAAAGAATTTCGTAATCATAAAGATATTATAAATAATTTAGATTTAGTTTTAAAATGGATATTAAAAAATGGATATTTTATTCGTGAATTAGATTTATTTTCTGGAGAATTTTTCGTCGGCTCTTTAGGATTTAAGGTATTAGATAAAATTTATGAATATGCAAAAAAGAAAAGATTCTGTGAATTAATTACTATTCCTACAAATTTTTATTTTATTAGTGATGATACTTTGACAGAAAAAGTAGAAAATAATATTAAAAAATTTGGGGAAATAGGTATAGATATTGTATTATCATGTTCTATAGATGGAGAACCTATAGATAAATTATCAAGAGCAAGCGATTCATCTTATAGAAATAATTCTTATTATGATAAAGTTTTTGAATTTTGTAAAAAACATTGTTATGGCTATCATCCTATGGTAAGTACTATTTTTATTGACCATTATAAAGAAAATTACTCTTGGTGGATTGATAAAATAATAGAACATTATGGAGATGAAGCAAAATATCATAAACCAATGTTATTGGAAGTACGAAATGATGGATGGACTAAAGAAAAAATATCTAAATATCAAGATTATTTATGGTTTCAATTTGAATATGATTTAGAAAAATTGTATAAAAATGATATAGAAGCTTTTGCTCAAGATTTATTTAATCCTCCTATGGTCATGATGGGAAATCCTATAAAATTACCGCTGCCTTGTGATAGAATTACTTGTTCTATTCAAATGAATCCAGCTATTAGACTAGGAGATTTATCTTTAGTTCCTTGCCATAGACTATCTTATAAGAATTTTATATATGGAAATTTTAAAGTTGAAAATAATGAGATTTCTGGTATAAATGAATTGAATACTCCCTTAGCATTAAAAATATATTCAATGAATCCTAATGTTAGTCATCCTCGTTGTAGTGAATGTTTAATCAAATATATTTGTTTAAGAGGATGTCTAGGCAGCCAATATGAAACTACGGGAGAAATTTTTATGCCTATTGATAGTGTTTGTGAATTAATGTTCACTAAAATGAAAACATTAAAAGAAATTTATGACCATTATAATATGTTTAATATAATGTATAAATCTAAGGTTATAAGTGAAAGAAGAAAAGAAGAAATTAAAATAGTGGAGGATATGTTATGTCAGTTGAGTTAACTGAAAAAGAAGTAAAAGAAAAGGAAATAGATGATATTTAGAAAGAATGTTTTTCTTTGGATGATTTACAAAATTTACTTATTCAAGCTATAAAATTTGAAATGAAAGATGTTTCTCCTATTTTAATTTTATTAGAGAAAATTTATCTTGACGAATAGTATAGCAATATAAGTATGGTTTCTTTATTCTTGTTATAGTATTTTAGTGATAAGTATTTAAAAAATTTTGATTCTCCTTATTATCAAGATATAATAAAAGGAATTTTATCTTACCATAGAGCTAGAATTTGCAATAATTTTTTAATTTCTGAAAAAAATACTAATGATTTTTACGAAAGAGAAACATAGAATTAGTTTAATTTAAATGATTAATTTTTATGGAGATATAAAAAATGTCAATTTAGATTAAAGGCGTAGATATTTCTGAATTTAACGGAAAAGTAGATTTTAATTTACTTAAATCTAATGGAATCTAGTTTGTAATTATTCGCACTGGTTTTGGAAGTGACTTTACGAATTAGCAAGATAAATATTTAGAAGCCAATATTAAGGGCTGTGAAGCCGCAGGTTTACCATGGGGAGTTTATCACTACGCCTATGCCACAAACCGTCAAGGCGGCGTTAATGAAGCTAAACACTGTCTACGGCTTCTTTAGGGAAGGAAACCTTCTTATGGGGTTTGGTATGATATGGAAGATAATTCTACTGTAGGAGGAAACTTAGCTGAGGCCGCAGACGGATTCTGTTCAACTATTGAATCTAATGGATTATATGTTGGCGTCTATGCTAATTTAAACTGGTGGAAAAATTACTTAACTAGTTCAACTTTTAATAAATACGATAAATGGGTAGCTCAGTATAATTCTACTTGCCAATATCAAGGAGATTATGGAATGTGGCAATTTACCAGTTCTCTTTCTATTGGTGGAAAAGATTTTGATGGTAACTGGGCATATAGAGATTATCCCTCACTTACAGGTAATTCAAGTGGAGGTGGTACTACTGTGAGTTCAAAAAGTAGAGTTCTCCAAACTCAAGAAAATAAAATAACTCGTGGTTTTGGAAATGGTCATAGTGGTGTAGACCTTGGATGGCAAACCACACAAACAGATGGTATTCTTGCACATAGTGATGGTAAAGTAGTCTTCTGTTAGACTGGACAAAAAAATAATCAAGGTTCTACAGGTAATGCCAGCTATGGTAACTGCGTAAAGATTCAACATGCTAATGGATACTATACACTTTATGCTCATTTAAGTGATGTTACTACATCACTCGGCGCGACTGTGAAAAAAGGTTAGGTTATTGGTCACATGGGTAATACAGGTAATTCTTATGGAACTCATTTACATTTTGAAGTTCGTAAAAATGCCAGCACTTGTATTGATCCTGCACCGTATATTAATGCAGACTTACCTAACCTTCCTACTGAATCAATAGTAGAAGTTGCAGTTAACTATCAAGTACAAATAACTGCAAAAGATTTAAATATTCGTTCTGGTCCTGGAACTAATTATTCTTCCAATGGTGTAATGACTCCTGGTATTTATCAGATTACAGCTGAATCCAACGGCGCGGGCGCTAGTAAATGGGGTAAATTAGGAAATGGTAAAGGATGGATTTCATTAGATTATGCTACTAAGATAAAGGAGGAAGGAGAAGTGACTTACGAACAGTGGAAAGAATTTTAGGCCCAATATGAAAAAGAGCAAGCAGCCAAAGCTGTATCTAGTTGGGCAAAAGATGCTATGCAGTGGGCCGCAGATAAAGGATTGGTTTCTGGTGATGTAGAGGGTTCAACCATTGACCAAATGCGTCCACAAAGTGAAGCTACAAGACAAGAATTAATTTAGATTCTTTATAATTTATTTGTAAAGTAATTGTTAAGATAAGAGAGGAGCACAGTGATGTGCTCCTTATTTTTTTAATTTGAAATTTTTTAATATTTTTGATATAATATATTTACAAAAGAAAGGAGAGATGTAAATGTATTATAGACTTTTTCATGGATGCACTGGGCGCGCGGTTAATGGAGATTTAATTGATGTAACAGATTCTAAAGAAGAGGCGTTGGCTAAAGCTCGAGAGTTGGCTTCGGATGACTATAGTTATGTGTTTGGAAATAATGGGCCAAGTTATGCTGATTGCGCTCAAATTCTCCTTTCTGAAAAGGGGCAAGATTTATTCGCTCTTTGCGAACAATTTGGGATTTCTTTCAAAGATATTGAAAGAAGATATAATGAAGATATTGAGCCTTTCTTGATTTATTATGTTGAAGAAGTAACGGAAGAAGAATTTATGAAATATATTTGAGGTAAAAAAATGAATAAAAAGAGTGTGTTTTTTAGAAGTGCAATTGCTTTTATTTTTTGTGTAGTTAGTATTGCAATGTGTTGGATAGTCAGTTTTACAGCATGTTTTAATGACCATACAAAAATAATTACAGTAACAGATAAAGAGCGAGTTAATACTTCATCTTATTCTAAATATTTAATTATGGGAGAAGATGAAAATGGAGAACCATTAGTTCTTGAAAATACCGATAGTACTGTAAGATTCAAGTTTAATAGTTCTGATATTTATGCAGCGCTTAAAGAGGGAGAAACCTATGAAGTCGAAGTTATTGGATACCGAGTTCCTTTCTTAAGTATGTATGAAAATATTATTTCTTATAAAGAGGTGGAATAAATGTTAGTAGATGGAAAGCGCGCACTTGCATATATTGTAAATGTTGATGAAGTAAAACCTATTGAAGGTTATGATAGAGTAGAGTACGCCCGTACTGGAGGATGGTGGTGTATTGTTGGAAAAGATGAGATGAAGCCTGGTGATAAGGCGGTTTATTTTGAGGTTGATTCTTTAGTTCCTTCTGATGATGAGCGTTTTGCTTTTATGGAAAAGCGGAAGTATAAAGTTAAGACCCAACGGATGTGTAAGGTTTTGTCTCAGGGGCTTTTAATGGGGATTGATAAGTTTCCAGAGCTCCAAGATTTGAAAGTTGGTACTGATGTAACTGATAAGCTAGGAGTAAAATATTATGTTTCTTCTGATAATGAGCGGAAGAATGGCCCGAATCAAAATAGTAAATATATCTCGATGGCGGCCCGCCATAAAAAATTAGCAAAGAAGTCTTGGTTTAAATGGCTTATGAAGCGAGATTGGGGCAAGAAACTTCTATTCTTTTTCTTTGGTAGAAAGAAGGATAATCCTCGTGGTTGGCCGTCCCATCTTCAAGGACTTTCAAAGAGCGATCAGGAAAGAGTTCAAAATATGACTTGGGTTTTAGAAGATAAATCTCCTTTTATTGAGACAACTAAGATTGATGGAACGAGCGCAACCTACGCATTGGAGCGAAAAGGAAAAAATCGTTTTGAATTCTATGTTTGTTCTCGAAATGTTCGACAAGCTGACCGCAATCAAAAGAATTTTCACTCTGAAGAAGAGAATGTTTACTGGGATGTGGCGGATGATTACCATATCTACGATTTCCTAAAAGATTTTATTGTGAAAAATAATCTAAAGTGGGCTGCACTTCAAGGTGAAATTGCTGGTGTATCTCATAAGGGTGCGGCAATCCAAGGCAATCCTCATAAGTTTAATGACTTGAGATTCTTTGGATACGATATGTATATTCCTGATGTTGGAAAGATTAACATTCTTCGAGCGCATGATGTTTGTAAAGAGTGGAATATTCCTTGGGTTCCAATTACTAATGAAGATTATATTCTTCCTGATACTCTTGAAGAGCTTCTGGCTCATGCAGATGGAAAATGTGAAGCACCTGGCGCGAGTGGATTGAGAGAAGGTTATGTCTATCGAAAGAAATCTGATACTAGTTTCTCATTCAAAGCTGTGTCTAATAAATATCTTTTAAAACATTAATTTGAAATTTTTTCAAAATAGATATATAATATATACATAAAGTAAAGAAAGGAAGATGTCAATGTATTTGTTCCGTTATCGTGTGACTACTGAAGATGCTATGAACGACTATAAGGACAGGAAAGCAGTTGGTTTGCTTTTTGCTAAGAGCTATAAGGCGGCCGCTGGTTGTATTGAAAAGTACTATGGTAAGGATCTAGATAGTATTGATTATCTTCGCGTTATTGCAGACAGTCGTATTATTGAAATCAACGAAGCCAGTGAAAATTTCATTCAAGAAATTGAAGATAGCTGGATTTGGTAAAGGAGGAATAATATGAATAAAGTTATTAATTTTACTACTATCTTTGGCGATTTTTATATTATAAAGGATAATGATGGTTTCACTCGTTTATATCCTTATGAATTTATTGAACTTCTTGCAGAGCCTCATGATTGTAAATATGATATTGCTTATGTAAATTCTTCAGATTACGAACTAATTGAAGAAGTGGAAGATTCTGAAAATACAAATTCAGAGGCCGATATTTTTTGGGATTTTGTTGAGGTGATTAATCCCAACCAAATCGATGAAGCAGATAAAAAATTTGAATATCTTTGGAATAAGTTTCATGAAGGAGTGTAAAGAAAATGACAAATTTTAAAGGTATGTTTAAGAAGATTAAGCCTGGTATGTGCCGTCTTTCTATGAACGGTATTGCTATTAATATTAACGGTGAATATAAGACTTATGATGTAGAGACAGGTACTTTTACTAACTGTACTGATTTTGTCTTTGACGTTGGCGATGAAATGTTCTTCTCTTTGCCCACAAACAATGTAGTAAGAGGAGATATTATTCTCGCACCTGGTGGACCTGCCGCAGTTATCGAAGTTAAGGAAAACGAGATTCGAGCTTTTGACTATAAAACAGGGACTATTGTGAACATTGTTCCTGAAAAGTATGTATTCTTTGGTGATACCTATTTCTACTCTAAGATTGTTTCTCCTTTCGCGGCAATGGGTATGAATGGCTCTGACAATATTATGAAGATGATGATGATGCAATCTCTTCTCAAGGATGGCGGAGAAATGAATAAGATTATGGCTTATAGTATGATGATGAATGGTGGATTTAATTTTGATTCTATGTTTGGCAATATGTTTTCCGTAAAGACTCCTGAGAAGGAAGGTGAGAAGTAATGGGTTCTGGTGCATGGACTTCATCCGCTTTTAATGCTTATACAACATCAACAAGGGGTTCTGTTGATGCTTTTAATTCAATGAACTATCAACAAATTTATAAATCTAAAAGACTTGATGATAAATTGAATCCTTATAAGGTCATACGAGAGTGCTGCGATTCAGATGAACATCCTAATACGATTCCTATTATTCTCGCGCTGGATGTAACTGGCTCTATGGGTAGTGCAGCCGCGGAAGTAGCAAAGAAGCTCAATGTAATTATGGAAAATCTTTATAAGAAGATTACTGATGTTGAGTTTCTACCTGCTGCAGTTGGGGATTTTAGTTATGATGATGCTCCTTTCCAGGCTGGTCAGTTTGAATCTGATATTCGAGTAGCTGAACAGATGGATAAGATTTATTTTGAAGGTGGCGGTGGTGGGAATTATTGGGAAAGTTATACAGCCGCGTGGTATTTTGGATTGTTCCATACTAGATTGGACTGCTGGAATAGAGGGAAGAAAGGAATTATTATTACATTGGGAGACGAACCTTTGAATCCTTATCTTCCAAGAGATGTAGTCGCTACAGTATTTGGAGATAATCTTCAAGAAGACGTTGATACTGATGAACTTTATAAGAAAGTAAGCGAGAAGTATAATGTTTATCATATTGCAATTAATGATAAGGAAACTTCTTACGAGTATCATAAAGTTACCGCAACCCATAGTTGGACAAGTATGCTTGGAGATAATTATAAAGTTTCTACGATTGATGGTCTAGCAAATATGATTTCTGATATTATTATTGAAGCTTCTACTAAAAAAGATAGTGTTAGCCTTGTAGAAGAAGGAGAAGAAATTAGTTGGTAAAGGAGGATTAATTTGGAACATATCAAAGTAGTAATTGGTGCAAATTACGGGGACGAAGGTAAAGGCTCTGTAACTTCTCATTTGACACAGGGGGAAAACTCTTCTGTTCTAAATGTTTTGTTTAACGGTGGTATTCAGCGAGGTCATACGGCTCATAACCATGTATTTCATTGCTTTGGTGCAGGAACTTTAGATGGTGCTTCTACTTATTATGATAAAAATTTTATGTTTAATCCTACTGGCTGGCGCGAAGAGTGTGAGCAGCTTGGTTTTAAACCTGAATTATATATTCATCCAGAAGCTACAATTATTACTCCTTTTGATATGCTGATTAATCGCGCCCTTGAAAAGAAAAGAGATAGCAAGCGCCATGGTTCTTGCGGCATGGGGATTTATGAAACCGCTCGGCGCAATCTAAGACTTCCTATCTACGCTAAAGATTTATTTAGAGAGTATGAACTCTATAATAAATTGAGATACGTTCAACGAATCTATGGTAAGATTCGATGTGATGAACTTGGCTTGGAGGAATATATTCTAAAAGTTTCGGTTGACCAATTTATGGTTGATGCTTATGAGATGGCACAGCATTGTAAGATGAAAACCTTTGAGGAAATTAAAGATGATTTTAATACAGTAATTTTTGAAGGCGCGCAGGGGTTGGCACTGGATAAAGATAACTTGAAAGATTATCCTTATCTTACTCCTAGTCATACTGGTTCTACCAATATTCTTTCTTATATCTATGATGCACCTCCTGAAGTAGATAAAGAGATTTGGTATGTGACTAGAAGTTACGTTACTCGCCATGGCAATGGGCCACTTCCTTTTGAGTGTAGTAAGGAAGATATTAATCCTAATATTGTGGATAAAACAAATGAGCCAAATGATTACCAAGGTTCGATTAGATATGGATATTTCGATGTAGATGGTTTTATGAGTAGAGTTGAAAATGACTGGAAAAATTATGAGGATGTGGCTAATGTAAAGCAATGTATTGCAGTTACTCATTGTGATTACACTGCTGGGTTAGTGTGTATTGGTAAAAAAGATTATGCAGGCTTTCATGAATTAACCAGTCATCAATATTCTAATGTATATGGTTTTAATTTGACAAACTAAGAAAATATTGTAGACAAAAGGAAAGTAGAGTATTTACTCTACTTTCTTACTTTATAAAGTGGAGGTGATTCTATGGCAATCACAAAGAAAGATATTTTGGATTATGTACGTCATACTCCTTATAATACAAATATAAGAGTTCTCGAAGGACTTTTAACTGAACTAGAAAGCGGCAGCTCATTAGATACTTCTGATGCTACAGCTGCGGCCGCGGATATTTTAAAAGACAAGACGGCTTATGTCAATGGATAGAAAGTTACTGGAACTATTACTTCTGTAAATGCTTAGACAATTACTCCAACAACTACAGACCAAACTGTTAATGGCAATGTTTTTCTGGTGGGCGCAATAACTGTAGCTGGAGATGCAAATCTTTTGGCAGAAAATATTAAGTCTGGTGTTACAATTTTTGGAGTAACAGGTACTTATACTGGGGAAGAGGAAGCTTAATCGCTTTCTCTTTTTATTTTTAATTTGATTTTTTCTATAATTTTTAGTATAATATATATAGAAAGAAGGGATAAAGATGGACTATTGGAACTCTTTGAATGAGGCTACATTAAATTACTATCTACAATATCAGCAAGATATTCTTGGAATGCAGATTAATGCAGCCCTTCAAAACCAGATGAATCAAATTTGTCAAACAATGAATAAGTTAAATGTGTCAATGAATAACGCATGTTTTTATCATCCTAATGTAAATTATTTAGAGGCTTCTAATTTTATTCCTTCTAAACCTAAAAAGAAAACACTAGAAGATTTAGAACGAGAACTCTTTCCAGACAATCCTATTCGAGATTATATTGAAAAAAGAATAAAGCGGATAGAGGAAAAGTATCAGAAGATTTTTGAATATATAGATTGTTTATCTTGAGAAAGGAGTTTATTATGAGGAAGATTAAGATTCTAAAAATCTTTGAGTATTGGGATAATGAAGTGCTTCTAAATACGTTTTATCTAGTAAAAATTGGAAGTAAAATTAGCCTCTTTTATGAGAAAGATGTAACTCCAATAGTAAAGATATTGGCAGGTAAAGATAATAAAGATTTTGAAATGGAAATTCGAGAAATTTCAATGGATATAATTGATTCTAATGGCGGCGCGCTGTTTACGTTTGCCATTAAGAATCACAAATTGGATATTTTGGATGATGAAATTATTCACTATTACTTTGAAACCCTTTGGGATTATGCTGGGAGAGAATAATGGAAAAATATATTTCGCTTGACTTTCTTAAGATGTTTTTGGAATATGATGCTGAGAAAGACAGATATTATATTAAAGATATTGATGCTTTATGGGGTTTTGATAAAGAAGAAATGCAACCAATTATCTGTTCAAGTTGGAAGAAAGTAGGTGACAAATTCTTTTGCGAAGCGTGCAGCAATGTGGAAAATGAAACAAGTAAATATTGTCCACAATGCGGCGCGCTGATGGTGGGTGATAATGATAATGATGATATTTAATTTTTTAATGATGGCTCTTTTGTTTTTTACTGGTCTAATATTATTCTTATGTGGGATTGGTTATTTTATTGTGGCTTATCAATGCCTTAAAGATTATATTGAAGTAAAAGACAAATAGGTTTTAATCTTTTTTATTTTATATTTACTAGTTGGATTAGTGTGTGTACTGGCACCAATAATATTTATTCTTTTAATTTAAGGAGTTAAAAATGGATTTATTTTTGTTTATAATGGCGATAGTAATACTATTTTTTGGTATTATATATCTTGTAATTTATTCAAACGATTCTAGCGATTATGTTGTTGGCGGTTCTATGTGCCTTATAGGCCTTTTTGTGCTTGCTCTTTCTTTGATTAACCCCTTCGAAGAAACTCTTTATAAATTAACTATTACTGATACAGTAACTAATAAAGAAAAAGTTTATGAGTTTGTAACCGATATTGAAGAACACGAGTCTTATATTAAATTTACCGATAAAGATGGCAATGAACAATATTTAATGATGGAAGATAAAGAAATTTTAAAGGAGGAATTGGAATGATTAAGTTTTCTGCAAAATTTACAAATGAGTTTGGTCATAAATTTAAAGTGTCAACTAAAACCGAAACTTATACTAGTATGGGAGAAGATGAACTTCGAGTAATTGGTAATGTTATGAGTGATTTTCTTCGTCAAATTGGATATATTCAGAAAGGAGATACAATTTTAATGGATAGCTTAACGGAGGATGAGCTAGAAGCTGTACAAGATTATTTATTTGAATATCGCAAAGAGAGGGATGAGGATATTGAGATGGAGAAGGAATAAAAACTAGACAATTAAGTTTAGTTATATAAATAAAGAAGGACAGAAGTTCCAGTTTGACAGGATTTCAGTATCGAAGTGGCGCCCTGAGCATGGAGAAGAGGAAAAGAAAAGCCTTGCTAATTTCTTTAACTTCATTATGAAGTATATTGGATATAGTGAGTATGATAAGGAATTAGTTTTTAATGAAAGTGTAACTGAAGAAGAGTATATTAAATTAAAGGAATATCTTTTAAGTCTAAGAACTAATGGGGTGACTGAATGAGAAAACCTTTACATGAAGTAATTACTAATGTCGTTGATTTCTTTAGAAATAAAGATATGACAATTCAATTAAAGAGAAATGTTATTTATTGTCCTAATACTCGGCGCGCCATGTCAGTAACTCTTGATATGATTGATGTTCTTAAACTTGTCTTTGAAGAATATGGTATTACTGATTGGGCAATTCATACGCAGATCTTTTCTTATGATAATGGAGAGGAAGAAAAAGTTCTAGTTATTGATTATGGCAACGCTAGATTACATTACATCTATAAAACGATAGACGACCTTTAAAATTTAATCCCCTTTCTAAATTAAGTTTGACTTTTTTTCAAATTTCTTATATAATATATATATAAGATAAAGAAAGAAGAAAGTTAAACCGTTTAGAAAGGGGTTTTGTGTATATGCAGAAGTTTAATGAGGTAGCTATGCGGCCTACTAAGCTGGCAGATTACGAAGGACAAGATAAAGTGCGCAAAGCCCTTAACTTTTATATTAAGGCAGCTAAGATGCGTGGTGACTGTCTTGACCATACAATTATCTATGGACCTAGTGGTTTAGGCAAGACTACTTTGGCAAATATTATTGCTAATGAGATGGAAGCTAATATTCTAACAGTCAGCGCGCCTACTATTAAGACTACTCAAGATATGATTTCTATTCTGATGACCCTATCTGAAGGTTATATCTTGTTCATTGATGAAATCCATAGGCTTCCTAAAAAGGTAGAAGAAATTTTGTATTTTGCAATGGAGGATTTCGTTGTAGATGCTGAGGTTGATGGAGTTAAAACTCGCACTCAAATCCCAGCTTTTACTTTGATTGGTGCGACTACTGCGAAAGGTATGTTAAGTGAGCCGCTTCGTAATCGTTTTCAGATTAGCTTGGAGCTGGTTCCTTATCAAGTAAATAATCTAGTAGATATTGTTATTGGCTCTGTTACAAAGCTGGGTGGTATTATTGATGCAGCCTGCGCGCAGATGATTGCGCAGAGAAGTCGTGGCGTTCCTCGTATCGCAAATGGTTATGTGCGTCGTGTACAAGATTTTGCAATGGTAACTAATGAAGGGGTTATTAATGAGGATGTAGTCAATGAAGCGTTCGATTTTCTTGGTGTGGATGAAAATGGTTTAACTGAACAGGACCAGCGTTATCTTGGTATAATGGCTAAAATGTTTCAGATGAAAACTGTTGGTATTGATACCTTGTGCTCGGCGCTAAATGATGATAAATCTACTATCGAAAAAACTGTTGAGCCTTATCTTATTCAGAAAGGCTATGTTAGAAAAACTCCTCGTGGTCGTGTATTGACTGAGGAAGGATATAAAATTGGTAAGAAGGTAGGTTAAATTATGAATTCAAATATTACTTTTACAACTAAGACTGTTTCAGCTCCTAATACATTAGGAGATTTAACTCTTGATAGCGACACAGGAGATCTTTAGATGTACACAGGAAATAATACTTGGTAGACAATTAGTACTATTGATAATTATAGTTCTATTGCGGTTGCTACTTCAAGTACGTATGAAGAACTTCAAGCAGCTATCGAAAAGTTAGGAACTAACGAGGTTGAAATAGATACAGTAACTAGAACTGGAAATAAAATTATAATTAAATGGAAAGATAATACCACTACAACTTATGAAGGCGCGCCTAGTGAGTACCTAAGTGATAATGAATTACTTTATCGAGCTTTCTCTCAAAAGCTATTCTCTAATGACAATGGTAAGTTAAAGTCATCTATGGAGCTGGCGCTCTCTAAGTTAATTAGAGAAGAAGAAGAGGTAAGTTGGTAAGTAAAAAGGAGGAACTTGAATGAGAATTTCAACTCGAAAAGCGCTAAATAAAATTGTAGCTACAGTTGGCGAAGCTAATCTTAAAACAATTTTAGATGAAGACCCCTGGAGTTTTTTTGAGAGAGTAGTTGATGAGGCTTCTAAAAGTTTTGAAGAAGTTTTGGCGGCGCGCCTTCAAAAAAGATTCGTGGATTCAGATACTCATTGTTTAATGCGAGAATATGTAGCTGATTTTCCAGCTAGAGCAATTCAAGAAGTCTATTCGATTGCTCAAGACTTCGAGATTCCCATTTGTAAGGCTAAGGTTTTGACTGGGATTTATAGATATTGGCCTTTGGTTGTGGCTTATGAGGAAGATGATGAGTTAAAAATCTTTTATGAAAATTTTTGGATAGGAGCATAAAGGATAAGATGAAAGTAAGAGTAAGTTTTGATTGCGGTATCCAGGAAGAATATAATATATCTAAAGAAAAAGGACCAGCTTTAATTAAAAGATATTATAGAGCTAGACAAGAACCTGAGAATTTGGAGCTGCGAATGTATCCAATGGGAGATGGAGTTGTAGATTTATGGGCAACGATTGGAATTAAATTTCTGGCTAATCCAATCGAAGAAATTAAATCCTAAAAAATTATGACGGCGCGCCTTCATCGGTTGCGCCGTATTTTTTTCGGAAAAATTTTATGGGGTTGCGCTATCTTCAAAATATTTTGCAAAAAAGGAAGATAAAATTTTCCAAAAAATTCCAGAAATTCCAGTGAAAATATTTTCCAAAAAAATTATGGAGCTGGCGCAGTCGAAGTAAACTGCACGAAAAAATTAGGAGAGGAGGAAAGTCTTACTACTTATTAGTGTACGTATTTAAGTACGTAGTATATAACGTATAAGTGTACGTTTAAGTATACGTATAATAGGGAGAGAAAAACTTTGGGTTGATGGAAAGCCGAAGGCTTTCCCTCGCGAAGATTTTCCATGAGTGGCGCGAAGCGCACGGAATGGAAAACCGAGCGAGACATCAACGTTTAAGTATACGTATAAGTATACGTATAATAGGAGGGAGGGTAGGGAAACGTAGACGTTTACTGCGAAGCCTACGTATACGTATACTGGGAGAAATCGTAGGAGGTAAGGACTTTATTTCTGTTAAGTTGCGCTAAGGGAATTCTTTACTGCTATGGCTTCTTTATTGAGTGCGTAGGTCCCCTCTAGTGTACGTAGAAGTATACGTAAAAGGAGCCTACGTTGGTTATCGGCCCCTCTATGGTTGGTTAATGGCCGTGGGGTGGCTGAGCTATGTTTGTGCGAGGACAAAGGGTAATCCGTTCTCTTTCCCTATTAAGAACGGATAAAATTTTTTGGGTTGGTTGGTTTGGTTTTTGTGGGTTTTTAATAATGTGGATTAAGGTTAGTTTAGTTTAGTCTGTGTGAGTTTGTATAAGTTTATTTCGATTCGTATGAATTTATCCCTGGCCCCATTTTCCCCCATTTGTCAAATTTTTATTAAAACCTAAAAAGAAAAGGACTAGCTTTTTGCTAGTCCTTTTCCCATTTTAGATAGAGAGGAAACCTTTCTGCTTACCCTTCTTAGGCACCTTAACTTCAGTTTCACGAGCGCGGCCTTCTGCGACAAGCTTACGACAAAGCGCAGAAGCCTTCTGTACAGAAACTTCGAGGAAAGCGGCTACATCGGAAGCGGTTTTCGGCTCGCCATCCAGAATCTCAGTTTCAATCTTTTCGAGAAGCGGAATGTTTGCAGCTGCCGCTTTCGATACTTTATCTCGCCGCCGCGCATTAGTAGTATCCAGCTTTTCCAGCTCTTGAGTAGCAAACTCAGTCAGTTCAACATCAATACCAGCTTCGATAACCTTAGTAAGAAATTCGCGCTTAGTCATAATAAACCTCTTTCTCCAGCGTTTAGGCAGCTGGCGCCAGTTTTGGATTTTTAAGGAGGGAGATTACTTTCTCTCTCACTTTCTATATATATTATAGTGGAATTTTCAGTTATTTTCAAATTTTTTAGAGCTGTTGGAATAGCGCTCGAACATATGTTCGACTACCTTAAAAATGTTTTTTTTAAATATTATACCACAATTTGCAGCTGATGTCAAATTTTAAGATTATAAATTTGCAGCTGGTTTAGACGTGAAAATTTGCAGCTGCTACAGAATTTGACTTTGCAGCTGGTTTGCAGCTGCCACAATTTGCAGCTGGTGGACGTCCAATCGAACATATGTTCGGCCCCTCTCCCAAGGGAACAAATGTTCGGTTAGTTGGAACTAACTCCTGACTTGGAATCGAACGTATGTTCGATTGAATGTACGTCCGAACGTATGTTCGCCTTGACTTTTGCTCTACGTTGTGGTATAATGTATAATGGGGAAATTTGACTTTTGGCGGCCCGGGCAATCTTAAGCCTGACTAACTGCCCGGGCAAGTCGTTAGTCTAAACTAACTATACTAAAAAAAGAAAGGGTTAGTAAACCCTTTCCTCCTGAATTGTTTTTGAAATGTCTACCCAAGGAATAAACTTTGTAATTGTAACGTCATTTAATCCAAGGATAGTACCACAACAACCACAAATAATTTCATTATCTAACCCAATTCCATAGAAAATTTCACCAGTAGAATTGTCTATAAACTCAATCATCTGCGGCATGTCAAACATTTTAGCCTCAACCATAAAGAACATACCTCCCACAATAGAATTGAATCATATTCTTTTCATAGAATTGTTTAAACTCTTTATAAGTCTTTTCAAAAATAAACCATGTGACGGTATCGAGAATTTTAATCATTCACACTCATCTCCTTCACTATATACCTCATCAACCATTTCCAAAACCTTATAAAATTTATTTCTTGCTTCTTCTGCGGTTTTTCGATGGGTGGGGTCATTACAATCCTTCACAAGCCCATCAAGAATGAGAATCATTTCTTCAAAAATGTTAGCCTCAGACACCGAAAGATAAATAGATTCAGTTTTTACGATGTTCATTCTCTCAACTTCCTTTCTTTTACTGTATCTATATTATAACATAAACTCAAAAGAATGTCAAGTCTTTTTCCAAAAAATTTTCGGTTAGTCGCCGCTAATGGCGCCCGGTCAATCGAGTTAGTCATGACAAACCTGTCCGGGCAACGCCTGAGTTAGTCTTAACTAACTGGCGCGCAATAGATAAGGGAAATCCCTCATCCATAGATAAGAAACCTCCCGTTATAAAAATCAACCATATTTTCTTTGTAGAATTTTTTAAATTCTTTATAACTCATCTCGTCAATTTTATTTGTCCAAGTATCAAGAAATTTAACCATTTTAATTTCCTCCCATCTCAATATCTTTAACCATATTAAAAAAGTTTTTAAGTGCGGCAGAAGTTTCTCTCAAGACTTCTCTGTTGTTTGGATTCTTGCTTTCTCTTTGCATACCTTCTACAATTTTGGAAAAAGCAAGATAAACATTAAATTCTTCCTGGCTAATGTAAATGTCTTCTGACTGAACAATTCGCATTTTCATCTTTCCTTTCCTTTTCTGTATCTATATTATACCATACGCTTTCTAAAAAGTCAACCTCTTTCCCCAGAAAAAATTTCTGTTAGTCCCGCCTAACGGCGGCCCGGGCGTCCGCGCTTCAACGCACTAAAGTGCTAAAGCGCGGACCTAAAAGAAAAAGAGGGATATTATCCCTCTTTCTCCGCTTCGGCTTTCGCCTTGGCTTCGGCTTTCTTTCGCCGATACTCTTTGTCCCTTTCGATTTTTTCTGCTTTTGCTTTTGCCTTTTCGGCCGCTTTCTCTTTTTTCAACTTCTGATTGATTTCGTATTCCTCCGCCATGGAGTAACCATCGTAAGGCTCAGTCCCCTTGTTCGCGCCAGTAGGAATCTTCAAAGTAATTACCATGAAATCTTCGTTGCCCTCATCATCAACAATGGGGAACGCAACCTCGTTGGATTTCACTCTCAAGACTTCTTCGGTTTCACTGAAAAATTCAATCAACTTTTTCAGATACCGCTCTTTCATTTCGTCACGCAATGCTTTACGAGATTTTGCCATTTTTCAAGACCCCTTTCCTTTACTGTACCTATATTATATCATAGGCACGCTTGGTTGTCAAGACTTTTTCGGATTTTCTTGGAAAAATTTTTCGGGAGAAATTTTCTTCTCTTCAAATTTTCTATATATATTATACCATAAATTTTGAAAAAAGTCAATAGTAAAAGTGCATAAATTTCGGCGTGGATTTTTGTGCATTTTGCCGGCGCGCCGGCCCGGGCAATCGAGTTAGTATTAACTAACCTAATCGTAAAGAAAAAGGGCAAACGCCCTTTAGAATATTCTTAATTCAGATTTCCTAGGAATTAGATATTCTTCTCCTTCAAAGTTTTCTAAAAGATTGTTATAAACATCAAAAGCAGTAGTTTCAGAAACTTTTAAATAAAAATTCGAATCCCATTCAAAAACTTCTCCTATTTTAATTTCTTTAAAATTAACTGTTCTTTGCAAAGTTTCATTATTGATTTTCATTTTAATTCCTCCTTATTTTTTCCACAGAGAACCATCAAGTTCGGGTTTTCTTTTTAAGCATTCAACTAAAATTTCTTTTTCAATCATAACGTCTTCTAAACCTGTGTGACTTTCTACAAAATCATTATTGTTTGTTAGATACCTATAAAGAATTTCGGCAGTATAACGGCGTTGACCTCTTTTAGTCAAGTATCCGTTTTCATAACAAAACTTGCCAAAATCATCATCTTTCCCAAAAACTTCTCTTGCCATTTTTAAGGTATCCCAAATTTTAACGCCATAGGGGAAGAAATAACGATACTTGGATGAAGTCAACCAACGTTGAGTAAGATTCAAAGAACGATTATCAAAACGCGCGTTGTGCGCTACAATAATCTTTACACAATATTGGTCACAAACATCTTTAAGAATTTTCTTTACTGTTTTGAATCGCCGCAACTGACGCTTGCCATTCTTAATATCTTCCCAGTATTGCGGAATTTTATCCGCAAAATATGCTTCTTTCATCATCTTTTTTTCATCAAGAAAAATATCCGCAATCACATAGGAATGAGATTCGTAAACTTTTCCAGTTTCATCAATAACCGCAAAGCCAACATCATAGCACATGGGATCGTCAATAGAGTTTGCGGTTTCAGTATCGAGCACAATAAACTTTCTCATTTTCTTTTTCTTTCCTTTCCGTTTCCTTATGTATGTATTATAGCATAGAAAGCGGCAGTTGTCAATACTTTTTCAAAAAAATTTTTGAGTTAGTTGTGACTAACTTAACGGTCGGCCCGGGCGCGCCATCGCTTTAAAGCGCTAAAGTGTTGAAGCCAAAAAAAGAGTGGCAAAGCCACTCCCTTTTCTTATTCTTCGGAACTAGTGGGAATCCCTGCAAGAGAGTATCCCTTCTGCTTGCCCTTCTTGGGAACCTTCACTTCGGTGACGTTGAGCAAATCGCCCAACTGACGGCAGAGCGCGGAAATCTTCTGAACAGAGTACCCAAAAGATTCAGAAATTTCCGTTGCGGTGTGAACGCCATCGTTCTGCTTGAACCATTCCACCAACTCACGGCAGAGAGTCTGATTCTCAATCTGAACCTTGGAAGGCTTGGAAGAACGAGTGCTGTTGCGCTTGTCCAACTTTGCAATCTCTTTTTCGGCATGAGCCACGATTTCCTCGTTGATAGTGCCGTTGATGATAGCCTGGAAAAATTCGCGATTAGTCATAGTAGATTCCTTTCTTGCCTTTCGGCGCTTGTGTTGGTCACAACCCTTTTTATTTATCAGAGGGGTTCCTGTCCCCTTTGATGTCTTTATTATATCACTTTTGATTCCGTTTGTCAAGAGTTTTTTCAAACTTTTTTTTGGAATCTTGGGAAGTGATTTCCCTTTTTCCTTTCCTTTATTGTATCTATATTATAACTGAAATTTCCTAAAAAGTCAATCGTCAAAGTGCCCAAACAAAATTTGATTTTTTGTGCAAATTGCCGGGAGCCCGGTCAAATACTTTTACAGTTTATCACTTTATTGTGGGAAAGCGGCGCCCGGGCAAGCCTTGGCCAAACGTATGTTCGATTTAATTTTGGGAAAAATTTTGGGAGAAGTTTACTTCTCCCAATTTTCTTTCCTAGAATTTTAGAAAAACTTTTTTAAAAAATTTTCTTTCCCAAAACTTTTTCTAAAACTTTTTTAGAAATTTTATAGCACATAGTTTCGTTTTTTGTTCCTCTCCATCCGAAAAACCAGCGCCAAATTTCAGGTTTAGAATTACAATATTTTTCAAGTTTTTCCTGTTCGGTAATATCTTTTGTAAAGTACTTCACAAACATTTTCGTTTCCTCTTTTCTTTTTTCTATGGTCTTATTATACCACGTCGCGCCCAATTTGTCAACCTCTAATTTTAGGAAAGTTTTGACTTATTTTTTCTCCCCTTAAAATTTTTCCCAAAAAATTCTATAAATATTATATATGTATATATATAATAATAAAAATTATCACTGGCGCGCCCGGTCATTCAGTTAGTAAATATTAACACTTTATAAAAAAGAAAACCGTTTACTAACGGTTTTCAGAAATATCCATTATAATTGCGAAAGCGTTCCAATCACTATAGTTTCTGGGGCCAATATCGTTTTGCGCTTGTACTTCCATAAAAGAAATACCTATCCAAATTAAAAGAGCGGAACAAATTGTAAGAACAATTCCCCAAGTGATTTTCTTTGCCATATCAATCAAATCCTTTCCTTTTCTTTACTTTATTATACCAGATTCTTTTTTACTTGTCAAGTAAAACTTTGAGAATATCAAAAATTTCTTCGGGAGAAAAAGCCCTGTTACCATTTACTTTTTCCCATTCTTTTCTGTTGTGTTCTTCATCATCAAAAAGAATTCCATCGGAAAGAGTATATTTTTCTGTCCCATAGTCAACGATAATAATATTATCGAACGGTACGCTTCCCATATGACGGCGCAACCAATTTTCTTTGGCTTTGGTGACTCTTTCGCCGTATTCTTTAGACCCGCCACGACTTAGCCAAGATACAATATTAATTTCCCATCCATTCTCTTGTAACTGATTCAATATTTGATTCAGTCGGCGCATGTTGTGCATGGGGCGCGCTTCCCTATACGGTTTAGTTTGTCCATTTAAAAGATAATCAAGCCAGTTTTCAACACCATAAAAATCCGCCAACGTTCCATCCATATCGAAATTGATTCTTTTTGTCATTTTAATTCTTTCCTTTCTTTTTTCTTTCTGAATATATTATAACCGATTTTTGACTATTTGTCAAGAGTTTCTTTGCTTTCGTACTTTACTATGTAAAAGCGGCGCCCGGGCAAAGAGAAGAGCCGGAGCACAGCTCCAGCTCATACATCATCACCCATAGCGGCTTTCCACCAATAGCATCCATAGAACAGGCCTTGCTCATAACAGGTCCTAGCAGGAGGACACCCTACACAGCAGTGCGCCAACATTTCGTCAGCTTGCTCTTGGGTAACTTCTTCCCAGTCCATAGCGATGATTTCGTCATAGGTCATAAAGTGTTCCATTTCATATACCTCTTTCTTTTTTATATATTGGGGAGGGTGGAGGGCTTAAGCCCTCCCCTCCAGATTCATCAGGGTTTTCTCATCGGTGAAGGTGGCCTTGTAGTATTTGGCCTGATAGGCTTCCTCGTTGATGTACATATCACCGGCTTCGGTGAATTTGGCATTGGGCTTGCTTTCCAATTCCCCGCCCCAGGCTTCACAGGTCAGAATCTCGAACGCTTGGCCCTTGTTTTTGCCGTGCTCCTTGGCCCACTTCTCCAGAAATTCTACCGTGCAAATCACCTTGATTTCCACGGCGTGGGCGGTGATGTAAGCCCACTGTTCAAGATTAGGCTGGAATCGGACGCTCAATGTTCCGCCGTTCTTGGAGCTGGCCTTGCCCAGTGTGGCCACGGCCACAAGTGTAGCCAAGTCAACGCCCTTGAGGCGGGCGGCATAGACCAGCCCACCCACGGGCCGGCCCATGATATAGTTAGAGGTATAGGACAGGCCATGATACTTTTCAAGCAAGTAGTGCAGTTTCATTTTTTGTTCCCCTTTCCTTTTGTTCTGTATACAGTATATCATGAATCCGCATACAATGCAACACTTTTTTTCAATTTTTTCGTTGTTATTTTCACCAAACATCATGCCCGGATTTTGGGAGTATTTTAGGCAAATTTTCCAAAAACCGCGAAAACGCTTGCATACTCATGAAAAAATATACAGAAAATATGCAGAAAAATTCTTTTTGTTCACTTTTCACGAACTTGAAATTTTTTATTGTGCATTTTGCCGAAGGCAGTTAGAGGAACCTAACCGGGGGTACATTTTAGGACTTTAACGTGTTAAAGTGCGTCTGGGGATACGGGCCTGGAAAACTCGTACTCTGAAATCAAAAATTGAAACTCGTACTCTAAACCTTAACTAAAAAACAATAACCCAATAACCACTACTAAAAAACCCAAGAAAGCCAAAAATCCACCACAACCACTATTATCCAATTTAACAAAAATCCCTAAAATTAAAATCGCCAAAAATAAACTCATAAAGAATCCCTACCTTTCAATTATATTATACCAAAATTTTCAAAATGTTCCAACTTTCTATACGTCCCAAAAAATTTGACGCACTAACACTCTCTATGGTATAATATTAATAGAAAATTAAGGAGTTAGAAATAAATGAATAGATTAAAATTAGATTTTTCTCTCGAATCCACATAGGAACGAGTTAATTTTATATAGGAATATCTTCAAAATGAATCTTTCCAAAAGAAACCACCTACCGAAGAAGAATTGGAAATGTGCGGAAATTATATTTTATGGGGCCGCGCCGAAAACGGGAAAAACTACGTTTAGAATAAAGAAGTCCAAATCGAAACTAGAAATTCAACCTGGAATTCTCAAAAAGAAACTAATTCTCTTGAGGAGTTAATGGAAAATCCGGCTTTTAACGAAGCTACTATAATGCGCCCTACCCTAGCTACTACTAAAATAAAACGAATTGTTTTCTCAAGAAGTGAGGCATTAGAAAAAGCTCCAGAACATTTAAAACCAGTTCTTCGAGATTTATTTAACCGAATTGACCGATTAGACCTTCTACTAAATTATTATGACTTAAAAACTGGAAAAAGAAAGAATCCTCCCAGAGAAGAACTTCTTCGTAAATTTACAGAAGAAGAAAAAAACAACATAAAAGAAAAAGCCAATCATATTAATTCTTATCGCTATCTTAAATTACGCCATCTCTTGGTTGAATTGCGCCGAGAGCAATTTTACTTTAAAGATACTTATTCTGAACCTGTACGCCGCGCACTTCCAACGGGAGAACCCGAAATACAAACTACTTTCTTCGATGCAGACATTCCAGTTTTTCCGCTCGGACTTTTAACAGATTAGAAAATTTCCAGACGAATTTTTTTTGACGAGAAAGAATTCGACCCAGAAGATTTAACCTTTTCAGAACTTAGAAAGATTTCTAGTCTTTTATGGGAAAAGAAAGAAGCAAATAAATCTTAGTTTAAAACTTATTTTGATTTTAGAGATATTGAGCACGTTTATAATTTCTTTCTTTAGTATTATGAAGTTGAAGATGAGGCTATGAAGAAAGAAACTGATTCAACTATTAAGTTTTTTATTGATACACTTAATTATTATACTGCGCGCGCCCAATTAACAGAAGTATAGAGAGAGATTCTTTCACTTAAAATTAAAAAATGGAAGAATTAGGATATAGCAGATTTTATTAATAAAAAATATGGAAAGTCATATACTGCTAATTATATATCTACCATTTTTAGACAAAAAATTATTAAAAGAATTAATATTGCGGCCGCAATGCACGAAAAAGTTATTGAGAATATTTTCTTTCCAGAAGAATTTAAGAAATGTACTAGTTGTGGGAGAGTTTTATTAAAAGATCCCGATAACTTTGTTCGGAAAAGTCGGTCTAAAGATGGGTATTCTAATAAGTGTAAAGAATGTGATAAAAGAGATAGACGTAGGAGGAAATAACGATAATGAATAAAAAAGATTAGCTTTCTACTTTTTTAGAAAGAATTAGTAAATTAGAAGCAATTGAATTTATTGGCTTAGCTAAAATTTTATGTGTTGAGCTAATGGAAGAAGATAAAGAAACTTAGCGCCCGTTTGAAGATGTGCTTTCTGATATGATGATAAATTATACTAAGGCCGCACGAAAATCTCGTAGACAAATAGATAAAGTTCTACGAGATATTAGGAAGTGATTTTCATGGGCTTATAGCCAAAAATAAAAAGAACAAATTTATTTATAAAAAAATGTAATAAGTGCGGCGGTTAGTTTGGACCTGAATCTTTTTCTAAGGCTAAATCCATCTTCGCAGAAGATGGATATTTGCCTATCTGCAACGATTGCATAAAAGATTTTTTAAAAGAGAATAACTTTAGCTGGCGCGCGGTTGATAAATTATGCCAATATGCAGATATTCCATTTATTCCTTCTTAGTTTGAGAAGATAAAAGAGATGAATGGAGAAAACGCTTTTCCTAAATATTCTGAGCTTTTCTTTAGCTAGGAATATGAAGGAATTGATTGGGAATATTACTATAAGAGATATAAAGAATTAAAAGATTAGGGCTTACTTGAAGAGGAGTTACCTTTACTTAGCGATGAAAGAAGATAGAAGTTAAAAGAGAAGTGGGGTTTCAACTATGATGATGAAGCATTAAACTATTTAGAGAATTTATTTAATGGTTTGATGACCACGTAGAACATAACTGGCGCCCTCTAGTTAGACTAGGCTTTAAAAATTTGTCGTATTTCTTATGAGATAGATAGTAGAATCAGTGCGGGCCAAGATTTTGATAAGATACTTGCTTCTTACGATAAACTAGTTAGAACAGCAGAGTTTACTCCTAAGAATACTAAAAATGCTGGTGATTTTGAATCAGTAGGGGAATTATTTTATTGGCTAGAAAAGAGAGGGTTTAAAAATCAATATTATAATGGAGTTACTAAAGATATTGTTGATGAAACTTTAAAAAACATTTAGAACTCAAATAGACGATTATACGTTAATGAAACTGGTATTAGTGATGAAATTACAAGAAGAATTGAAGCGCTACAATCTGTAAAGAAATTAGAAGGTTATTACGATATAGACTAGGATTATGACTTGGATAATTATGATAACGATGGTTATGAAGAATTATTTAAGAATGAAGAATTTAATGCTGAGGTTTAAGTTATGAAAGATAAAAGAGAATAGGTTTTTCCTTAGTATAAAGATGTTGATACTTAGAAAGTTCTTCAGCTAGCACAGCGAGAAGGAATATCTCTTGAAAAAGGGGTTATTTTAACCGAAGAATTTTGTAAGTAGAATGAATAGTTAATAACTGACTATGCTAATTTTTTTACTGCTTATCCCGATTTATTTTTAGATTTAATTACTCCTCTTGATTCTAATTTTAGTCTATTTTTTTATTAGAGAATTATACTGCGCGCGATTATGAGATATAAGGAAGTTTTTATTACTGCTTGTCGTGCGTTTTCTAAATCATTTATTTCTATTCTAGGTATTTTTTTGCAATGTATTTTTATTCCTGGAACTAAAAGATTTATTTGCGCTCCTAATAAAAATTAGGCAGCTTAGATTGCCAAAGAAAAAATAATTGAAATTTATGAAAAATTTCCACTACTAAAAAAAGAGGTTATTGGTGGAGAAATTTCAGATACCCCTGGTAATTTTGGTAAGGATTATGTTACAATAAAATTTAGAAATGGTTCTCAATTTGACGTTGTTGGCGCGCTGGATTCTTAGCGTGGTGGTCGTCGAAATGGAGGTTTAATTGATGAGATTCGTGACCATGACGAAACCGCGTTAAACGAAATTGTTTTGCCTTTGATGAATGTTTCAAGAAGATTACCAGATAATACTGTAAATGATAAAGAACCAAATTAGCAAGTATTGTGTATGACTTCTGCTGGTGTAAAAACTAGTTTTGGTTATGATAAATTAATTGATATTTTTGAAAATTCTATAATTGATCCTGAAAATTCTTTTGTTTTTGGATGCGATTATAGAATACCTGTAATGCACGGACTATTAGATAAAACATATGTTAATAAATTAAAAATGTCGCCGTCCTATAATGAAGAATCTTTTGCTAGAGAGTATATGTCGATTTGGTCAGGAAGTTCTGATGACTCTTGGTTTAATTTTGATAAAATGTAGAAATATCGAAAGATAAAAAATCCAGAAGTACGCGCAAGTAGTAGACAAAATGCAAATGAATTTTACTTATTATCAGTAGACGTTGGTAGATTAAATGACCAAACTGTTTGTTGTGTTTTTAGAGTTAATGTTATTCAAGGAAAATATTATGCTACTTTAGTAAATCTTTTTGTTTTAGGATTAACTCCAGAAACAAAAACTTTCTCTTAGTAGGCAATTTAGATTAAGAAAATAATATCTTAGTTTAATCCTAGAGAAGTTGTAATTGATACAAATGGCTTAGGTGTAGGAATTGGGGATGAAATGATTCGTACTTAGATTGGTGATGATGGAACTTATTATCCTGCTTATGGATTTTCCAATGATGATAATTATAAAAAAATTCAACCTCATGACGCACCTTAGATTTTATACGGAATAAAAGCTAATGGACCACTAAATTCTCAAATACATGGTAATGCATATTCAAGAATAAACAGTGGAAAAGTTCGTTTTTTAATAAAAGAGCAAGAAGCAAAAAGCGCTCTATTAGCTACTAAAATTGGACAAAAAATGTCTACCGAAGAAAGAGTAAAAAGATTAATGCCGCATGAGCTTACAACTAGGCTTTTTGAAGAAATGGCGAATCTTCGCCTAAAGAGAACTGGCGCGAGTATGGATATTGTTTTGGAACAAATTAATAATAGGTTTCCAAAAGATAAATATTCTGCTTTTGCTTATGGTTTATGGCGAATAAAGGAATTAGAGGAATTAGAAGCTAAAAAGACTAGAAGAAGAAGTGGTAGACGTACATTAATTTTTTATAGTGGAGGTTAAAATGGAAAAAAATCATTTAGAATTTTTAAGCAATTTTAAAAAGGCTAATGATGGAATGATCGCCATTAATTCTACTGCTTATAACAATACTTTTTCTAATCGAAGAACTAGAGAAAGGTTAAAAGATTATACACTTGAAGAAATTGAAACTATTATTAATTCAGGCAGTATTTCTGAATAGTAGAGATTATCTCGAAATTATTTTTACAAAGATGGTTTTTATAGACGTATTTTAATTTATTATGCTACATTATTAAAATATTATGGAATATTAATTCCTCATACAGCAGATAGTAAAAGTTTAAAAAATACAACTATTTAGAAAAGATATAATAAAGCTGTTGATTATATAGATAAAATGAATCTTCCAAATCTTTTAACAAATTGTGCAATTAAAGCATTAGTAAATGGAACTTATTATGGTGTTATTGTTGAAGAAACAAAAGACAGTTTTACCATTCTGGATTTGCCGTCTTATTATTGTTGTACACGATTTAAAGATTTTTATGGAAATAATATAATAGAATTTGACCTTCGTTATTTTGATAGTATTTTACTTGAAAATGATAGAAAGAAGGCTTTAGACGTTTATCCCAAATATATTTCACGAGAATATAATAAGTATCATACGGGAAAAAGAAAATCTCCATGGCTTTTTCTTACAACTGATTCATCAATATGTTTTGAATTCTTCGATTCGCGCCCGCTGTTTTTAAATGTTATTCCTGCGGCCATTAGATATGATGAAGCAGTAGAGACAGAAAGAGAAAGAGATTTAGACGAAATTAAAAAAATTATAGTTCAAAAAATTCCTCATAATACTAATAATGAATTTTTATTAGAACCAGATGAAGTAGAAGAACTGCATCGTGGCGCGGTATAGATGTTAAGGAATAATAAAAATATTAGTGTTCTAACTACTTATGCCGATGTTGAAGCAATTTAGTCTAAAGGTACTAGTGATACCTCTACAAATATTATTGATAAAATGGTAAATAATATTTATAACGAAAGTGGCACAAGTAGCCAATTATTTGCTTCTAATTCTAATCTTGCGCTTGAGTATTCTTTAAATAATGATTTAGCTTTAATGATGGTATTAGGAAATAAATTTAATACTTTTATTACTAATATTATTAATAGAAACTTTAGTAATACCAATATTAAATTTAGATATGTAATTCTTCCTATTACTTACTATAATACTAAGAACTATATAGAAGATACTTTAAAATTAGCTCAAAATGGCTATAGTTTCTTATTACCTGCTATAGCTTCTGGTTTTAGTCAAAAAGAAATTAACGAAGTTAAAAATTTAGAAAATGATATTCTTGATTTAGGAACTAAGTTGATTCCTCTTGCAACCTCTTATACTCAATCTAATAACGCAGGCGGAAAAGTTGGCGCGCCTGAGAAAGAATTAACCGAGAAGGCGCCAAAGACAATTCAAAACGAAGAATCTTTAGATAGGTAGGGAGGAATTGAAAGTGAATAATATAAATTCTTTTGATATAAAAATTTATGGAGATATATAGCCATATAATAAAGTTATATCAAAAGCAAGATGCCGAATTTTTTATAAATATGCTAATAGAAATGGTACTTATATAACAGATGAGTTTGCAGAAAAACTTTTGTCTACTATTCCTTATACTCCTGTAAAAGGAATTTATGATGGAGTAGACGAAGATTATACAGACCATGGTTATAAAAATGAAGAAGGGCGAATTTATGGTATAGTACCAGAAAATCCAAATTTAGCTTGGGAAAAACATTTGGATGAAGATGGCGTTGAAAGAGAATACGCTTGTGTAGATGTCTTATTATTCACTGCACTTTATAAAGAAGCAAATGAAATAATTGATAAAGCCCAATCAATGGAACTCTGGCCGCCTTCAATTGTTGGTGATTGGCAAATAATTGAAGGTCAAAGATATTATACTTATACTGATGCCTGTTTTTTAGGTTTATAGGTTTTAGGTGATGAAGTAGAACCTTGTTTTGAGGGCGCAGCGTTCTTTAGTTTTTATAAGTCATTGAAACAAACTATTGATGAATTAGCTATAAAATCAACTTATAGTTCGGAAGGAGGTCACAAGATGCCTAGTGTAAAGTTTAAGCTTTCTGATGGTCAAAAAGAGTTTTTATTATTTAGTGCTTTAAATCCCTCTTTCGAGTCAGAAGGTCTTATGGAATATGCTATCTGTGAAGTTTATGATGATTATGCTTTAGCATTTAATTATAACGATGGTAGCTATGAAAGAATTTATTATACTAAAGATAATGAAAATGATGAAATATCTATTAGTGATAGAAAGAGATGTTTTATTGTTGATGTAACAGAAGATGAAAAGCAAGCTCTTAATGCTATTCAAGCTTGGAATAATGGAACTTATGAAAAGATTGATGAAAATGTAACTAATCTTCAAAATGAAAATTCTGAATTAAAAGATAAGGTTTCTGAATATTCACAGAAAAATGAAGAGAATGCAGAAACTATTTCTACTTTAACAACAGAGAAGGAAAATTATTCAAAGAAGATTGAAGAATTAGAATCTGATAATCAGGCTCTTACTTCTTCTTTAGAGGCCTTGAATAATTATAAACTTGAGGTTGAAAAAACTGAAAAGATAGCTGAAATTGATAAATATACTTCAGTTCTTTCAGAGGAAACCTTGAATAATTATAAAGAAAAAATTGCTGACTATTCTGTAGAAGATTTAAAGAAGGAGCTTGCTTTCGAGTTAGTCGAATCTAATCCTTCTGTATTCAGTATGCAAGCCCCAGGCTCGGGTTATGTACCAAAAGAAGATGACTTAACTGGAATAGAAGCTATTTTATCTAAGTATAAGAAGTAATTGGAGGTATAACAAATGGCTTTAAAGCGTTTTACTATTGATGGCTATGGTCAGCTAGAGTTAAATAACGTAGCTTTCCGTAGAGATGGACGTATCGAAGCTCAGTGTGCTCTTGATGCTACTGATTTTGCTGATGTACCTGCTGAAAATGGTATGTTACTCGCAGTAGATAATATTAATAGAGTTGTAAAATTCGCAACTGACGCATCTTTACCTATTGCTCTAAATTATACTACAGAGCATATGTATGATGAAAGAACTCCTGGGCTGAAAAATTTTAAATTAGATATTGCTGATGGTTTTTATCCTCGTCTTGGTTATTTAGCTGTAGGGGATAAGTTTACTACGAACTGTGTAAGTTATGATTCTGCATCTGATGCTACTTTTACAGATGACGAAGCTTTTAAAACTGCTCTTGATGGTATTGCTACCACAAAGTTATATGGCGGCATTGCAGGAGATGGCTCTATTAAAGTTTCTGCCACTAAGCCTGCTGAGGGGCCTGTACTTTTAGTTGTAGCAAAAACTACTATGCCTGACGGACAACTTGGTATTAAGTTCCAAGTTTTAACTGCTTAATGGGGAGGGATATAAATGGCTACTTTACAAGAAATTAAAGAACTTGCTTTATATGCTGCAAAAGGAACCGCCCCAGCTAATTATCAGGTTGAGAATGTAAATGAAGCTCTACGTGATGCTTTTAAGGATTTAGCTGGTAGCGTAAACCAGTTTATGAAGAATAGATATGATATTTATGAAATTATGATTGAGACTGCCGATGAAATTGTTCCTAATAAGGTTATTGATGCTGTCGGTCGTTTCGCAGAAGTTCAGGTTGTTGGCCAAGGTCAGAAAGCTTTATTTAAGCGTTCTCTTGGTAGAAATCGTGCCAAGAAGTTTTTAACTCAGGTTGGACTTTCTGGTGTTTATGAAACCTTTAGACTTGATAAGACTACTTTTGAAGTACCTGCTATGGCTATTGGCGGAGCTGTCACAATTGATTTTGAAAGATTCCTTGATGGTGCCGAAGACATGGCCGAATTAATGGATATTATTACTGAAGGTTTAACCGATTCAGTATTCATCGAGGTTCAAAAAGCTCTAAAGGCTGCTATTAATGCTACTGGGCGCCCTGATGCTAATAAAGTTTCTAAGAATACTTTTGATGCTGAATCTATGATTAAGTTGATTAATGTTGTTAAGGCTTATGGTTCTAATGCTGTAATTTTTGCTCCACCTGAGTTCGTTGCTGCTATGGGACCTGATGCAATTGTTCCTGTTGGTACAAATTATCAAGGTATCTACCATCCACAGGATATTGACGCTATTCATAATACTGGATATATTAATCTATTTAGAGGCACTCCTATTGTTCAGATTCCTCAATCTTTCATTGATGAAACTAACACTAAGACTTGGATTGACCCTCAATTAGCTTATGTACTTCCTACCGATGGTGAGAAAGTTGTTAAGGTAGTATTGGAAGGACAGACTCAAGTACATGATTTCACTAATAGAGACAACTCTATGGAAATTCATGTTTATAAGAAAATGGGTGCCGCTATTTTAACTCACCACAATTGGGGCATTTATCAAAATACTGGAATTACTGATACTTCTGAATCCCCCTATGGAATTTAATTAAGATATATAAAGGGAGGGATATAATCCCTCCCCATTTTTATAAAAATAAGAGTAAAAGGAGAGTCTATTATGGATGATAAAGTAAATGTTATAAGTACAGTTACAGGAATAGTTGGAATAACTTTGCCAGAGCTACATTTTAAGAGAGAATGGCCCCGAAAGGGAACGAAATTAGCTATTAGTAAAGATATACTAAGAGAAGCTATATATGACCCAGGTACTGAATATATTTTTAAAACTGGTATGTTATATATAGATGATATGGAATTTAAGAAAGAAATAGGGCTTGAACCGGAAGATGCTGTTGAACCCGAAAATGTTATTGTTTTAAATGATAAACAAATGAAAAGATATTTAACAGTCGCGCCGGTTCGAGATTTAAAAGAAGTATTGCCTAAGCTATCTAAAGAACAATTAAAGAATTTAGTTAATTATGCTATTGAAAATGAATTGACTGATATTGATAAATGTAATGCTTTAAAAGATGTTACTGGAATTGATGTATTAAAAGCTGTGGTTTTAAATAGATAGAACAAGGAGGAATAATATGACTCCTTATCAAATAGTGTACGATGCTTTTTTAGCAAAAATGACCGAAGATGAATGGGCGACTTGGACTCAAGAAGAAGTTAATATGGACTTACGTGCTATATTAGAAGGCGCGATTCCTTGGTTTAAATTCCCTAGAACTCCTTTGGATAGAAATGACGAAGGCTTTAATGGTGATTTATCAAATGAAGAAGTTCAGATTTTAGCCAGTTTTATGAAATGTGAATGGTTAAATAGAACAATTCTCACTTGGGAAAATATAAAACCCTTGTATGAAGAAAGAGATTTTTCACAAGCTAACCTTTTAGATAAGTTTAATGAAACTTTAACAAATGAAAAGAAAAATGCGGCTTCTCTTGAAAGAATATATTATCGTTCTATAAATGGAAAGCCTTATCAATATAGTAAATGGGCGGGAATACAATGATGGATTATAAAGAGAATGTAAAAGAAGCTTATAATAATAAGTTAAAGAATAAACTATTTGGTTTGCTTTGTGAATTTGAAAAGGGAAGAGAATGGGAAAAATTTTTGGATTCTATTTTGATTGAATTATCCGGTTTTTCAGAAGAAGAAAAAACTATTAACTATTATATTCTTTTTCATAAATTATCTACTCTAAGATATTTAAAATATGAATATTTTAGAACTACAGTTTTTGATTGTATGAATCTTTTAGGGAAAAATTTATGAACTATTTTGAAGATATATATAAAAAAAGAGTTAATAGATACGGAACTAATTATCAAGATAGAATATTGAATCAGCGCAAGGAGCTTTTTGAGAAGTACTTATTAAAATCTATTTATAGAGTAGATTTTTTATATAATAATGAAATGGTTCCAGGAAGTCTTGAAAGATATAAATAGGACGAAACTGAAACAATGTAGTATTTACTAGTTAGACTAAATATGATTATTCCTTTTGGTACTATTTTGGAAATTACGGATAGTAATGGAGTTACTAATCATTGGATGATATATTGGCTTGAAAATATTAAGACTAGTGGATATAATAGATATGTTGTTTTAAGAATGTCACATTTTTTAAAATGGAAAGATAGAGAAAATATAGAAAGAGAATCTTGGGCATATATGTATGGTCAAGAAAATAATATGCTAAAAGATGAAATTCGTTCTCGAAGTAGAATGGATGTTATTTATAGTGAAAATTTAAAGACAAGTTTCTTTGTAATGCCTAAAACACCTTATATTAAAAGAGATATATATTTGGAAGTTGGTGAAGAACCTTACTTAGAAGCCTATCGAGTGACTGGTTATGATATATAGTCTACAGAAGGAGTAGAATATGTAACTATTGACCCTGTATATATACGAGATAAATCTCCAATTCCTACTCCTGGAGAAGGAGATGACCCAGACGATTATTTCTGGTTGTAGGGAGGAGAATTAAGTTGAGTGTAAGAAATTGTAGTGAAATAGGCGAAAATTTAAGATTAATAGTTTCTAGATTAATGGCAAATGATAATTTAGTTAAATTGTTATATTATAACGATAAAGATCCATTATCTCAAGAAAACTTAACGGATGAATAGAAAAAAACTTTAATTTATGGAAAATTAATTAAGCCAATTCCCAGAATTGGACCAAAAGAAACTGCTAATTCTATTGTTGCAATTAGAGTTGTATCTGGTAATATAAACTAGGAAAATAGTGAATTTAGAGATATAACTATATCAGTTGAAATTTTTGTTCCATTAACCCAATGGATTATTAAAAATGAAAATATGCGTCCTTTTTTAATATTAGGTGAAATATAGAAAAGCTTAAGTAATAAAACTATTAATGGACTTGGAAAAATAATTGGTGGAGATTTTGATTTAAACTTCTTAACGGATGAAATTGGTTCATATAGAATAAATTTTAGGATAATACAATATGATTAATTGTTTTCTAAAAATTCCTTTTAAATTTAAAGATATATGTACTATTTATCCTCCATCAGTAGAAGATACCGTTTCAGATTTTAATTTTGGAAATTATAAAGTTTTATTTACAATTTCTCAAGAAGAGTTAGAAGATGAATTTATGAAGTAGGAGAATAGTGAATTAAAAGATTTTAAAGTTCCTACTCCTTTTGAGTTTCTATTACTCCAGGCGCATTAGAGTGATCATGGATATGATTTAGTTAAAAAAGCTTTTTAGTTTTTTACAAAAGCAGATGTTACTATTTTATTTGATAGATAGGAAATTTGGTTATGTGATTTAGAAAAGGTATTAAAAGAAACAAAAGATGTAGAAGAACTATTAAAAATAAAAAAGATAGATAAAAATAATTTCTTCGATTTTCAAAATGCCATTAGAGAAAGTATAGGTGAAAAACAAATTGAACCACCTAATCCTAATGAAGACCCAAGAGTTAAACGAATTAAAGCTAAAGCTCGATATAGAGATAAGATAAAAGCTAAAAAAGGTATGGGTATAAATTTAGAAACTAATTTAATGGCAATTTGTTGTATGAATATGGGTTTAAATCCACTTAACATTGGAAAAATTAGTTTGGCTTCTGTTGGAAAATTAACAGAAATGTATCAGAATAAAGAAAAGTATGATATAGATACGCGCGCCTTAATAGCTGGCGCCGATGCCAAAAAAATTAAATTAAGTTATTGGATAAAATAAAAATAGGAGGCTATCTAACAATGGCAAATATTCTTGATAAATATGGCATTAAAGAAGTAGCAGACCTTACCTTCTATGATATTAATGATAATGGCTCTCGTGGCGCTCCTGTTCTTTACTTAGATACTTTAAAAGTTTCTACTATTGAACAAACTGCTGAAGAAGCAGAAGCTCGTGGCGGTAAAGGTAACCCTCCTCTTATCATTTGGGATTATGGTAAGGAAATTACTGTTACTTTGGAAGATGCTTTGTTCTCTGCTAAGTCTATGGCAATCATGTTTGGTAATGGTACAGTAAAAAATGTAAATGCTACCGATACTGTGGCTACTATTTATAAAACTGTTCAGTTTACTGCAACAGCTAGTGGAACAAGTTCTGTTGGCAAACCTACTAATTGGCAAGGTCCTGATGGGAAACCTCATGCAATAGCTAGTGAATCTGTTTATGATGCTACAGGTAGATTATTTGATAGTGCTGCAACAGAATCCGATGCTACTACTAAATTCTCTGCCTATGAACAGGGTCAAACCTATTATGTAACCTTCCCTGTTACAGTAAATGGCGGTGTAATTGAAATTTCTGCTAGTAACTTCCCTGGTACTTATTATGTTACTGGAGATACCTATGCTCGTTCACAGCAAACTGGTACTGATGAATTCTTCCAGTTCATTATTCCAAAGGCTAAGGTTCAATCTGAAAATACCATTACACTAGAAGCAGAAGGCGACCCCTCTGTATTTAATATGAACTTACGCGTTCTTCGTCCTGATGACGGCGTTATGATGAAGCTTGTTAAGTATGACCTTGGCTCTGAAGGATAAGATATATTTTAAAGGTGGGCAGCAAAAGCTGCCCATTTTTGTTTATGTGGAGGTAAGATTATGAATAATGGATTACTAGCGATGAAAGAATTGTACGATGTTTTCTTAAAAGCTACTTATCCAATAGAGATAGGAGATAAAAGGATTGAAGAAGGAGAAACTATCGCTCTTTTTGATAAAATATAGATAGCTAATATAAATGAGCTAAAAGATAAAGTCAGCGCGCGAGGTGGTTTTGATAATCGTGCGCAAGTGACTTGGGAAACCACTAGAGAAGTTAATATAAATTTCTCTCAAGGAGTTTTTTCAAAAACTCAATTAGCTTTATTAAGCAATTCTAAGATGATAGAAAATAAGGAGCAGTCTTCGATTCTAATTCCTAAAAGAGAATTAGTTGAATCTGATGAATCTGGGAAAGTTACCTTTTCTAAGGTTCCTTCTTCATTTTTTATTTATGATAAAAATACAGGAGAAAAAATTACAAATTATACCAAAGAAAGTGATACTGTATATAATATTACAGATAGTTATAAAGATGTAATTTTAGACTATAATTTTACATATATTGACCCAAGCGAGCAAATAATTGTAGGAAAAAGATTAATTTAGGGATATGTAAAATTAGAAGGAAAAACCAGATTTAAGGATGACTCAACAGGAAATACCTATACTGGACTTTTTGTAATACCAAGATTAAAATTAATGTCTGATTTATCTATAAGATTGGGAACAAATGTAAATCCAATGGTAGCAAATTTTTCTGCAACAGGTTATCCAATTGGCGCGAGAGGAAATACTACTGTAATGGAATTATATTTTCTTAGTGATGATATAGATAGTGATATGTGATAACGAATCAGCATTAATTTTATTAATGCTGATTTTTTATTGGAGGTAAGATTTATGCCAAAGGAAACTTTTAGAATTGAAGGCGTAGGTACGCTTGATATATCTTAGATTAATAGTAGTATAAGTAAAATTTAGTCAACTCTTTCTAAAATTAAGTTAGAGCCAAATCTAGCTACAGATTTTACTAAGCTTTTTAATGAATTACAGACAGAAGCTTAGAAATTTTAGAATCAATTAGAAAATGGTTTTAAAACTAAAGGTGATGTTACAGGTCTTGAAAGAACAGCCACAAAAATTAGTACAATATTTAATCAATTAACCAAAGATTTAAATAAAGTTGGAACTTTAGATTTTTCTAAAGCTTTAAAAATTGATTCATCTTTACAAGGAAAAATTAGTGGCATTGATGAAGAAATAAAAAATTTAAATAATAGCATAAAATCTATAACAGTTAACAATTTACAAGATGTTGTAAATGCACTGAATAAGTTATAGACTTAGGGCGCCAAAAAAGCTGGATTAAGTATATTAGAAAATTTTAAAGCTGGAGACATTCAAGAAGCTATAAATTTAACTGATTAGTTAATTAAAAAATAGGAATAGTATTAGAAATAGTTAGAAACAACTGGGAAAAATACTAGTAATGTAAAAGCTAATAAAGACGCTTTAAATGAACTTAGAGATATATTAAATAATGTCACTAAAGAGACTAAAAAGTATAATAACGAGATTAATAATCTTGAGACTAATAAAATTAAAGAATTATCTTAGGCTAGCGAAAATCTAAGTAATGATTTTGATGAAGCTAGTAGAAATGCGCAAGAGTTAAGAAGTAGTATAACTAGTTTTACTACTGAAGCTACTAGTGCAGCGAATGCTTAGTAGAGATTTAATGATGAAGTCAGTGAAGTTAAAAATAATGTAGCAAATTTCTTTAGTTTAGCTAATGGGGTAGAATTATTCAGAGATGCAGTTAGGAGTGCGTTTGCAACTGTAAAAGAATTAGATGCTGCAATGACTGAAACTGCTGTTGTTACAGATTTTTCAGTTGGAGATATGTGGGATTAGCTTCCTGAATATACCGAAAGAGCAAATCAATTAGGAGCTACTACTCTTGGTGCTTATGAAACTATGACATTATTCTACCAATAGGGCTTAGAATAGAATGAAGCATTTGAAATAGGCACTGAAACTATGAAAATGGCTCGAATTGCAGGATTAGATTATGCTAAGGCTACTGACTTAATGACTGCTGCACTTCGTGGTTTTAATATGGAACTTAATGAAGTTAGTGCTCAAAGAGTCAATGATGTTTATTCTGAATTAGCGGCTGTAACTGCTTCAGATACAAAAGAAATTGGTGTAGCTATGTCTAAAACCGCATCAATTGCAGCTTCTGCTAATATGGAGTTTGAAACTACCGCGGCCTTCCTTGCTCAAATTATTGAAACTACTCGTGAAGCACCAGAGACTGCTGGTACAGCTATGAAAACTATTATAGCTAGATTTACCGAAGTTAAAGAATTATTTGATTAGGGTCAATTAATAGGTGAAGATAGTGAAGGTTAGGAAATAAATATAAATAAAATTGATACGGCTTTACAAACTGTTGGCATTTCATTAAAGGATTTCTTAACTGGCGCAAGAGGATTGGACGATATTTTACTTGAATTAGCAGGTAAATGGGATACTCTTGATTTAGCAACTTAGAGATATATTGCTACAACTGCGGCTGGTTCTCGTTAGCAATCTCGTTTCTTAGCTATGATGGGCGACTATGACCGCACTATGGAATTAGTAGATGCAGCCTATAATAGTACAGGATCATCTTAGGCTTAGTTCGATAAAACTTTAGAATCATTAGAAGCTAAATTAAATAAATTGTCTAATGCCTGGAATGCATTTACAATGGGTTTAGCAAATAGTGATTTAATTAAAGGCGCAGTTGATATGCTTACTGCTTTGCTTACTGGAGTTAATAATCTTGCTGATTCTTTAGGCCCTGTTGGTGGAACTATTACTAGATTTTTAGCTGCATTTTTAGGATTTAAAATTGGGAAAAACGTTTTTGACAATATTTTCTCCTCTTTTACCTCAACTTTTGCCAAGATGGGAAATTTCTTTGAAAATGAGGGATAGAAAGCTGGAAAAGAATTAGGAAAGGGCGTAAAAAAAGGAGCAGAAAATAGCCTTAATAATTTAGATCTATCAGCTCAATTATAGAAAGCAGTTAATAAAATTAAAAATATTAAATTAACTTAGACTAGTTTATCTGATTTTGGAAAATAGTTTGGTTAGTTAGATAGTAATTTTGACTTATTTGCTGCAAGAGTTGACTCTATTTTTGACCCGTTGAAAAATTTAGATGATGAAATACAACCTGCCTTAAAATCTATTGGTAATAGTTTAAAAAATGATTTATTATTATAGTTAGATGCAGTAGATATTATTGGCGATGAAGCCTTATTAGGACTGCGAAATTCAATAAAATAGTTAGGAAATGAAGCTTCTTTAGATGAATTTAAAAATGATATTTAGTAGATAAATAATGAATTAACAGTTTTAAGATAGAATGGTAAGAATATAAATATTTCTGTTAATTCTAATGCTATTAAATCAGTAAATAAATCACTAGGTTCAACATCCTAGGTAATAGCTCAAACTTAGATGGGTTTTAGTTCTATTGGCTCATTATTCTCTTAGCTTGGTGGAACGTTAGGTAATTTTGGAACTTAGCTTCTTGGTATTGGGAATATTTTTGATAGTATAATTAACTTAGGAACTAGTGCATATGGAGTTTTTACAAATATTGCAAATGGAGCTACTATAGCAGGAATAGCTATAAAAAGTATGCTTGGCCCTATTGCATTAGTTATCGCGGCCTTAGGTATTTTAGGCGGAATTGCATGGGCTTCTTATTATTTTAGCGAAGGAGAAACTTTAAAGCGCCAATTAAAAGAAGCGCAAGAAGCTACTGAAGCTACTACTTAGGCAGCAGAAGATGCTTAGGCAGCTTATGAAGACGTAATGTCTGCTTTTGATTCTTATTATACTGCACAAGATGCGTTGGAAAAATTAACTGTTGGAACCTTAGAATGGAAAGAAGCATTAATAGAAGTTAATCAATAGGTCTTAGATTTAATTTCAAAATATCCAGAATTAGCGCAATATGTAACAACTGGTGAAAACGGAGAATTAACAATTTCTCAAGAAGGAAAAGAAGCCTATATAGCTCAACGACAAGAATCTATAAATGCAACTACTACGGCATAGCTCGCGGCATAGGCTGCAGAAGCTCAAGTTTAGACAGCTAATAATAGGTATAATCTAGAAGAATAGATTCGTAATAATCCCATGTATAGCGGTAATAAGAATATAGATGATATATTATCTTTATATTAGGAATCCCCCAAAGCTTTTATAGCTTAGAGTTTTGATACTTAGTCATTAGCAGAAGCTACTAATGATTAGCTTATTAAATTATTTGAACAAAGTGTTGTTCCTATGCGTGGTGCTGCTGGATTATAGGATTATTTAAACTTTGATGAATATGGTAATTATTAGGGAATTCAAGCTGGATAGGAATAGAATGTTATAGATTAGCTACGAAATTCTGAGAGTGAGGCCGGAAATTATCTATAGTCTTTGGCAGATTCTGGTAATCTGACTCTTTATTCAGATTAGCTTTGGGACTTTAGTAATGGTGTACAAAGTACTGCATAGTCATTAGTGGATATGTCTAGTGATTTTGCACAATTTTCAACTTCTTCCCTTGAAGCTAAATCTTCTATAAAAGGCTTATTAAGCACAATGTTAAGCACAAATATAGATGAATCAATATTATAGGATAAATTTGGTAGTGTATTAACAGATGCTTTTGGTAATATAATTTCTGATTCTATGTCAGAAGAAATTAGTACAAGAGCTACAGAATTAAATAATTAGAACGATTTAGCCCAACTATAGCAGTTATATGCTACTACTTTTCATATTCCTGTTGATTAGATAGATGAAAATTTAAAAGAGGATGAAGCAGCCTTAGCCAATGCAATTGCTTCTTTTGAAATTTCTGATGACTATGCTTCTAAAGTAGAAGAAACTTTTTAGAAAATTACAGATGATACTAGTAGTAGTGTAAGAAATTTCTTTGGAATAATGTCTCAAGAAGTTGAAAATTTAGAGGATATAAATTTAAATGATTTATCTACAGATGAACAAGTTTCAGCTTATTTAGAGAGTGTCGCAGCAGAGCTTGGATATACAACTGAACAAGGTGGCGCTGACATTGAGGCTTTTGCTGAGTCTTTAGGATTAGATATTGAAGAATTAACTTCTCAATTTGCTAATTCAATTGACATAGTTAAATAGCAAGAAAAAGCAATAAATGATTCTTTAGCAACTGAAATTGCAAAGAGTGGAACTTTTAGATTAACTAATAATTCCTAGGATGTTTTAACAAGTTTACTTCAATTAGACGCCTAGTAGAAATCTAATATTGCAGAATTATCTTCTCAAATTCGAGCAGGTTTAGGTGAAGGTTCTGCTTCTAATTTCTTAGAAGGAGCTATAGATGTTTATGCAAATGGAACTGAATAGGTAAAAGCTGAATTTGAAAATATCTTTAATGATATTGATTTTTCTAATCCTATCTAGGCCTTTGGAGCATTATAGACTGCTATTCAAAGTACAGAACAAGATATATCTGCTTTAGGTTAGGCAATGTTAGTTACTAGTGAAGATTCACTAAGTACAGCTAATCAATTCTAGTATTTCTTAGAATCTGCGGATTTCTCTGAAATGAATGAACAAATTGCAGAATTTGTTGAAGAAAATGGAAGAATAACATCAGCCAATGTGAAAGAACTTGCAGCAAGTTGTGGTAATTTAAGCTAGATGTTGAATTAGACTGGAATGTCTGCTGATACCGCTGCGCGTCTTTTAAATGGTATAAATACTGGTAACTTAGGTATTGAAGATATTACAGATTCTTTGATTATTGCTATTTCTGCTTTTGGAAAATTAGATTCTGTTGTTGAAAGCGCATTTAGTACTATTGATAATTTTGACCCAGGAAGAGATACTGGAGAAGTAGGAGATTGGGTTAATAATGTAGCAGATACCGTTATTGAAATGTATGATAATGGTGAATATGGGAATCAATAGCTTCAAAATTATTTAAAATTACTTTTTGGAGAAGAATAGTGGAGTTAGGCTGTTAAAAACGCAAAGGGAAATCTTGATGTTGCTGAAAAAGAATTTGTTGATAGATTAAGAGTTCTTGAAGGTAATTTATATGGTGCTTGGCATGAACTAGCTACTGCTTCATAGTATTAGGAAAATTTAGCAGCTTTTAATTAGGAAAATGACACTAATATTCAAATTAGCGAATTAAACGATGGGACCATTGATTTAATTACTAATGGTGCAACAACAGATCAAGTTGTTTAGGCATTAGCTGACGCATACAATATTTCTAAAGAATATGCTGAAATGATGCTAACAGATTTTTATAATTTTTCAGGAGATTTAAAAACTGAACTTGCAGCAAACGATTGGGCCGCAGGTATTGAGGATTATGTAAAATCAAGAGAAGTAACTACTATGGGAACTAATGCTAGAGGCAATCCAGTAGAAGTTTAGACTCCTGTTTTTTCAGATAAAGAAATTCAGAAAATTGCCGGAGAGACCGGTATGACCGAATTTTAGATTTGGAAAGATATAGCTGAACAAATGGGTATTGCAACTGAGCGTTTAGGTCACATTGGAGAGGTACAAAAATTAATTGCTCAATAGGGTGCAGTTCTGTAGCTTTTAGACGAAGAAGGTAGTTTAAAATCAATTGACGCTATCAATTAGGAGTTAAATACTAAACTTGGCGGAGATTAGTTAAATGGCCTTTGGGCTAATATGTTTAATGGATTGCGTCAAGAAGGTACAATTGCTGTTGAAGATATTTATAATTTCTTATAGGGATTAGGTTTAGATGAATCTACTATATCATAGATTACTTATGATGCTGTTGAAGCATTAGAAGCTGCAGGATAGGAGACTGAAATAACTGTTGGCGATGTAGCTATGTCAGAGGAAGAAAAGGCATAGTTAGAAACTGATACCAAAGGGGTAATTGAAAACGGTGCTGAAAATGCAGATATGACTAAATTATCTGATACTCTTTCTACCGCTATTACAGAAGGTATAACAGGTACTGATGATTCTAGTTGGTTTAGTGGACTTTCAACCGCTGCATCTGAAAATATTAATTCAGCTTATAGTATTATTTCTGGCAAAACTTAGGAGATAGTTGATGATAATAAAGCAAAAACATCAACCATGGCTTCAGATTTTGAATCAGCTTCTACTACAATGTCTGATGCAATGTCTAGTGCCTCAAGTTCAATTACTTCTAGTTTAGGAAATGTAGAAACTGCAGCAAGTGATGCAACAACAGAAGTAAATGGATTGAGAAGTTCTATTTCTAGTTTAAGTGGAAAAACTATAACAGTAACTGCAAATTTAAAAACTAATCATAGTGGTTTTAGATTGGCCGGCTCTACATATTCGGTTGAATGGTTTGCCTCTGGGTCATCTGGATTGAAAAAAGATACATTAGGCGTCGTTGGTGATGGTGGCGGACCAGAGTTAATTTTAGGTAAAAATGGAAATGTTCGCTTAGCAGGTATTAATGGCCCTGAAGTAACTTAGTTGCAAAAAGGAGATTAGATTTATACTGCTGAAAAAACCCGTAATTTATTAAAAGGAAAAACTAATATTGATATTCCTAAATTTTCCAGAGGATATACAAATTAGAATAGCCAAACTTGGACAGGATATACAGGAAATGGAGCTTCAAATTCTAGCAGCAGTTCTTCTAATAAAACTTCCAGTTCTAGTTCATCCTCTAAAAAAGAAGCAGAAGAAGAAAAAGAAATTTGGGAAAATACCTACGATTGGCTTTATAATTTAACTGAAGATATAAACGAAGCACTTCGTGAGCGCGAGCGCATAGAACGTCGCTATGATGAAATTTTAAAAGACCGTAGTACAACTTATCAAGATTTATTAGATAATGTTTATGACCAATTAGATGCTCTTCAAAAAGAATATGACCTTTAGGAAGAAATGCTACAAAAACGTACAGAAGAAATGCAACGATACTTAAAAGAAAATCAAGAATTAAGTAAATATGCAACATTTAATTGGGAAGATTAGACTATTGAAATAAATTGGGATGAAATAGATAAGGTCACTGATGTTAATACTGGCGACCGAATTGAAGAATATATTTCAAAACTTGAAGAAATTCAAGAAGAAATGGAATCTGCCAATGATAGTCTTTATGATATTAAAGACTCTATGCAAGAGCTAGAAGATATTGGCAAAGAAGATTTTCTGGATTTTGAGCAAAGAGTTATGGACGCAGTCATAGGTTATTATCAAGATTAGATAGATGAACTTTCTTTAATTGATGAATCTATTAATGATGCAAATACTAAATTGATGGATTCTATACGAAATAGTGTTGATTAGATGCGCCAACAAAGAGAAAATGAACAAACTGAATAGAGCTTATCTGACAAAGAAAGACGATTAGCCTATTTACGTCAAGATACTTCTGGCGGCAATTAGTTAGAAATAAAATAGTTAGAAGAAGAAATTGCTAATGAAAGGCAAAATTATACTGATAGTTTAGTAGATTAGAAACTATAGGAATTTGAAAATTAGAATAATCTTGCTTCTGAATAGAGACAAAAACAAATTGAACTAGCTTAGGCTTCCTTAGATATGGCATAGGAAACTGGCGATTTATGGAAAAATGTTTAGGAACTTATAAAAGCTGGTGTTGATGCTGGTGGAAAACTGGTTACTGGTTCATAGTTAGATAAACTTTTAAAATCTTAGGAAGGTTGGGCCGGTCTATCTAATACATAGAAGATGGACTGGTTAAAAGAAATTGAGCAAGCTTTAAAGATTTCTGGCTCTTATTATGAACAAGAAAAAGATGATATTTATGGAAATTCTTATAATCCTAATGTTGACTATACATAGAAAATTCTTGATATGTTAAATTCTGGTAATATTGATTATCATTAGTTAGCAGTATGGGAACAATAGAGAAATGCTAAAATTATTGCAGAAGGAATGGATGTTCCTTTAAGATATGAATATGTATAGTATTTATCAGATTATGACCCTAGTGTTGACTATACTCAAAAAGTATATGATTATTTAGCATAGGGTAATTACTTAATGGCTGCAATTTCTTAGTTACAAAGAAATCAAAAAATAAAAGATTTAGGATTAGATTATACTTTAGAATATGATTTATTACCTTATCTTATTGCTGGTAATACTGATAATCCTCTATTAGATTATAGTGATTATGAAGTTGATTATGGAGGATATTTACCTAGAGGTTATAGTTTAGATACTTATGATAATGGATATTCTTATTTAATGTCTAGTGAAATGCCTACTTATGGAAATACTAGCTATTATCAAAGTAGTGGAGATAATTATTATGAAATCCACATAGATGTAGAAAGTTTAAGTAGTGATTATGATGTTGATTAGATTGCGGATAAAGTTAAAAGACAAATTAATGAGGATGCCCGTTATCGTAACGTAAATGCAATAAATAGATTAAGATAAAGGAGGCACAAATGAGCGCATTAAAAGGAGATTTTATAGGTTTCACTTTTAATAATGTTCATTCTTCTTCCCTTAATATTATTCGAACTAGTGACGGGAGCAGATTTGTAGAAAATCTGCTACCCGTTTTTTCGGATAAAACACAAGCTATTCCGGGAGGAGATGGAACTTATTTCTTTGGAGCAAATTACACTCAAAGAGTTTTTGATATACCTATAGCTTTTGATTCATTAACCGAAACAAATTTAATACAATTAAAAAGACTTTTAGGGGACAAACAATTACATGATTTAATTTTTGATGAATACCCTTATAAAGTTTATAGAGCGAAAGTCTCTGGAAATCCATCTATTAAATATATTTGTTTTGAAGAAGAAGGAGAAAGAATCTATAAAGGAGAAGGTACAATTTCTCTTGTAGCTTATTATCCATTCGCGCGCAGTCGCTACAAATATAAATCATAGTATAATAAAACTAATATTCCTGAATGGGATGATGATGAAGGAAACTTAGATGAATGGATAGAATCTAGTGGAATAAAAGATTAGGGTGGCTATGATATTCTTCAAAATCAAAGATATAATTTATGGAATCCAGGAGATTTAGAAGCTGATTATTTATTAAAGTTTAATTTTGATGAAAATAATATGATAGCTTCAACTCATATTTTTATTGATGGAACGACTGATAAATAGATTTAGTTTAATAATATTACAAAAATTGGTTCTGATTATGGAATCTAGTTAAATACCGCTAATAATCTTTTAGAAGGTATAAATGAGGAAGGATTATTAACTGGGAATGTTTATAACAAATTTGTGGATAGTGGTTATTTCTTTAAGATTCCTATGGGAGAATCATCTATGACAGTAACGGGCGCAGAGCCTACAGAGATAAAATATGATTTCTTATACTTCTAATAAAAGGAGATGAAGGAAATGGGCGCGATAGCCAAAAAGCCATATGAAATTAGCATATGGGAAGATGTATTAGAGAAAGTAGAAAAAACAGACGATTCTACTGGATATGTTACTATTGAACAATATTATAAAGAAAATAAACTTGCGGTTATTGGTTCTGACACAATGACATCTCCTGCAAGAGCGCATAATCCTATTTTAACTAAAAATATAAACGGTTCATCAAATTTAACTTTTACTATGTATAGTAGATATTTTGACGAAACATAGGAAGAACGAGTAGATAATCCATTTTTAGGATTGCTTGTTAATGAAAGAAAAGTTAAATTAAAATATGATGGAGAATGGTATGATTTTGTTATAAAAAGAATCGATGAAAATTCAGAAAACAATACCTTTTCTTACACTGCTAAAAACTTATTTATAAACGAGTTATCTAAAACTGGTTTTAGTATTGAACTAGATACTGAACTAGAGAACAACCAAGGTACTGTAGTTGATATTGCTAAAACTATTTTAGAAGAAAGTGATTGGCAAGTTGATGAAGCGGCTTGTGATATAATTTAGCAAAGAAATGAAGAACCTTTATATGAAATAGCAACAAATAAAGAAATAACTGGTTATAATATGAATAATGAAGAAGAAACTATTACAATTCCTTCTAATTCTATTATATATGGTTTTTATAGCTCTATCTCAGAAGAAAAACCTTTCTTCCAGTTTTTATATAGAGCAGATGGCGCATACGCTATAGATGATGATAGAGTAATTACTAATAGCGAAGATTGGTATATTGACGGAGTAGTTTATATTGATAATAGTGGTTTTCCTAGTCCTGATTTTGCTAGATATTGCTCTTTCTCTGATTAGTATAGAGGAAAACGATTGGTTAGAAAAGAGAAAACTCTATATGATCCTAAAACTGATAAATATGTATCTCTTTATGCAGATAGTACTGGAAAAGATGTATATGGCTTTACTGTAACTGAATATATTTCACCTACTATTCTAAAAAATTTAATTACTAATTCTGAAAATTTTGTTAGTACAAATGGATGGTAGGCGGAAGAAAATTGTACAGTAGAAGATGCTGTATATCCTCCTATTAATAATATTACAGATGTTATAAACACAGAATTTATGTCTTTGTTAAAAGTTAGCTTTTTTAATAGATATTCTTATATTTATAATTCTGGTATTTCTGATAATAAAGCAAATATAGGGGAATTTTCTACTGGAGATTAGTATGTTTTTAGAATAAAACATGGATATAGTGGTTCAAAAGATTCTCGTCCTGGTATTATTCCAAATAATGAAGGATTAAGAGCTAAAGTAGCAGAATATACATTAGAAGATGGTCAATATGAACTAGGGACAACTTATATTGATTTTACTGGAGATTTTACTAGTGAATTGACTTCTTCTGATAATGATTTACCATATCAATATATAATTGGAACTTGTCAAAATTCAATTTCTTATAATGATTTAATTACAAAAAGAATTGGATTCTTTATATATGCTCCTACTAATCCTAGTTTATATTATTCTATTTAGGACATATAGTTCTTTCCTTATAAAACTGATGCTAATGGCGCGATGGTAATACCTGGCGCGGCTCCAGAAGCAATAATAAAAACAATTTATTATTATTACTATCCAACTGAAAGGTATACTTCTCTAGAAGATGTATCTTTTATTTATAAAGGATATGAGCCTTCTCCTCTTTATACTTCTCAATATGATAATTCTTACCAAAAAATTAGAAGCATTACTGCAACAGAATCTAATCGTTTTAATATGATTCAAGATTTATGTGAAACTTTTGAATGTTGGGCAGATTTTAGGATTGAACATGATCCTGATACTGGTGAAATTTTAATGGATGAAAACCATAGATAGAAAAAATGGATTTCATTTAAAAATTATATTGGAACTGAAAATTATTCTGGATTTAGATATGGAATTAATCTTGATAGTATAACAAGAAATATAGACTCAGAAGCTATAGTTTCAAAAATTATCGTTAAACAAAATTCTAATTAGTATGCTACAGATGGTTTTTGTACTATAGCTCGCGCGAAGGATAATCCTATAAAAGAAAATTTCCTATATAATTTTAAACATTATATTCAACAGGGCTTACTAGATTACACTTAGGTCAGTAATGATTTATACCTAGATGCTGGTGGATATTTAGGATATTATGTTAAATTAAGAAATCTAAATAAAGATAGAGATTCTTATATTGAACAATAGTCTGAAATTGAAAATACCATTACAAATCTTGAAGCTCAAGTACAAACTTATGAAGTAGCAGCACAAGAAGCCGAAGCAAGTTTAACTACTAATAAAAATGAGCTAAAGGCTTATACTGGTTTTGCTTATGAAGATTTTACTAATAATAATTCAGAAGCTGCAAAATGGTTAGTAAATGATAAGGTTAGAGAATATATAACTGCTATAAAAACTTTATCTGGATAGACTGATAGATTTAATGCTTTATGGTCTTAGGCTGAAGCTAATTTACAAGAATATCAAGGAAAATTAGAAAATATTGAAAATTATCTTGATAGTATTGCAGAATAGAAAAATGAATTAAATAAAATATTTTATAAAAAATATTCTCGTTTTATTTAGGAAGGTTCTTGGATTTCCGAAGATTATATTGATGATAATTTATATTATCTTGATGCTGAAGCTTTGTTATATACTTCTGCCTCGCCTTAGATAAGTTATACAATAAATGTTTTAGAAATAAGTGAAATGCCTGGTTTTGAAAATTATCATTTTGCCTTAGGCGATATTACTTATATGGAAGATACTGAATTTTTTGGCTGGGTAGTTAAAAATGGTATGAAAACTCCATATAAAGAAGAAATCGTTATTTCTGAGATTAGCTATAGTCTTGATTCTCCAGAATCAAATAAAATTACTGTTTAGAATTATAAAACTCAGTTTGAAGATTTATTTCAACGTATTACTGCAACTACTCAATCTATTGAGTATAAAAGTGGTGAGTATGGAAAGGTATCCGATATTATAAATACAAATGGAGAAATAAAAGTTCAAACTCTTTAGAATAGCTTTGCAAATAACTCTTTAATCATTAGTAATGCTAAGGACCAAAGTGTTGTTTGGAACGATAATGGTATGATTATTACTAGTTTATCTAAACCAAATGAAATTGTTAGATTGGTTAGTGGTGGTATCTTTTTAAGCACAAATGGTGGAGATACTTGGAATGCTGGTATTACTGGTAATGGTATAAATGCTAATCATATAACTTCTGGACAAATTGATGCTTCTCGAATTCATATTTTAAGTGGTTCTTTTAGTGCCTTTAGATGGGATGAAAGAGGTATCAATGCCTATAGATTTACGAGAAATGACCAAGGAGAAGCAGAATTTTTTAATTTTGGAGAATTTGTTCGTTTTGACCAGTATGGTATCTATGGTATGCGAGGAAATTAGGATTTTACTCCAGAAAGCGAAGAAGAAATTAGAAATAATGCTGATTTTGGCTTTACTTGGGATGGCTTCTTCTTGAAGAGTAATTATGGAAATGTTGCGCCAGATGAATAGGGATATATAACTATTGATTCTGAAAATGATATTTAGGTTATTGATGGACAAGGAACTGAAAGAATAAAGATTGGTCGATTAGGTCAAGATTTATTTGGTATAAGATTTTCAGATAGTGACGGCGCGCCAGTAATGGTTACTGATGATGATGGTCAATTATTCTTAAAGTAGAAATTATTTATTGGTCCAGATATATCAGACACTTATCGTTATAGAGCTTAGATTGGTGTAATTGAAAGCTATACTGAAGATGGAGAAATTACAACTGATGATAGCTTAAAAGATTATTCTAAAATTTTCTCTGTAAAAGACCAGGAAAATATTGAAACTGTTGCTATATATGATAATGGTTTATTAAAAGCTGATAGAGTAGAATTAACTGGTACTATCTATGCTACTGGCGGTAAAATTGGTAATATGACAATCGAAGATATTAATAATATTGGGTAGATTGGAAAGAATGTTACAATTCAATCGCTAGAAGGAGAATTTTTTAAACTTAAAGATGGAGTGGCAAGTCCAGAGTCTTTGACTTTAACTGCTCGTTTAAGTAATGTTCAAGTAGCAGGAGATACTGCTTATACTTGGTCTGGTAGTAATGATTTTGATTAGTGGGAAATCTTATCTGGATCTGGAAGTTAGTATATATTTAATTATGAAGCTCATAAAGATAAATTTAATACTAACGGAACATATTTTATTCGCTTAGTTGTAAGTGGAACAGATGGAGAAAATTATACTTCTTACTTAACTATTAACACTGTTGCAGACGGCGCGCAAGGTAAGCCAGGAGAATCTGGAGAATAGACTTATGTTCATATTAAATATTCTGCTTATCCTGATGGTACTGATTTTAGTGATACTCCTAATATTTATATGGGAATTTATACTGGTCCCTCTGAGACTGCGCCGACTGATAAATCTGCTTATACTTGGAATAAAGTTAAGGGCGAGGATGGTTCTGCGATTTCTCAAAGAAGATACATCGTAAATTTTAATCAAGAAAGAATATTAAAATTTAAGGAAATTAATTCTGAAACCTAGGAGATAAATACAATATTTTCTCCTTCTTAGTTAATAATATCACTTAGTTTATACTATGATAATAATAGTTTAAATATGGGTTTTAATTAGTATGATGCCATTTTTGAAGTTTATGACAATAATGAAAATGAATGGTTGAGTATGAATGATTATATAGGGTATTATATAGTTCAAGATACTATTGAAAATGAGAATAGATATATTTTTAATATATAGGATTATTGTTCTGCGACAAGTGAAATTGAAGACAAGAAATGGCAAAAAATTAGAGATATTATTAGAACATAGGAAACTGTAATTAGATTTAAAGCGTTTTAGCCTAATACTGAGCAAATTTTAGTAGTTTCTCCTATTGAAATTAGATTTGGTTCTACAGAGGATATGGCAATTTTTGAATTAAACGCGGCAGGTATAAATGCAGCAATTCAAAATACTAAATTAGAATTTAATATTGATGGACTTACAATTTAGAATGGTGGATTATCTATCTTAAATAATAATGAAGAAAGAGTTTTATATGCTGATGATAATGGAGATTTAATTATAGAAGGGACTATTTATGCTAATAATGGTACCTTCAATGGTACAGTAAATGCTACTGATGGTACTTTTAATGGTACAGTAAATGCTGTTAATGGAACTTTAGGAAATTTAAATATTGATGGCTAGTTATTGGTAGGTAATATTATTATAGATGGTAGAGACATTATTGAACAAATTGATACTTCAAATTATATTCTTTCTAAAGATACTTCAATTGATTTTGAAAAAAAATACTATACTTTATTTGAAGAAGAATATATTCAAGTAGATTTTTCTACTTTAATTAATCCATCTTTAAGTAATTACTATGAATTTAATGGTGAAGATTATACTTTATCTTAGGATACAACATTAAATATAAATAAAAATTATTATATTTTGTAGGAAGAAGAATATATAAGTGTAAATCTTAATAATTTAGTAAATCCTTCAACTTCAAATTGGTATGAAAATCCTACTATAGAAATTCAAAATTAGTATTAGGGTATTTATATAAATAATTATACCTCAGATAGTAATTCAGGTTTCTTTATTTCTAGCTCTGGTGAAATAGTTGCTAATACTATTACTTTAGGAGATTATGCAACTATTAAAAATTATATAAGATTAGGAAATAATACTTGGATTTTTAATCCAAGTAGTGTAAATAGTTTAGATTCTGAATTAAAAGAAACTAATAAAATTCCATCTAATGCTTTCTTATTAATAAATTAGATTAATTCTTTAAATGAACTAATAAATAGTTTTGTAGTTACATCTGATGGAATATTAAGATTAGGTAGTGAAACAACGGGAATTATTTTAAATGGAGTAGCAGAATCTATTCAATCTGCAAATTATAATACTAATTCAGGATGGAATATAAATTCTGATTCAGCTATTTTTAATAATATTATAGCTAGAGGTTCTATTAAATCTTCTGTATTAGAATATTCTAATATTTAGGCTGTAGGTGGTATTTTAATAGTTCGCCCTAGTTCAATAATTAAAACTGTTAGAAAAGAAGAAAATGGAAATGTTTTTATTACTATTGAAAATCGAAATGGCTTTTCAACAGGGGACTACTGTAAAATTGGATATGGAAATGCTTTAACAGAAAGTATGTTTGAAATAGCTTTCGCTGAAGGTATTTTTGAAATTGATGATACAACTGGAGAGCTAAATGGAGAAGATGGTGCGGAAATTGAACTATTAAATAGTTCTAATTTAACAAATTATAATTTTATAGGATTACCTTTTGTAGATTTTGGTAAAACAGGAGATATTGGAATTGGAATTAATAGCTCTAAAAATTCTAATTTAGTTACTGGAAATGCCTTATCTCTTTTTGAACTTCAAATTGAATCAGCCTCAACTTATGATTTAGAAGGAAATGTAAATATTATTCCTAGAGTTATTTTAGGTTAGATTCCTAATATTCCAGAAACATACGGTAGTTTATCTGGCAAATATGGATTATATGCTGATAATGTTCTTTTAAAGGGTTCTATGATAGCGAATGGAATAAATTATTCTTCTGGTATAAACACTGAATCAGAAGCTATGGAAAAAAATTCTAATTTTCCTGCTGATAGACGAGGAAATATTCTATTATGGGCTGGTGCAGATAGTGATTCAGTAGAAGATATTGAAAATGCTCGTTTTAGAGTTGATACTTATGGAAATCTTTACGCTGGTAGCGGTTATTTCTAGGGTACAATTATTACTGATGCAACTATAACCGCGGCTGAAATAAAAACAGCAACAATAACAGGATATGCTAAAGATAGTAATGGAGATTACACAAATGCTGCGCTAAATATTCAAGATGTTGCTTATGGTATTAATTTTACTAATAATGGCATTTAGAGAATGAGTTTAACCGATTAGGGGTTAACTTTAAATTCAAATTTATATGTAGGTTCAAATTTTACAGTTAGAAATGATTCTACAGTTATAATGCCAATAGCATTAATTTATAATTAGACGGAAGATATTAGTAATCTTCTTGTTATTTAGCCAAATAGAATAGGTTTTACTAATAATGGTTTACCTTCTACTATTTCTGGACTAGATTATTAGATGTATTTAAATTATAATAATGGTATTAATATTATTGATTCAACTGCGACTGATATTACAACAGTTACTTTTAATCGTAATTAGTCAAGATTTAATACTAATGTTTATTTTAATGAAAATTTATTATTACAAGATATAATTGAATATCGAGCTATTCGAAATGATAATGGTCAATTAATTGGATACGATTTATATGTTTAGGAGTAAAAGGAGTGATTAAATGCCTAATTATTCAGTTGAAGTTTGGTATAGAGATAATGACGCTACGGCAAATATGGGCTTTAAAATTGCAGGCTCATATTCGCTTAGCACAAGTGGTACTACTACTACTGCGACTTTTACTACAACAATGTCTGTAAGACGTTATGATAATTATGGACCTACTTGGTATGGAAAAGGAGATAATCCATATGGAAGCGATTATATTACAATAAATGGTATTAAAAAATAGGTTCATAATAAGAATACTTCTGGAGAAGATGGGGGAAATGGACCTTATGAGATTGGTAATGGATGGGTTAATTTTCCAGCTGTTACACATAGTTTTACTTATACATCAACTTCTAGTAAAACTATATCAATTTTAGCAGGATTTTGTAATCCCCCTCCTACTTCTCATAAGATATCTAGTTTTTTAACTTATATGACTCTTCCTTATGCGAGTACTTATTTTCATGACTCACATGGATTAACTAGTCACAGTGGGGTTAATGTTGATAGTAATGGTAATGTAACATTAACTTTACCAAAGCAATCAGACCCCACTCCCATTTATACAAAAAGTAAAGCTCCTACTAATATAGAAATATCTCCTTCTACAGTTTATGATGGAGATACAGTTACTATTTCTTGTAGTGGAAGTTCTCCTGGATAGAATTTGGAAGTATCTGGTTATCAATTCTTTTTAAAGTATGTTAATTCATCTTCTTCTTCTACTCCTAGTACTCCCACGGGAAATTGGGATAGTAAACTTGGTTAGGCTTGGCCGGAAGTTACAAAAACATTAGAGTCTGGGCATGAAGGATAGTACTTAGCAGTTAGAGCTTAGTTATAGGTAAGTTCATCTGTTTCAAGTGGAGCTAATGTTTCCTAGTATCATTCTGATTTGAGTAGAGCTTTTTATTTTAAAATAAATTCTAATAGACCTACTACTCCTAGCAGGCCTTCTGTTAGCGTAAATAGAGAATAGATTACTAAAGGTTAGTCTGTTACTTTTACAATAGGTTATAACGCAGATTATTTGCAATATTAGACACCTGATAGTAGCTCTTGGCATACTACAACCAGTTTTACAGTTACTGATGAACCAGAATCTAGTGGAAACTATACTTTTCGTTGCTATAATTATAAAAATGGTTATTATGCTTATAGTAGTACAGTTAGTAAATATATAACTGTAAATTCCTATCCTCCGTATGCTCCTTCAGAGGTAGAATTAACTGGCCTTTAGGTCGATGGTATTTAGGGAAATACAAATGCTTCTTTAATTATTCCAAATTTAGTAACTGTAGATTTAAATAGCGGAAGTAATAATGGAGAATATTATCCCACAAGTGCATATGTACAATTAACTTTTAGTAGTAATTATTCTACAATATTAAACAATAGAGGAAATTCCTATACAGTTGGACGAGTTACAGTTCCACAAGTTTCTCCTGGATATGTTGCTATTGAAGTTCCATCTAATTTCAGTAATACTTATGCTGGAAATTATATTAAAGCACGAGCATATTTAACCAATGACTACGGAAATTCTGATTGGACATATACTAGTGAGGTATATCAAGTTCCAAGCAAACCCTCTGCTCCTACAATTTCTTCTGTTGAAGCAGCAGAGTCAGGATTAGCTCCTGGATATTTTTCAAATAGTATAAAAATTACTTGGACCAATCCAGTTATACAAAGTGGTAATGCAAATATTACTTCTACTCAAGTAATTTATTAGGCTAGTTCAAATGGAAGTTCATGGGGTAGTACAATTTTATCAGGGATTAATGGAAATAATACTTCTGGTGGAATTAATACTTAGACTGTAACGGCTAATTTTACGCCAGGGCAGTATTATCGTTTTGGCGTTAGAGTTACAGATACGGCAGGACGATTTAGCGATACAATCGCAACTAATAGTCAATATATTTTGTATAGAGGATATGGTCCTGAATTAAGTACAGAAGTTTTCAGTGTTACAGGTCCAGAAGAAGATAATATGGTTACTGTTCGTCCTTATACTAATACCCAAAATTTAGTATTTTCTTCTGTTCGTGCAATTAGTGATAATCCTATCACTTATACTATTGATGCTTATATAGAACAAAAAGGATTAACAATTCCAATTTTAACTAATGTAGACCCTACTTCAACTGAAGGAGATACAGTATTTTTTACAGTAGAAGCTAATAATATAAATACCTTGCTTAAAAATAATTCCTTAAAAGATAATCCAGAAGATACTATTTGGAATTAGAATTTTATAAATGTTAGATATAGAATTTATGCTAGAGATAATTCTGGAATGACATCTACAATAAACAGTAGTCAAAATACTTAGATTAAATTTATTGAGTCTCCTAAATTTGTAACTGGAGAATATATAAGTTTAGGTATAGAATATAATGCTTAGACTACAACAAATAAAATAAAGATGGTAAGTACAACAACTTCTGGAGATTTTAATATTGCCAATGAAAGAATGTTTAATCCAGGAGAATCTGTTTTTCTAAAATTTAATAAAGCAACTGATTATAATGAAGATATAATTGGATATAGATTATTTGTAAAAAGATTAGATACAAAACCTGCAATAGCTTTTGATGCTAATTATTCTACTGGAAATTTTGAAATGTTAAAAACTTATTCCCTGGAAGAATTAGATATTGATAATAATGAAGTTAATATGTTATATCCAGTTAATTCTTATACAATGAACAAATTTTTAATTTTTGCAATTGCGGCGGTAGATAGTAAGGGAAATTTATCTGAATATAAATATTCAGAAACTTATTTAATTGGCTGTCGTATTCAAAATGCTACTATTGATTTTGATGCTAAAGTAGACAATACTGATAATAAATTAAAATTTACTTACATTATTTCAGATTTAGGCGGCTCGCGCTTTGTAAATAGTTAGATTTATACTTATTCTTAGTATCCTAATTTTGAAAGAACAATTTCTTTAAATGGTGAAAGTTATAATAAAAAAGCTAGAATCTCTTTAGAGTATTGTTTAGATGGTAATTTTAATAATACTTCCAGTAATAACTATGGAATAACTTCTATAGATTACGATAGCAATACAGACTTTGAATCTATTGGTTCTAATAATGGATAGCCTATTACAATTGCAACAGATGTTTTAAATGAAAATTTTCTAAATAAAAAACTTTATTCAAGATTAGTTTTAATTATGTCTACTGGGTTAGGAACTAATGAATTAGAAGATTTTAATGGATTAAGTGTAAATATTACTTATTCATCAATTTATACTTATTATGCTGACGCGCCTACCGTATCTCATAGAGCAAATCATGTAGGTATAAATACCAATAATTTTAGTAAAGATGAAGATGAAATTTTTATTGTTTCTGATTTTGGTATGAGAGATAAAATAAAATTTATTGGAACTAATGAAGCCGGAGAAGCAATGAATATAGTTATTAATGTTAAAAATGGAACATTAATTGGTTATGATACAAATAACAATCAAACTATTTTAATAGACTTAAAAAACAGAACTATTGATGGTGCGATAATTTCTGGCGGCAATTGGTAAATTTGACATAAAAACAATTGCTATGGTATAATTATTATAAAGGAGTAAAAGGAGGATTTTTATATGAAAATTAATTTATAGGATTGTTTAGTTTTTTAGGAAGTATATAATAATTTAAAGGAAAAGGTAATACCTATTCAATTAGCCTATTCTTTAACTTTATTAAATGAAAAAAATAAAACTAATTATAATTTTTGGCAAGAAGAATTTAATAAAATTTTAAATCTTTATTGTGAAAAAAATGAAGATGGTACAATAAAAATGTCAAATGATTAGAGTAGTTTTATTATTATAAAAGATAAAATTGAAGAATGTCAAAAAGCAATTATGGAATTAAATAATACAGAAGTTGAAATAGAAAAAATTAAAATTAAAAACAAAGATTTTGAAAAATTGAATGAAGTTAATTTAAAATTTGGAGATTTAGAAACTCTTCTAAAATTTTTGGAGGTTTCTGATGGCTAATAAAATAATTTTAAAGAGTGGAGAAACAATACCAACATCTAATGATTTAGAAGAATTAGAACCTGGCATAGATAAAACTACTAATAAATTATATACTAAAATTAATGGAGAAATCGTTTCGTTAAATGATACTTCTTGGGAAAATATTTAGAATAAACCAGAAACTTTTCCTCCAGAAGAACATACTCATAAAATAATTGATATAGAAAATTTAGAAAGTGAAATAACTTTAATAAAAGAATCTATAGATGAAAAAATGGATTCTCCTACAAATTTAGGTTCTAGTGGATAGTATCTGCAAAGAGCAGGAAATAATTAGGGAACATGGGTTACTATTCCAACTGTATCTAGTTCTTAGAATGGACTAATGACTACTGAATTATATAATACTTTAAATAAAAAAATGGATTCTCCTACAAATTTAGGTTCTAGTGGATAGTACCTAAGAAGAGATTCATCTAATTAGGGAACTTGGTATACTATTCCGACTGTATCTAGTTCTTAGGATGGACTAATGACTACATTTCTTTATGATAAATTAAATATGATAAATCGTTATATAACAATTGAAGGAACCTCAGGAGTATGGACCTATCGCATATGGTCTGATGGTTTTATGGAATTATGGGCCTCTATTTATGTTTCTACTTCTGTATCTTATACACTAGGGGAAAATTGGTATCGTTCTGATTCCCCCATTGGTCAAAGAGAATATCGCTACCCCTATTCTTTTCAAAGAAATACATATCCGAATATTTAGGCAAGTTTTTATTCAACTAACAATTAGTCTGCATTGATATGGTTAAATCCTACAGCATCTTACAGAATAGATTATGCTCCTTCTTTGTATTTAATTAGGCCATCTACCGCAAACTCAGTTATAGGATATATAAATTTTTATATCTCAGGATAGACTAATGTATAAATTTACACCAAATTATTAAAATAGTATTTCTCATAGTTTACTTATTAATAGGAGCGAAAAGGAGGTGGAAAAGTAGTGACAAATAATAGCTACCAATTTCCATATAATCAATAGGCATAGTCAATGGGACAGTATCAACCACAATAGTTATTTCCTCAGCCACAAGGTAATGTTTACACTATCAATAACTCTTTAGAAGTAGCAAATGTACCTATGAGCGGTGGATTATCAGTAGCATTATGTCTGTCAGAAGGACTTCTATATTTAAAATCAATGCAAAATGGAAATCCTATGTTTATGGCATATAAAATTACTCCATATGATAATAACTCAAATTCAAATCAAAATATAAATTCCAATTCAACTTCGAGTAATTAGCAAGATGTCCTTAATGCATTAGTTACAGAATTTCAAAAACAAAGAGAAAAAATAAATAATCTTGAGAATGAAATTAGTGAATTGAAAAAGAGTAATAGTGGAGGAAAAATAAATGAACTCATCTAATCCTTTTTCGATGATGATGAACATGATGAGCCAAGGTGGCCCTGGAATGGGTATTATGCCTAGAAATCCAATGGCGCAAATGATGAATAATATGATGCCAAGTGGGAATATGCCTATTAATTAGAATTAGTTTCGTTAGTATTTACCAAATATAGATGATAATATATTATCTCAATTGGTTTAGAGAGCGCGACAATAGGGTATGTCAGAGAACGATATTCAATCGGGATTAAACTTTATTGAACAATTGAAACAATCTTCGTTTTAAACGAAGAAATAAATAAAATAGGAGGCCTGTAAAATGGATAATGGCCTATCAGCAGCCGATGTATTGGCTTTGACAAATAACAATAGAAATTGCTATAATGATGGAATGTGGGATAATCCATTCGTATATTTAGTATGGATGTGGGCTTTTAATGCTTTCGGTGGCGGCTTCGGCGGCTTTGGTGGAGTTGGCGCGAATGGTGCCCTTACTAGAGCAGAAATGTACGATGGATTTACAATGAACAACATTGAAAGGCAGATTCAGGGTGTTCAAAATGGTCTTTGTAGTGGATTCTATGATTTAAACACAACTGCTCTTCAAGGTTTCAATGGAGTAAATTCCGCTATTGCTGAAAATCGTTTTGCCACTTAGAACTGTTGCTGTGAAACAAATCGTAATATTGATGCAGTTCGTTATGAAAATGCTAAGAATACTTGTGATATTGTTACTAATAACAATATGAATACTAGAGATATTATCGATTCTTAGAACGCAGGATTCCAACGCATTATTGACTTTATGACTAACGATAAGATTGAGAACTTACGCACTGAGTTGCAATCTGCTCAATTAACTCTTCAAAACAACGCTCAGACTTAGACTTTAATTAGTGAACTACGTCCATGTGCAAAACCTGCTTACATTACTTGTAGCCCTTATACTACTGCTTATACTGGCTATGGATATAATAATGGTTGCTGCTGCAACTAATCACTCTTAAAGAGTACAAATCCGTATCATAGGAGTGATGTAAAATGGTAAATAGTTATACTAATACTAGTCTTGCAGTTTTAACAAATGAAGCTTTAACTTTTAATAATAATTTCGTATAGACGGGATGTACTGTTACTCATGCCGCAGGCTCAGCTACTTTTGCACTAAATAAACCAGGTTTTTATTTTGTTACTTTTAATGGAATTGCCGCTGCAACTGATACGGTTGGTAATATAACTGTTTAGCTGCAACAAAATGGAGTTAATGTTCCTGGTGCGCTTACTACAGCAGCATCTACAACCGCATTAACCGATATTAAGAACCTAAGTTTTTCAACTATAATTTAGGTTAAACCTTCTTGTTGTGCAATAGATAATAATGTTAATTTAACTTTAATTAATACTGATGTTCCAGCTACTTTCTCTAATGTTAATGTTGTTATAACTAAACTATGTTAATGGAGAAAATAAGATGTTAAAATATAAAGCATTATATAAAAAAATGATGGATGATTTAAAAGACGCTGGTATGTGGCTAGATTGGGCCAAAGAGTTACAAGATTCATCTCCTGAAGTTTCTAAATTTTTATTTGCTTAGGCGAAAGAAAGAATAACAGTTAGTTTCCCATAGACAATGCAGCTATTCGAACAAATTAGCAAAGCTGACAAAGCAATGGAAAATAATTCTTTAAGAGAATTTTTAAAAGATAGTTTGGAAGAATGGTACGAAGATTTAGAAAATAAAATGAAAAAAATGTAAATAAAAGAGTGGATAGAATATCTATCCACTCTTTTTCATTTTATTCCCAATTAACTATTTCCCATTTTTTTAAGCTATCCGATACATATTTCCCAATACCTATTGCATCTGCCTCATCATTTGTAACACTAATATCAAACCATTCTTTAACCTTTAATTGCATTGAGCGTTTTTTATCTGGGCTAGTTTTACCTTTAACCTTACAATGCTCGCGCCAAGTAGATGGAGAACAAATTGTAAAAGATTGTTTCATCTCAAATAATGTATCTATAATAACTCCCTATAAATGAGCTAAAGTTTTATAAGTCATTAAGCCAACTGGCGCGCCTTGTGCGGTTTTCTATTGAAAATGTATATCTTCAATTCCTACTTCATCAGGATTCCAAGTAGTAATCATATTAATTAACCAATGTTTTATTGTATTGGTACGTTCTTCTTCTTTAGAATAATCCGTTCTAAACTTTCCATATTTAATTAATTTCTGATTATCAAAAATAGCCCAGCCTGTAATATGAGTCGCCTAATCTAAAGCTAAAACTCTCTTTACTCCTTTTGATTTAGAGATTACTTTTGAATCTAAGACTTTAAAATTATTAGCTTTGCAAATAGGACATTCTTTTTTTGTTCTTAATTTTTTCCATGAGCTATATACTGTATGTCCTTCTGGACACTAAAAAATCATTTCACTATCTAAATTTTCATAAGTATCAGAAATTAATTTCCATCCATCATCTTGAAGTTCCTTTCTTATATCTTCTATTTTTATTTTAGACATTTTTACTTAAGCCCAGTTGAGCCAAAGCCTCCACCTCGGTCGCCCGAAATTTCACTAATATTTTTAACTTCTTGGAAGTTAATCATAGGAACTTCTTTTAGAATAATCTGTGCAATTTTTTGACCTTTTTCAATAGTATAAGATTTTCCATGAAGGATGCTTTTAATTACAGGATTTCTATTATCATCAAAAGTATATTCAATATCCTTAATTGAAGGCTCTGAGTTTTCAACAATTACTTTAATTTCATCTCTATATCCACTATCAATAGTACCAGGACTATTAGAAACTTTTAAACCAGTTCTTAATGCGATACCACTTTTAGGAACTACTTCAATTTCATATCCTTCAGGAATAGCAACTTTAATACCTGTTCCAATTAATTTCTTCTCACCTGGCGCCAAAGTAACTTCTTCTGTAGAGTAAATATCCATTCCAGCATCACCAACTCTCGCGTAGGTGGGAATTTTTGTATCTTCCGAACATTTTTCTACTTGAATCATTACAATTTTCTTTCCAAGATTACCATTCGCGCGAACTGCGTTTTTAAATAGAATAACCATCTTTACAAGGAAATCAATTCTATCTTCTCCTAAATCTTTACCATATTTTTCTTTAAGAGATTCACATAAATCATCAGCGCTATCTACAAAATTTTCAACATCTATCCCAGAATTTTTAAAAATAATTTGTATAGTAGAAATATTCTTGGGGTCGGTCAATTCTTTTTCAAGAGTATCAAGAAAAAGCTGGGAGAAAGTTTTAAATTCTTCATCGGGAAGCGCCAGAATTTGGGCAAATGTATCAATAGCATTCTGTTGATTTTCGTTAATATTTTTAATATTATCAATACCCATTATCATATTCTCCTGTAATTAATTCACTATAAGGGAGAGTTTTAATCCACTTACAAAAATCTCTCCATTCGTCAAGTTTGTGGTCTTTTCGAGATTTATACATATTAGCTAAAACTTCATAATTTAACATAACCGTCCGTCTCTGATTGTAGGAACTAGGAAGGAGTTGAATCATTTGCCACCAGTATTTCTTGTCTTTGGTTTTGAGGTAGCGTGTTCGATAGTAATTAAGAACATTTATTGTCAACCCTAACAAATCGTCCCCATCAACTCTGATATTTGTCCCATCGAGAAATAGAGCGTCACACGGATCATCATTGTAGACACTCATCAATTTCTCGTGTGAGAAATCCTCCAGAGTAAATTCCTTCTCCGCAATTTTATGCATCGTCGAGCAAGAGTTTGCCACAGTTCCAACTTTATATGTATCGAGCTCTTTGAGAAAATATAAAGGACTAACAATGTCAAGATATACCGTAATCATTCTCATAAACTTACGATGGTCAGTCCCACTTTCTCGAAGACTTTTCATTAATTTATAATCATTTGGGCCAATATCTGGTACGCCATCTTCATCAGGAGGGAATTCAAAACTATCACTCTTCTCCCAAGAGTTCATCGGATTCCGCATCCCACGAATTGCATGTTCCCAGCCCACAACATCATAATTTTCAATTTTTATCATAAAAATCTTCACTCCTTACATTTGTAGTATTTTTAAATAAAATATTACATAAAATGTAAAGTCCAAAAGCTTGCCAGTAAGAAATAAAAGGCAAACCAAAGAGCACAACAATAACTGCGTTCCAAATCCACATAATAATTGCGCTATAAATAAATCCAAATAAAAGAAGTACAACTAATGCTACTAAAAATATTAAACAACCATATTCATAATTTTTATTGTTAGTATAATTTTTAATATTATTGTTTTTCATTAATTTATTTCTCCTCTCTATTTTCTATATATATTATACTAAAAAATAAAGAGGAAATCAAATTTCCTCTTTAATATACAAACCGCAATGACATGGACCTAATCCTTGTTCAATAAATTCTTTGCAGATACACTTTGTATCTTCATTCTTGACTATTTTACAAGGACAGTATCCATCGTTTTCTTTTAGTTTCTCTCTTATTTCTTTTACAAGTTCTTTATTTGGATTTGAACGAATTTTCATTCAATCACCTTAACTGATTTTTTTTGCATATTGATTTCTACTAGCAAGATTAATTCCTAAAATATCATTATAATATTCTTTGTCATTAGGAATATATCTTCCAAACTTAATTATAATATTAGCAAATTGTTTTAAATCATTTGCTTTATCCTCTATTTCTTCTTCTCTGTATCCAGTATAAATTACAATATCATCATTAGTTTTTATACGCAGCGCGCCCACTAATTCTTTTAAATCATCGAAAGAATCCATAGGCTCAAGCCCACCACATACAATAGCTTTAGTTATATCATTTTCAATATAGTTATTAACAATTTTATCAATACTATATTCAATTTCTTTTTCTTTAGCCAAAGAACTATTTTGACATACTTTTAAACCGCAATCTTTATCACATTTAAAATTACAATAAGGGAAAATAATAAATAAAGAAGGCTTCTTATAGTTTAAAAAATCCTCAAAAACTATTCCTTTAACTTTCATTATTACCTCCTTCTTGTAATCCTTGAATATAACCTTTAGTATATTGTTCTTTCATTTTTTCTTGTATATTAAAAAATACAGTAGGAAATAATGCTGTCATAACATATTCAAAAGAAATAGGTTCATCTTCTCCAATTTCTTTTAAAGACTTTAACATTTTATTGATTTGTTTTTTAGAGGTAATATCAATATTATTCATTTATTTTTTCCCACTTTCTTAACTGAAATTCATTTTTACGTTCTTTTGACCAAGTAGCCGTTCTAGTATAGAACCCTACTGTTCTAGTATATTCAAATTCTTTGGGTTCATGACACTCAGGACAAACGTCACCATAAAAACTATGGTAATTTTTACATTGAGAAACTTTACTATTAAAGGCAAAATAAGTAACTCCTTGTTGAGCAACCCAGTTAAGCATATCCCAAGCTTGTTCAAAATTACTAAATGTCCCCTCAATATTTATATGTTCAATCGAACCGCCATTACAATAACTATCAAATGCAGCACAAATTTTGGTCCGCTCTTTCATAGTTGCTTGAATACCAAGAGGAATCCATTGATTACCGTAAAGAGGTAAATCTAAAACTACTTTATCACCATAAAGAAGTTTATCACTTTCAATTAATTTTACCGCAGCCTGTTCAGCAGGGACTTGTTCAATATTGATTTTATAATCTTTATCTAAAGCAAAATTATCAATAGTATTTTGAATTACTTTAAAAATCTTTTTGCCAAAATCATAAGCCTCATCTTTATAGAAAGTATTCCCAAATTCATCTTTATAAGTATATCCAAAAGTTTTCATTGTTTCATAAATACCATTGATTCCAACAGTATTATAAAGATGCTCAAAATCAATTAGCCCATAAGTAAAATTAGGAAGCAATCCTTTCTCTACATTTCTTTTAATAATACTACGAACTACATCTAATATTTTCAAACAATCTTCCGTTAAATCCTTTAATTCAACTAAATAACTCTTTTCATCTTGATTCTTATAAGCAAGGCGCGCAAGATTAAGAGTACAAACTTTAACTGAACCAACTTTTAAAGCTGTACCACCAATACTATTAAAATAGCCTAAATCTTCAATATTACTTTTTAGGCGGCAGCAATTAGATAGACTGTTTACACTTGAATCAGTAAAGAAATTGAAAATATTCCATTCTCTTGAAGCTTCACATGCCCATTTTGCGAAATCTTCATCTACAAATTTTTCATTTTGGTACAATAGAGAAGCAGTTAAAACAGGGAAAGTAAAAACATTATCCTTTCTAATTTTATTAACAATATTAATAAAATCTTTCTGAAATTGAATAATTTCTTCTTCATAATCAATCATAAAACTACCATCTGGAAGAACCGCGCCACCGAAAATAGCTTCAAAATAAGGATGGTCAAAAACAGAAACGTTTGTAAAAGCGCATTGGTCCGCGCGCATCCAAGGCTGGTTCAATCTATAAATAAGAGCCTGAATTTGTTGGTCACGATATTTTTCAGGAGTTTTAGTATAATATCCTTCTTCTACATCTTTATGCCAAAAATACCACATATAGGGAATTAGATTTGGTAATCCAACTGCGCCACTTTGTCTACGGCTTAAATAAGATACAGCTTCTAATAGAATTTGAATAAAAGAATCTAAGTGCTTTGGAGGTTCTGCATTGTATCCTTCAATAAAGAAAAGGCCTTGTTCTACAATATCTTTTATATCATAAGCAAAGCAATAACTATAAAAAGTGGAAGTATCAAAATCATGAAGGTATGAACTATAATTCCATAATTCTTCAATAATTTTATTAGCTTCTTTAAAGCTATATTTCTTATTTAATTCATAGTAAATTTTATTAAAAGCTAATAACTTCTTATGAGGCTTACTCATTTCACTAATAAGCGTAACAACATCTTTTTGTCCAATATTTGAATTAGCATCAATAGAACTATTGGCTACATTATCACTATCTACAAAGCCATTAATAAAATCTGTTAAACTCAATTTATCATCGGAAAGCCCTTGTAATTTAGCAAATTCTTCACCATATTTTTCTTGAAGTTTATTAAATTGAGTTGTAAAATTCTTATTTAAACGAATATTTATATTCATTAAAATTACCACTCCCTAATTAATTTTAATGCTTCCATAAAGGGATAAAGTCTTCCTTCATATTCAATAACAGGAACAGATTGAATACCTTTCTCTAACATTACATCAATATCAGAAATTATTTCATAAGGAATCGTTTTTTCTTTAAGTTTGGAAATTAAAACTTTACATTGTGGGCATCCTGTTGAATACACTATAAACATCAATCTGCCTCCTTAAAACAATAAATACATACTCCATTTTCAAATAAATGATTGCATTCTTTTTGAAGTTTTTTGTTTTCTTCTAACAGTTCCTAAATTTTAATATTTAAAGTAAATCTATTTGCTGTTAAAATTTTTTCTATTTCATTATTGTTTTCTACAATTTTATTATGAATTTGTTCACTTGTCATTTTTAAACTCTCCATTTTTTAAAGTAACAGTACTACATTCATAAAAATCTTTAAAAAGTTCGTAGTTTTTTTCTCGAATAAATTGAAATACTTCTCTTGCATCTTCCCTTAGAAAAGGAACGACTTTTGGTTTACCTTGCACTATCTATAATTTTTTACAATAACCTGCAAAGGTATTCGTATTTATAAAATCATGGTGCTATTCATAATTTAAAGTTCGTTCTCCTTCTATAAATACATTAAGTAATCCAATTAATTTTCTACATCTTTCATCTTGAAAAAAATTATCCTCATATTTAAGAAAAATTCTTGCCTAATTCATTCGTAAAAATGTGACCTATTTAAAAATTTTAGGTAAGCGATTTATTATAAAATCATCTTCATCGGAACATCCATAATCTATATAATAATCTATATTCTCTATTTTTCGTTGACCTAATCTTGTTAATAAAGTTACTTCCGAAAAAGCTTCATCATTCATTAATCCTTTAAAAGTTAGTGGCGCGGATAATGGCGACCAAATTATTTTTTCCCATTCAATAAAATCCTATTCTTTTTTTAGAACAACGGGAAATTTTGTCGCGAGCGCGCCTTTTATTAAATTTTTATTTTTCTATTGTAATAAATATTTTACTGTATCCAAACTATCCTCTATTTTACCAATATCATAATCGTGGATAAACACTATTACTCCTTTAGTAGACCATAATACTTTATCAAAAGGATAATTTGAGATAGTCTTTTCATCTGTAGATAATCTTAAGTGCGGCCCGCGCATAAAACTTCTATATCCAATTTTTCCTAAAGAACTTCTTTCAAAGGATTCCTAAAATCGAGAATAAATAGAAGGGTCAGGAATAGACCCTTCAATATCCTCTGGTAATGGAATGTATTTATTATTTGAGAAAGCTAAACCACCGTAATGAAAATGTTCATTACTTAAATAAGGAAGAATCTTTTTATTAAAAACTCCAGTATCATAATCTTTTCGATAATAAAAATCAGAATATAATTCTGGCTATATCTTTGGACACATAGTTACAATCTAGTTGCTATTCTTAAAATAGGAAGCTATTTTCATCAACTCTAAATTGAAGAAAATCTATCCAAAATTAGATAAGTCACAATCATATAAACCTACAGTACCCATTATTCTTCTTCCTCAATTCTTTCACTTCTTATTAAAATACTTCCATCATCTTTTACTTTTTCAATTAATTCCACTAAATGATAAGGTGTATTTTTATATTTTTTAGCTAAGAATCCATCCTCTTGTCTAATTCCAGTTACAATTATTTTATTACCTCTTGAAAACCAAGATTTTTCTATAACTTTTTTCTTTCCTGTCTTTGGGTCTTTTCTGGAAATTTGTCGGTCATAATGAGAATATACTCCACCGTAAATCTTAACTGTAACTACTCCACTAGTAGTTAAAATAGTAACTGTTTTTTTATTTTTATCCTTATCAAGAACAGTTCCAATAATACGATGTAATTTAAATAATGGAATCTTTTTCCCTTTGATTTCTATAATTCTGTCAATTTCAGGATTTTCAGAAAGATAACTATAATCAGAAAAATTGTAGCGGGCGCAATCAACATTTTTCAGTTCATGATCGTGTGAGTAATAAGAAACTGAATCCATTTCCCATTTACTAATATTGCCACTACAATACTTATCCCACAATTCTTTTACTAATCCTTCATTTACTTCTTTAAGTAATTCTTCTTGATGGCTTTTTAAAAAGTCTCTAACAGGGTCCATACCTTTCTTATATATCTTGTCCCATTTAGTTTGAAGAATAGCATATTGATATTCAGAATTATTCATTACAATTAATTCATCTACATCAAAATTTTTATCAAAGAAGCTAAGAGCAATATCATTCAACAAATATTTATTTTCATATTTAAAATTCTTTAAATATTTATTAAAATTAAAAAGTCTAATTTGAAAATCTAAATGAGGCGGAATATAGTTGTTATCAATTAACATTCTCATATTTTGTAATGTTAATCTAGTTTTGGGACTACTAATTGAAGCAATATATTTTTTCATTACTTCTTCTCTATCTCCAAAACTATCAAATGCACCTGATTTAATTAGATTAACCATTTGAGGCTTTGTAACTTTTACTTTAGAAAGAAAATCTTGTAAAGTAGAGTATGGTCTATTAGAAAGAATATTTTGAATAATTTCTTCCCCAACTCTAGTAATGCCGCTTAGACCATAACGAATAGTATTAGTTTTTACTTCTGGAGAAAAAGTATATCCTGATTTATTTATATCAGGTGGAGCCACCTCAATTCCTATTGCTTTCATTTTTCCAATTGCTGTAGCTATCTTACCGAAGTTTACTGTTTTTACTTTCTTTTTCTTTTTAGTAGAATCTTTTTCTTCTTCATCGTCATCATCATCGTCTTCTTCTTCATCTTCCGTAAATTCTTCAATACAATTAATATATTGAGTTTCTTCGGAATAAATATCTTCTTCTTCCTCTTGCTCTTGTTCTAATCCACCACTATCTGTAATTAAACAAGCACAATTCCAAAAAACAATAGGATATTTAAAAGCAAGATTTAACTCTTGTAATCCCACTAAACTATAGGCAAGCGTATGCGCGGCACAAAATGAATATCCTCTTTGAACCTTAAAAATAACATTCCAAACATAATTGGCCAATCTTTTGGATAAATGCTTTTCTTCTATAGTTTCAAAAAACTCTTTTTCACATTGTAAAAATTCTACTGGTTTTTTCTTTGCAATAGATTTTCTTAATCTATCAGCAAAAAGAAGAGAATGGCCACCTATTCTTTCGTCTTGTACCATAGACATTAGTTTTTCTTGTGTTTCACAAATACCAAAAGAAATATCTAAATAGCTTCTAAGCCAATTAATTTCGTCTTCAGTTAATCCATAATTTATCATTTCATCATACCAAAGATTTATGTTGTCTTTATATCTGGCATATTTGCTCAACGGTTGCTCCGCGCCTTTTTCAGAAGCCATCAATCTCATTACTGAATTAATAACTGCTAAATCATCAACAGAAGAAGGATGAGTCAATGCAATTCCTTGAATACCACTTTGTTTTTCCATTTGGAATAATGACATTACTTCATGATTCCAAAGCATTTTCCACATATCAGGATTATCTCGTTCAAGATTATAAATACCAAGAACTTTTTCATAGGTTTCTTTTAAAGTTTTTTCTCGTGTAATATATCCATAATCACAAAGTAAATCCAAACAAATATGGATTTTATCAAGAGCCTCAATAGACAACAGGTCAATTTTTATTAAACTTACATCCTCGGCATCATGAAGGTCAAATTGAGTTACAACGTCACCATTAGAAGTTTTCATCAATGCCGTTGTTTTATAAAAAGGTTCGTCTACAAAAATAACACCGCCTGCATGAGAACCAACCCCACAGATTAAACCTTCAATTCTTTGTGCAACTTCCCAAAGTTCAGGATAATTTTCTTCCATTTCAATCCTAAATTGATTATTAGCTGAAATATTATTATCTTCATCACCATAAGCAGTTTGTTTTAAAGTTCTTAATAATCCTCTATCTGCCGTAATCATAGAAGATAAATATTGAGCAATATCAACATCAATACCAAGTCCGCGCGCGGCAGTAAGAACCGCTGATTTAGATTTTTCAGTTCTTAAAGTTAAAACTTTAGAAACTCTATTTGCGCCATAATGTTTTTGAAAAGCACTATATACTTTATCTCTTTTAGAGCCTTCAATATCAATATCAATATCCAAAGGACTAACTCGCTCAGGATTCATAACACCTTATCCACTATTTCTAGTGGGGTAGACTATATCTTACTCTCATAATATACTTTAAATCCAAAATAAATTCCATTTACTCTTGCTTTTTCTGAAATTTGCTATCTTATGCTATGAAAATTTTTACTTCTTGTTTTTCCAGTTTCTATTAGCCATTTAGCAGCATCAGAAGTCGTTTCAAATAAATATTTATCATCTTTTTCTAGGACTATTCTTTTACTAATTTGCTATGCAATAGAAAATCTAGGAATATTATTTGCATTTAAAATTTTATCAACAGTACTATGGTCGCATCCAATTATTTTTGCAACTTTTCTAGCAGATTTCTCTTTATAGTATAACTCAATTATTTCAAGTTCATCCCAATTATAAAGTTTAGTACATCTTCCACCTAGAGTCATATTATAACCATTTTTACCATAGCTATTAAAATTTTTTATCCAATATTTTTCTCGTTCATCGAGCAAATTATTTGAAACTTCTTCTAAAACTTCAAAAGTAAAATTTTCGATACCATATTTATTCATAGCTTTGTATAAAGCTATATGCTATAAGTAATCTCTTTTTATATTGTTTTTATGCTAAGTCCATCTTCTTTGTGGACTAGCTACTGTTTGTCCAATATAAATTTTATCATTTATTTTATTTTGAATTTTATAAATATATCCCATAATATCACCTACTTTAAATATTATGAGAGCCGCTGCGCTTCGAGTGGTAGCAAATCCACCCTACTCCTTTCGGATAGTCGTTACACCTTTTACTTTATTATTGGCTCTCCAATGATAAAGTAACTTGGCACGGGATTGTCTTTATTTTTATAAGATTTTCCCCGTTAGCCCTTTCGGACACCGCTTGCTAAAGGCGTTCACAGCGTTTATTTTAACTATGTCACCATAGAGAGGAGGCTTATGCCACATTAGCTAACCTCCAAGGAAATAACTTAGTTTTTTCTCTTAGTGGGTTAATTTGTGTAATACCTAAAATATTTAATAAAATAAATCCACCGCCAGACCCACGAGAAGGACCAATAAGAGTATCTCCGTCCTCCCAAGCAATCTCGATATAATCTCTAACATTCATTAAATATGCAGACCATCTTGTGCGAGAAGCCTCAGAAGAATCCCAAACACTTTTTAAGCAAATATTTATTTCATCATAAGCTCTCTTATTTTGATACTGAGAATCTTTTTTTATTTTATTTAAAACTACACTTAACAAATGTCTATCACTATCATACTCAGAATTTTTAAAAGATTCCATTATAGGAATATCTTTAACAAACTCATTATAATAATCTTCATTTGGCTCTGAAGGATGTTTGGGTAAATATGGAATTCTCAATGGGTGCATTAAAGAATAGTCTTCACATTTTTCTTTAATTTTAAGAATATTATTAAAAGCTTTTTGAAGAACCTCTTCCCCTAGAGTTTGCTCCATATATTCATAAATTTCTTCTGTACTCATTAAATAAGTAGTAGCATAAAAACTTTCCGTTTCTCTGTCGCCGCCTTGAGCATTAAGAAAAGCATGATGAATATTAATATCCTCTTTTTTAAGATAATGAGAATCGTTTGTAATAATATAAGGAATATCTAATTCTTCTGAAAGCTTAATTAAATTTTTATTTACATAAATTTGTTCTTCATTTCGAGAGGGTTGCATTTCTAAATAAAAATTACCTTCTCTAAATAAATCTTTCAACTGTCTACACCAAAGACAAATCTTTTTATATAAATCTTTACTATGATTTTTTCTATATTTTAAAAGTTGAGTAGGTAGAGCGCCACCTAAGCAAGCTGTACTTCCAATTACATGTCCAGGGTTTCTGCCAATAACTTCATATAAATCTTGATAATAAGTTGGAACGCGCATCATACCGCGCGCCATGTAAGAGTGGCTCCAAGCTCTGGTAGAAATCTCTCTAATTTGTTCATGTCCAATAGCATCTTTAGCTAAAAGAATGAAGTGATAATATCTGTCATTTTCTCTATTAAAATTTTGAGCGTTTAATCCATTTCTACAGAGATAAATCTCATTACCCAAAATTAATTTAAAATCAGGATGGTCTTTTTTTACTTTATTATAAACTTTCTCTGCTTTAATGGCAGAACTAATTGTTTCATGTTCGGTTATTGCCAAAACATTATGACCAAGTTCTATTGCTCGATTAACCAAAGATTCAACCGTATTTATTGAATCGCGCAAACGAAAGTTAGAACTAAGAATAATCAGTATGGTTATGTAAACTACCAGGATACTGATTTGTCATATGGCATCACCTTCCTTTCCCTTTATATAATTATTATACTTCTTTTTTATTAAAAATACAAGTTTTAAAATTCTTTTCTTGTAAAACTTTTTATTGTTGGTAATATTACTGAATTTTTTATTTCTGGGTTTATATCTTTAGGAAAATATCCAATATGACAAGCATATCCTCTAGCTGATTCATTAATAAGAATCATAGAAATTTTAAAGCAATTATTATAAATAGTTTGATAATTTAAACTTTTTATTTCTTTAATTATATTTGATAAACAAGCTTTATAAGAATTGTAAATTTCTTGTGCCTTTTCTTTATTTTTTAAATCATAATATATATTTATTTGTATCATTTAACTATTAACTCCTCAAAAATCAAATCTTTTGGTAATATTTTTCTACAAAGATAAAAGCTTCCAAAAGAAACGCCCTTTAATATTTCTTTTGTTTGTTTATTTTTAAAAAAATTAATTCTTTTATCAAAAATTAATGCCTGACAATCTTTTATATATTTATATCTTTTTTGGCCTTGTAATGTTGGTATTGGTAAAAGCATCATATAGGGTTTATTTAATTCATATAATCTTTTTAAAACATCATCTTTCACACTAAAGGGCGGGTTAGAAATAATTATATCATATTTTTCTTCTGGCTCAAAAAAGAAAAAATTTTGATTATAATCTATATGGCTGTTTATTACATGATATCCTTGTTTACGAAGAATTTTTACATATTCGCTATCATTATAATCAAAAGGACACCAAATAGTTAGTCCTGTTTTATTTGGCAAATATTTTAAAATTGGGATTACTGCGTAAGATGGAGTATAAACTTCGTCTGATTCTTTATTGGTTTTTGCTGTTAAATATCCTTTATTAATCATCACTTTCTCCTTTAAAAACTATAGGTTCCATCTAAAACTTCATAATCTTCAATAATTATTTGAGGAGTTTCTCTACCCATCCATTCATTTATATTAGCTTTTCCAACCAAATTAATTTTTATATTATTATATTGTGATAATTCTTCAATTAAATCTTTAGCATGAAATTTAATATAAGTTGTTCCAAATTTTGAAAACTTTACAGTATCTTTATTCTTACCTATAACTTCTATTTCATTTGGAGTTAAATTAATATCAGAAATATAAATTAGAGGTTCAGGTAATCCTTGGCCCCAAATATCTACATACTTTCCAATATCCATAATAAGATTAACTAAGTCTTCGTCAGCCGCCATTCGTGAGAAATTAACATTATAAACGTTTTCAGAAAAATCTATTTCTTTTAATTTCTCATTAGCATAATTATGAAATTCAGATAAGTTCTTATTTAGAATACTAAAACCATATGCGTTTTCATGGCCAAGTGCGTACTCAACTAATTCGCTATCTATTACAAAATCTTTAAAATTTTCAAGTTCACTATTATTTAATCCTCTTGCACTTCCTCTAATATATCCTTCATCATTGAGGCGCGCGACAATCGTAGGATGATTATACCTATTAGCTAATTGATTAGCAACTAATCCGTTTAATTCAGAAGGAAAAATATCATTGTCATCAAGTCTTATAAAAAGAATTTTATTATCTAATAAGCCATACTTATAAATTTTTATTTCTAAATCTTCAACAACTTTATCCTTTATCTTGTTCTGTTTTGCTTTTGCATTCGTGCATTCACGAGCGCTTTCTAAGGCCAATAAAGTTTTTTGTCCTTTTTCTCCACGCTTGTTACTTTCAACTTCTTTCTTTCCATCTATAAATGCTTCAAACAATCTAACTTTTTCGTCTTGCGTTCCAATTCTAATCATAGCATTAATCATTGGAACAATATAAAAAGCTACAGTAGTAGGATTAATTCTACCACCCATTGAAAAAGATTGTTTATCAATTAAAGTTTTAAAAAAGAAATTTTTAATAGAAGATAATCCATTTACTATAATAAATCTATTTTCAATTTCTGCAACGCTTCCCATATCGCCAATTACACCAAGCGCCGCTAAGTCAATATATTTCCATGCAAAATCTTTCCCAGTTTGAGAGTCAATATATCTACAAAACTGCCACACTACTCCCGCGCCGGTTAACGCTTTATTAGTATAATTTTCAGAAGATTGATTATTAATAATTACTGCATTTGAACTTACTTCTGTTTCTAAAATATGATGGTCTAATACTAAAACAGGAATATTTAATTCTTTTAGATTATCATGGTAAACTTCATCATTACTAGAAGCATCAGGTAAAATAACAAGACCATATTGTTCTTTTTCAGTTATTTCCTGAATATGGTCTTGTAGTCCATGTTGTTTTCCTTCATGTAAAACATAAGTAATTTTTGCATCTGGAAACCAGTCTTTAATATATAAATACATAATAGCAGAAGAAGTAAAGCCATCACAGTCACTATCCACTACTAATAGTATTTCTTTATTATCTTCAAGAACTTTTTTTAGGAGCTAAAAACCTTTCTCAACATTGTCTAAACACGTTGGTTCTTCTAAATCAATTGCAGTAGGGTATAAATAGCTTTGCAAGTCTTCAATTTGTCTTTCCCTTAATAAATTTTCAGTATAATTGTTTTTATAATTTTGATTTACTAATTTTACTTTCACACTATAACTCTCCTGTCTAATAATTTATTAAAAACTTCATAACCTTTATCACTAGGAGAATCTTTTAAATCTAACAAATTTTCTCTATCGTAAATAAAAGAAAAATTACAATAATTTTTATATTTCTGACAAATTTTTAATAACTTATTAAAATATAAATCTTCTCCTGGCTTTTCTTCTTTATCAAAACAAATTATAATTTCTTGAGGATAACAATTTTTTAGCAAAAGGTTTAATTGCAATTTATTAAAATTACTTCCGCAAACAGCAACAGAACAATTGTCTATAGGAAAACTTTCTAATTGCAAAATAGATTTTTCACTTTCAAAAACATAAACTATCTTATTTTTTTTTATATTATCTATATTTTTATTTAATCCATATAGATTCATTGACAGCGGATGTGAATACCATTTATTCTCAATTTTAACTGGCATATACTTACCTATATTTTCAACTTCCCATTCATCCAGCGCGCGCCCTCTAATTCCTACTAGATTATTTTCAATATCATAATGAGGAATAATAATTTTATTTTGAGAAATAGAAAAAAGAATATTAAATTTATCCATAGCTTTTTCGGTAATACTATCCTTTAACCATTCTGGAGGATAAAACTTTGTAAAAACATTTAGTATTCCTTCGGGATAAGAAGGTAATTTAATATTCTTATGAGGATTTTGATATTCATTTCTTTGAGATATATATTGAGTTTGTTCAAAAGAATCTAATAGGGAAAAAGTTGAGCATTTTTCTACTATTTGAACAATATCTTCATACCAATCATATTCGTATTGTCTAGTTTCATAATATTCTTTTAAGAAATTAAAAATAGACATTCCTTCACAATTAGTATAACAATAAAAAAATTTATTGTCTTTATAGTAATAAAGTTTCATGCTCGCGCTTTCAGCATCTATATTATGACATATAGTAGGAAAGATAATATATCCTTCCTTCTCTATATATCTATCAGCCCCAAGTTTAGTCATTAATTCAATAATTTTTTCTTCATTTAAATTATTAATTAATTCTTGATATTGACTATTCAAATTAACTCCTCATTTAACTTATTCAATTTTTTTATTAGTTCTCCGTATTCGTCAGAATCCCAATTTTCATATCTAAAATTAACACCGTTAGACATATCTACTTCTTCGCATCTGCTATTAGTTAAAAATAAATCTTCTTTCCTTAAAATACCTGCGTCAAAAATAGACCATATTCTTACTTGAGTCCATTCTCCAGCGCGCACTTTAAAAACATCAGATACTAAGTTAGCTTCTTTACCATATTTTGTAGTGTAAGGTCTAATTAATTCTAGTTCTTCTTTAGTTGGGCGCGCCATGATAAAACCATAGTCAGCTTTATTAATAGTGGCTCTGCCACCAGCTAAACTAGATTCATTTCTTATATCTTTATTTTCATCAGCTTTTGCACTTACTTGAGTACCAGACATAACAAAAATATTTAATTCAGAAGCTAAATCTTTTAAAGTTGTTGATAAAATTAAAAGTAATTCATCACTTCTTAATGAATAACCTCGAAACTCTTTTAATAGCGCAGGTCCGATAAAAATATAGTCATAAAATACATATTCTGTATTATATAATACATAATTCTCACGAACAGTATTTTTAATTAGTTCATTAGTAGGATTCGGCATTTTAGTAATTTGAAAATTATCTTGATATTGTTCAATTATTTTTTTAGCTTGAGCAATAACTTTTTCTTCTAGTTTATTAAAATTACCATATTTAAATTTAGACTCATTAATTCCAGTTAAATAAGCAAGAATCATTCTTTGAATCTCTTTAAAATTTTGTTCTGTTGTAATATATAGAACTTTTTCAGAATTTCCCTTTTGCTCCCATTTCATAGTATAAGGATTAAATCTTAACGGAAAAGCAATATAACAAGCATCGGCTACCATATTTCTAGTTTTACCTAAGCCAGAGCCACCACTTCTTAGACAAAATGTTCCTTTTCTTGCGCCAGCCATAACTTCATTAAAAAGTTCGCCTTGAAGTGGAATACCAATATCAGCGCCTTCATAAGATTCTTCAATTAGTTCGTCTAATCCAGAAAAAACGTTTCTAGTTTCAGATACATCATTTTTTAAAAAATCATGTTCTATTTTTAGAAGTTTTCTTTTTATTTGTTCTACCATTTCAGAAATGGTAAGTTTTTCAAAATTTTTATTTATATCAGTAAATTTAGGATTAGAAGGGTCTTCGCAATAAAAATCCGAAGTGTCAAAACCCATCTTATTAAAACTTCTAAGTACATTTATCTTCTTTAAATGCTCATAGTAATAATCAAAATTATCTTCTTGAGCTAGTTCAATAGCATCTTGTAAATACTCTCTACCATTATTAGCAGTATAATATTTTTTTGCAACTTCATTAGAACTTAAATAGTTTTCTATATCAATAGGCATAATCTTTTTTGCGCCTTTTTGATATAAAACGGAAATCGCATCAAAAATATATTTTTCAAATCTACTATGAAAATCAGTTAGATTCAATGTATATTTATCAGTTTTACTAAGAAGAATCGGATTTTTCATTAAAGTCCCAAATATTTGCAATACATCGGGCTTTTCATTCATCTTCTAACTCACCTATTTCTTCCAAGTGACTTACTATTTTTTTAGTTTTATCTTTCTTTTTAATGGTAATAGTATCGCGCGCTCTACGTTGTTCAATTTGTTTTTCAATTATATTTAAAATATCATATTGTTTGGTTGTTTGTTCAATCCAGTATTGTTTAGCATCTTCATAAACATAAGGAACAATACCAATACCGCCTTGGCTTTTATCAATACTTCCCTTTTGAATATCATAAAAATAAATTAATGTAAATAATATTCCTTTTAAAGTATACCCTCTTTTTAAGAAAGTTTGAATTTGTTGAGTTAGCTTAGAAAAATTTACATTAATTTTTAAATCTTTATAAAGGTAATATTTTATATTTTCTAAATATTCTTCTTGAGTTTCTTTTTTAGTAATATCTTTATAATTACTCTTTCCTTCGCACCAGGTTTTATAACAATCTGTATGATAAAACCAATTTTTTGATGGCATTACCCAATCTATATTTTCCGTTAATTTATTTCTATCAATAGGTTTTTTACAAACTCTACAATGTACTATTCCAAGTCGCGCCATATTATTCAACTCCTTAATAATATTATAACATTTTTTTATTTAGAAGTCAAATTCAAAATAGGGATGAACCTACACGATTCATCCCTATCTCTACCTATATTATTTACACTAACGCTTTCATTTCATCAACTAGCAATTTAAATAAATCTACTTGACTTTCAGTAATTTCAGATAATTTCATTTGGTGTCCAAAAACTTCTTCTACCAATTCCATTATCTTCTTAGCATTATCAGGACTCTTTTTAATAAGAGAAGTCCAAATTTCTTCTGCCTCTTTTCTTACTTCATTAAAAGTTCTTTCATCTATTTCTTCTGGCTTATCTTTATCTACAATTGTAGCGCCATCTTCAATTCCACTTTGTTCAATAGCTTTACTAAGTGCTTCACTTAATTCAGTATAACCAAATGGAATTTTTTGTGGCAAATGAGGGAATCGACTTCCCGCTAAGAAAGTTGGGTTAGACCTAGTATATAAATATCTATGTCCAATTCCTTCTTTATCATATTCAACATTGATAAAACCAATAATATCAACAAGCTGATTTACAATATCGTATGCTCTCTTAGGAATATTAGGAGAAAAGATTTCAATAGAATTATCATCATCAATCTTCTCAACTCTTTTTTCTACATGAGCAATAATAATTAAACCATAACCAAGTTTAGTAATTTTTCTCAAAGTAGAATCAAATTCCTTTTTACAAAGAGCATATCCTTTACCCCAGGCAATATCAGAAATACTTTGAACTCCATTGGCAACACAAATATAATCTTCACACATTTGCCACATTAAACCAACAGTATCAATAGTAACTGTATCATACATTTCCTGGGCTTCTTTTCTTTCAAGCTGTTTAAGAACGAGTTTTAAATCGCTCCATTTATTTATATCAACTGCTTTAACCCCAGCTAAACCATTATATCCTTTTTCAAAAGCAAGCAATAGGTTTTTCGGGGCGCGCGAAGCGAATGTTGTTTTACCCACCTTAGCCGGCCCATAAATACAAATATACTTACCTTTTAAATCTCTACTAATTGTGGTAGGTTCAATATTTAAAATATCAATAGCCATATATTATCTACCTCCAATTAGAAACCTAGGTCGCTAAGACCTCCTGTAGCGCTAGGAGTGGAAGTCTTAGTAGCTCTACGCTCAATATCTCTTTCCTTCTGATTTTCAAGTCTATTCTTTCTTTCGACCAAAGCCTCTCTAATATCAGCTTCCTCATAAGCTGCATCTCCATCAAGAGGGACTTGGGTACCACCAGTAATCAGAAGTTCACTTACAGAAACTGTACGAGTATCATACTGTGCTTCACCGAAGTCTACCTTTCTAGCAATTTTCTCAACCGTAGAAGAAAAATTCAAACGACCATTGGCTACAACAGTATCTCCTTCATTCCAGAAAGAAGAAATACCACTAGTTACATTTTCATTAGCACTAAAGAAAGGAATAACATCTACCTTTCCGCCATACTGAGGAAGCGCAGCCGTTACCTTATACTTCTTAGTTTCAATACCATCTTCATCCAACTCATAACCTTTAGAAATAACGTAGAAAGTAACACCAAACTCTGCGCAAGGTTCAAATTCCTCTTTCTTTACCTTAGTAACAAAAGAAGCAGTAATTCTTGGGAATGAAACTAGTTGCTTGTTATTATTGTAATACTCATTCATCTGAATCTGACCATTAGAAATTCTAATTCTATCAGCCAAGTCTTCACTGCCCGCGGCCGCGATGCTAGTATAAGAGTTCATAATCCTTTCAATATTCTCATAAGCGGGATTAATAGTACCCTTAGTTGTTAGTTTACTAGCAAACATATGAATAGGAATTTCCAAAGCTTTAGCTTCGTCATTAATTGTCTAGTCTACCTTTACCTTAATAATACCGCCAATAGATTCCATTTCTACGCCATTCTTTTTGAAAGAACCATTCTTCAAATCAATTTCACTCAAAATTCCTTCAATCTTTACTCTATTTTCTGCTTGTCTCAACATTTAATAATACCTCATTTATATAATATTTTTGGTTCTTTTTGATAAATATAAAGGTTATGAGTAGAACTCATAACCATTAATATAATATTAACTAATTAATTACTCTTCGTCGTCAGAAGGAACAAAGGTACGGCCTTCATCAGTAATAACTACATAAGTAATATCCTTAGCGTCTTCGCCCTCGCCAGGAACCTTCTCACGAGTTACAAGACCCTTCTTACTAAGGTCAGTTACATTAGCATTTACAGAACGAGGGGTACGGCCCAAAGCATCGCAAAGCTCGGGAACACTTACACGACCATTATTCTCCTTAACATAAGTAAAAACAGCGTTAGACATTTCAGTTAGCTTCATAATTAATTAACTCCTTTTTAATTTAAAATTTTATTTATTTGGCTTTTGCCAGAAAGTTTATTTTCTTCTCTCTTAACTTTCTGTAAATATTATATCATCGTTTTCTATTTTTTTCAAATTTTGAGATGATATTTTTTAGCATTTTAAAAGTTTTACGACTGAATTTTTTTCATCCATTTTTATAGACTTCGCGCCGTAAGTATCTTTACTTAAAAGATTAATAGAATCTGTAGCAATCTTTAATTGAGTTTTATTTGATACTACAATTATACTACAATTTTCTTCAATAGGCAAAAAATCAACTAAGTTATCTTTTGAATCTTTTAATTTTTGAATCTTCTGTCCTTTAGTATATCTACTACCAATAGAAAAATCTTTTATGTTAGACCTTTTAGATAATCCTTTATGAGTAATACTAATGATTTCTTTCGTAGTTTTTGGCACTACTCGCGCGCTGACTACATAATCTCCATCATTTAGTTTGATAGCTTTTACGCCTTTTGTTACTCTTCCAGTTTCACTAATATCTCTAGGTACAAACATAAGAAATTGTCCTAAATTAGTAAGAATACCAATTTTTTCACTATCAGTAGTTAAAACATCACAAAGCTCATCTCCTTCATTGAGGTTTAATGCTTTAACACCAACTTGTCTTTTAATATTATATTCTTCTATTGAAGACTTTTTAATCATACCACATTTTGTAATAAAAGTCAAATTATGAACGTTATTATTTTTATTAATTGAAATAGCTGCGACTATTCTTTCATTTTCACGAAGATTTACAAAGTTATTAATATACACTTTTTCATCTACAGGTAAAATACTAATATTACAACTATAGAAATTGCCATAATTAGTAAAAAATAAAATAGTATCAATAGTTTGTGCAGAAAAAGAATTAAGAATAAATTCTCCATTATCTAATTTAAATTTTACACCAACTCCACCTTTTCTCTGGGTATAAAGAGAAGAAATTTCGTTAATATAAACATTATTATTATTAGTTAAATTTACACTTAAAGATTTAACCTCTTTAGGTTCATCCTCTTCTGCTTCAACATTAAGAATTTTAGTTCTTCTTTCATCGCCAAATTTATTAGCAACCTCAATCAAACCTTTTTCAATTTCTTTCTTTAATAAATCTTCGTTCATTAAAATAGAAGTGATTCTATCTTTTTCAGCTTCTAGCTCTTTTTGTTCATTAATAAGTTTATCAACTTCTAAACGAGCCAGGCGCGCGAGTTTAATATCTAAAATTGCTTTAGCTTGAATTTCAGTAATTCCTAGAAATTTTTGTAAAGCTAATGAAGCATTTTTAGAATCTGCTGCCTCTTTAATAAGACGAATAACTTCATCAATATTATTAATGGCTTTTAACAATCCTTCAATAATATGAAGTCTATTCTTAATTTTATTTAAATCAAAAATAAAACCCTGTCTATATACAGATATCTCATGATTTAGATAGGACTGAAGAGCTTCTTTCCAAGTAAAGACTTTAGGATAACGACCATTTTCAAGCATAGTCATATTTATTCCATAATAATACTGGAGAGAAGTATTCTTATATAGATATTTTAAAACTTTGTCTGGATTGGTTCTACGAGATAGATAAATTTTAATTAACGGAGTAGAGCCAGTCAAGTCATTAAATCTATCTATTCCTGGATTTTCTTCTGATTCAAGAATCTTTTCTAGTTCTCCACAAATGGTATTAGTATATACACTATATGGAATCTCAGTTACAATTAAACATCTTTCTGTGTTATCGTAACTAATTACGGAACGAAGTTTACAAGACTTACCGTTTCCATTCTTTAGACTTTCTTTTACTTCTTCTTCGTTAAGAAGAATGCTTCCAGTTGAAAAATCTGGCGCGCAATAAATATCTTCAAAACTACAATCAGAATTCCAAAGAAGTTTAATTAGTGCTTCATTTACTTCTCTTAGATTAAATTGAGGAATAGAACTGCTCATTCCAATTCCAATACCCATTGTTCCATTAACGATATTATAAAAACCCTTAGAAGGCAATACAGCTGGATATTGCTCTGTATCGTCATAATTATCTCGCCATTCATTAATAGTATCTTTCGCAATATCTTCAAAAAGATAATTAGAAATATCAGAAAGACGAGAAGCCGTATAACGAGGTGCAGCCCAGTTTCCACTCTCCATTAAGTTTCCATATGAACCTTCAACTTCTACAAGAGGATAACGCATTGCAAATGGTTGTCCTGCGCGCATAATAACGCCCTCACAAGAACTATCTCCATGGATATACATACGCATAGCTGAACCAATACCCTTTAGTGTTTTCTTAAAAGGTTTTGAATGGATAAATTTATCTGTATATAAACAGTAAAAAATTTGTCTTGCAGAAGGTTTTAAGCAGTCTCTTACATCAACTAGCGCACGACTTTGAAGAACTGCACCAGCATATTGAGAAAAAGATTCTTTAATTATTGGGGTTAATTCCATTCTTTTCCTCCTTTTGTTTTATATATTTATAATATATCTATTTTATTTTATTTCCAAATTTTAAATAATTTCATATTTTACTGGAAGAAAAACTGTAGTACATTGTTGCATCCATGGTTTTTCTTTAGTAGCAAATTGTTCTCCATATTCATTACAGATTAAAAGATTACCAATAGTATATTTAATAGTACAATTTTCATAAGGCTCACCTATTTTTATATTATAAGTTTCAGCTAATATTACTTTTTTAATACACTCAATTATAGCATTAAATTCAAAAAGTAATGTTCCATCGTGTCGAACTCTTTGATATGTAAAATAATCAAATTGTATATTAGGATTATATTCAAGAATTACATCAAAACTAAATTTTTTTGTTTCGATTCTATACCTTAAATTATCTAAATATTGTTCTTTAAACATCCTTTTTAAAATATAATTTGTATATTCTATACGTGTATTTTCAAAAGAAATATTAGGAAAATCCGATTTTTTTAATCTTTCTTTTATAAATTCTATTTCAGTCATATATACCTCTTTTTACTCTTTAACCTCCGAAAAATCAACATTTTCAAAGATAAATTCTCTTCTCGGTTCAACATCTACCCCCATTAAATCTTCAAGCAGCGCAATAGCTTCTGGAGTAGGTTCAATGATATCCATTCTTTGACTTTCTCCAAACATAGAATTTCTCGCTTGTTCTTCTGATAATGCACCCAAACCTTTTGCTCGTGTTACAGTCGCGCCTCTTTTTCCTCTAGCCCGTTCAAATTCTTCATCTGAAAAATAATAACTTTCTAATTTCCCATTTTTTACAATATAAAGCGGAGAACGAAGCCAGCATAGTCTACCTTCTTCTAAAAATTTTGGAGCCAAATAGCGAAGTGCAGCCATAATTAAAAGTCCAATATGATAACCATCACTCAAGATGTTCCATTTTTTCAAATGGCTTAGACTATATTTTACTCATTAAATGAGAATGCTCTTTCCAATCACGTACCAATAGTAATTGTACTCTCCTTCACGGAGATAGTCGTTACAGGCTTCATTTATTAATCCATTCCTTTTTCTTTTTGCTATATATGGGTAAATTTTTATAGCTTCTTCCCCATAACATAGCTTGAAAAGCTTGATAAGTTATTTTTTCTTTATAATCTTCATATATTTGTTTTGCGGTTTCTTTCATATAGCGTGTTCTACATTTCATAACTTCTTCATCTGTTAAACAAGCGCTTTCTGATTTTCCGCCATTGGTAGCTTCATACATATAATATTTCTTATTATCTTCGGTATATACTTCTGGCTTAATTTCTTTCCAAGTAGAGCCATCCCAAATACTAGCAAAAGCACCAAAAGAAATTTTATCTTTAAACTTTTTATATACTTCACGTCGGCGCATATGTAAATCATAACATTCTCTAATATAACTAACTTCTTCATTAGTTAATTTAGTTCTTCCGTTATTTTCACATCTGTTATTTCCACCGCCTTCATTACAATTATAACCGAAACCTTTATATGTATTATAATATGCTATCCAATACTTTTCTTTTTCATCTAACTCATCTAAAGAACATTCCTCAATTATTTTGTATTCAAAAGCATCTACTCCATATTTTTGAATTGCTAATTCAATAGGAATATCTGTCTTATGTCGATGTTCTTTAAATCTTCGTTCTATATTGTTAGATTGTCCTATATAAGATTTGCCATTTTCTTTTTTGGTTATTTTATAAATACCTATCATTTTAATTCCTCCTTTTTAATAAGAAGGAATGGATTAATTCTGATTCCCACGGTATTCCCTTTATCTCACCATATTTCAGGTTTAGGGTTTCTTAGTCAGCTTATTCGTCTTTGGATATATCCCATTATCTCTTTATAGTTTCAATGAGAAGTCTTATTTCACTGATACCGTTAGCCTACATTTATATGTAATCCATCCTTACATTTATATGTAGACCCTCTTGGTTAAGAGTAAAGCATTTTTGGACAGTTCTTTAAGTTCTATCCGCATCAACACAAATTGCGATTTTTCCATATCTAAGTTTTTTACTATCATACTTTCCTGGATTAATATTCATTGCGCTAAGAAGAAGTTTAATTTCTTCGTTCTGAAAAATCTTTTCTTCTGGATGGGCAAGACAATTTAAAAGTTTGCCTCTAATACCAAGAATACCATATTTCTTAATATCTCTCGCTACCGCCATTGAAGCTGCCGCAGAATTACCCTCTACAATTAAAAGTGTAGAGTCTTCTCCTAAAAATTCTGCATCCTTTAACTTATCAGAAGAAAAAACTTTCTTTCTCTGATTTTTTTCAATATCCTTAGTGGCCTCAAGAACCTGACGTCTAGCTCGTTCTGCCGCAGCTTCTGCTTTCTTTTCTTTAGTTAAAACTTCAACAATCTTTTCAAATTCATTTTTATTCTTATAAACAAAATCTTTAATTGCTTCACTAAAAACAGTTTGGGTATATCCTCTAAGTTCTGGATTTTGAATTTTATTTTTAATCTGATTCTGATAGATAGGATGGGGATGATGAATATTAATAATATACACTAATCCCTTTCTAATCATATCAGCGTCAAACTCACCCTTGGACAAAGAGTTAATAGTTCTCGTAAAAGCGGTTTTCGCACCAGTTATTGGAGTACCGCCTTCTGCATTTAAGGCGCCATTAGAAAAGACGTAAGACTCTTCTTTTCCAGCGGTCCACTGTGCAAAAACCTCAACTTCAACTTCATCATCAAATTCTTTATATCCATAAATAAAATTCTTATGAAGAGGGTTTTTAATTCTACTTTTAGCAAAGTCTTTTAATCCGTTTTTAGAAAGGAACCTTTCGGTTCTTCCATTATATTTTAATACAAAAGTAACATTAGGAATAAAATATGAAGTTAATTCTAATTCTTCTCTTATTCTATTGTAATCAAAACATTTTTCATCTTCATTAAGATGGAAGACTTTTTTATTAGGAGAAAACTTAATAATGGTTCCAGTCTCATTGGTCGGCGCGCCTTGTTGAGCAACTTCCGTTTCAGGAATACCATCATTAAATTTTAAATACCAAGTATATCCATCTCGTTTTGTCCATACTTCAAAAGTCTTAGAACAAACACAAACAGCGCTAGAACCAACGCCATGAAGTCCTCGAACTTTTTTATAGTTATTTGTATCAAATTTACCACTAGAATGGCTTTTGGTAAAAAGTTCAATTAGAACTTCCTTACAGTCAGCATTCTCTCCATGAGGTACTCCACGACCCCTATCTTCAATTTGTAAACAATCATCTTCCATATCAACAGTAATGACATTTCCTCGTTTCATAATAGCTTCATCACAAGCATTATTAAGAATTTCAAGAAACGCATTAAAAATTCCGTTCTGTCTATCATCACCTAAATACATAGATGGAGTATCTCTACACGCTGTAGCAAAATCTTTAATTTTTATTGAATCAGCATTATAACTCACACTTTATCCTCCTTTCCATATATATTATTATTATAACAAAAAATAAGAGGAAAATCAAATTCCTCTTATTCCCAATTATAAACTTTTTCAGTTCTTTTCTTTTTTGAGAAATGGTCTGTATAAATCCAAATTAGTTCTTTTTTAGCTCTTGTAGCAGCAACATAAGCTAATCGCTTTTCTTCATCATTCCTAGGAATAACTCCGTAGACAACAACATGGTCATTCTCCAGTCCTTTTGCAGAATGAGCAGTTAAAACTTTGACAGTATCTTCTCTCATTTTATTATTAAAATCAGAAGTAGTTAAGTCACCACGTTTAAAAGTGTCACAAGGAATATTTTTTTCTTCTAAAAAACTTTTTATTTTATCTAATTGACTATTAGTTCTAGTTAAAATAAACCATTTGCCGTAATCTTTTTGTTCTTTTATTTCTTCAGCAATAGGAGTAAAATCACGAGAAACTATTCCACCATCATGAACTTTTTTAACAGTACCTTCATAATCTACCTTAGGACAAACTTTTTTTGGAATTTTTCTTTGGAGCGTTCTTAGAAATTTTGTAGCAAATGAAAGAATATTATATCCTGTACGATAGTTGTTTTCCATCTTATAGACTGTTACAAGTGGATCATTATACAAATCAAAGAAATAAGTTACATCACTACCTCTAAAACTATAAATACATTGGTTATCATCACCAACAACAAAGAAATTGTCTGGTTGTAACATACCAAATAAAAAGAAATATTGGTCTGAATCAATATCTTGAAATTCATCCACTAAAAGATGAGAAATATGTCTTATTGCTTCTGGATGGTCTTGAATTTCTTCAAATAATTCATCAAATTGTTCATCATTAATTAATTTACTAGTATCTACTCCCGCGCGCAGTAGTAATTGATTAGCATAACCATGAATAGTTCCAATATAAATATTGTTAGCTTGTTCACCAATTCTTTCTTTAATTTCATCCGCGGCCGCGTTAGTAAAAGTAATTGCAACAATGTCTTCAATATTTTCTTGTGTATCTAAAAGATATTTAATTCTCTCTGTCAAAACTCTTGTTTTTCCACTTCCGCTTCCAGCAATAACTAAAATATTTTTAGCATTAGAGGTTACTATCTCTTTTTGAATATCGTCTAATTGGGTATACATTTATTCATCTCCTTTATTTTAGAATACACAAAAAAGAATAAGAAGTCAAATTTTGACTTCTTATTCATTCTCATCTATATAATCATCTTCAAGTACTTTCCAAGTTGACATACGATTATACAATTTACCAATATAATGATTACCGCCTGCTTCGGTATAATCTTTATAAAGCTCCTGTAAATTTTCATGTACATAAATTGGTAGCGTTCGTTCGTCTTTATATCTATAATAGATATTTTCAATTTTTTGTCTTAAAACGTCTACCATATTTTTCTTTAATAATTTTATAACTTTTTCATTACTTTCGCTTGTGCTTTTTATTTTATCTATTTCTCCCTAAAATTTATTATAAACTTCATTACTTATATCCATTAAATATTGCTACCTATCAGCTAAATATTTTTTTCTAGTTTCATGATCATGGTCTATAAGATAATTAGGAATTAATTTATCTAATATATCTTTCATTTGTTTTTCATATTCTTCTTGCTATTTCTATTTTTTCTTTTTGAAAAGTTTTACTGGTTTTCCAAAAAATTTTAAAATATTAGAAATAGCAACAACTGCCGCGCCAATTAGAACAATTAAGTTACAAATAGTTTGAAAAGTTATCATCTTTCTCTCTCCATTTATTTCACTAATTTGTCATTATGCCAGCGAGTTTTTACTAAAAATTTATTATTTAAGATATCTGAAAAATTTTTTATATTTTTTAGTTCCCAATAAGGAATTCTATATAAAGATATATTGTTCGCTAAACAATAACTATTTTTCTTTCTATCATATTCTGTTTGAAGTAAAAATTTCTGGCGCCCTCTGATGGGTTTAAAATGGTATTCTCCATCTACTTCTATTATAATATTTTTTTCATAAAGATAAAAGTCAAAACGTAAAGCTCCATTTTTTAAGTCTTGAAAGGTTTTCTCTCTTATAAAGTTAATTTTTTCTTTTTGTAGTATTTGAATTATGTGCATTTCATAACCACTCATTTTTTTCACCATAAATAAGTAAAGATGGGGTATAGCTTATCCACTTATTAAATGAATGACAATCGGCAAAAGGAGGCGAACTATGGCTTATATATTAAAACGAACTGGTAAAACCCCTAATATTCCATTTCAACATTTTATCTGCGACACTTTAGAAGATATGGATAAAATAGATTTACGAGGCACCCTTACTAAGGTTCCAATGGGAAGTACTTGTTATGTTATTGATACTGGCGCAATCTATTTTCTAAATGGTCAAGATTAGTGGATTAAAAAGCCTTCTTCCGGTGGGTCTGGAGGAGGAGATGAACCAGAACCAGAACCTCCTACAGATAACGTCATTATATATGATGGTGGAGATGTACATGGATATTAGGACGAAGGTTTTGAGGACACCATTTTAATTTACGATGGTGGAGATATTAATGGATATTAAAAGGTGATACTATGGCGGAAATTCTTTATAAAGCTATAATTAAATTTCGGCGCGCCACTTCCGCTGAATGGATTACTATAAATCCTACTTTAAGAGAGGGAGAACCAGGTTTTGAAATGGATACCGGCAAATTAAAAGTCGGTAATGGTACAACAGCTTGGAAAGAGCTGCCTTATATTGGCGGTGATTCTATTAATGTTGATACCGATGATGTATCCATTGTAGTCGATGGACTTGGTAAATTATCATTAAAAGGATTTGCAGAAGCACAAGCTGGACAAATTCTTAGAAAAGGTGCTTCTGGTGACTTAGAATGGTACACTCCTACTCCTAGTGAGGGCGGCGGGCTAAATGGAATCACTATTGGTGGAGTAGATGTTCCAATTGAGGATAATAAGGCTAATATTCCAATTGGTACAAATGACACTCTTGGCGTTATTAAGAGTAGTGATGAAGATAATAAGATTAAAATTTTAGCCGATGGAACTGCTGAAGTTAATTCATTAGAAGTAGATAGATTAAAAAACAAAGAAGGTTTCTATCTAATTCTTGATGGTGGAACCGCAACATTATAAAAATGGAGGAAAAATGAATGGCTGAATTAAAAACAAGGATTCAACTTAGACATGATACTGAAGCCAATTGGCAATCAGTGGCTGAAACTTTAATTCCTCTTGAGGGTGAAGCTTGTTTAACTACTGATGGAGAAAATAAAGGTCGCGTTAAATATGGCGATGGTGTTACTACTTGGGGCCAATTACCTTATTCTGGCGGTCAGGATATAGTAGAAGTTGATGCTGGAAATGTTAGTTTTGACCAGGATTTAACTTTTACCTATGCTTTCGGTAAATACACTCCTGGCGGTGATGGTCAAGTTACTGTTCCTGCAGAAGGAAAAACTTTAGAGCAATTATTAACTGATGCTTTCGCAGAAGAAAAGAATCCTACTGTTACTCAACCTACGGTTTCTGTTTCTTCTAGTCAAATGAAAGCTATGGAAGCTGGTAGTAATATTACTGTTTCTTATAATGCTACTCTAAATAAAGGCTCTTATTCTTATGGTCCTGATACTGGTATTACTGCTACTTCTTGGACCGTTCAGTTAGGAGAAGAATAGTTAACTACCGCAACAGGTACTTTTGCTTAGATACAGGTTGGAGATAGCACTAATTTAAGAATTATTGCTACCGCTCAACACGGAGCCGGCGCGATCCCCGTAACAAATTTAGGTAATGAATATGCCGAAGGTCAGATTAAAGCTGGTTCTAAATCTGGTCAAAGTGCTGCTGCTACTGGATATCGTCAAATTTTCTATGGAGTAAATAATGCTACTACTCCTTTGGATAGTGCTACTATTCGCTCACTTACTCCTGGGGGAAAGGCTGCCGCAGCTATGACTATTAATAGCATTAAGGCTCAAGCAGATACAAAAAGAATTATTATTGCTGTACCTCAATCTTCTGGTCTTGAAGTAACCGCTGCTAATATTACTTCTAGTTTAAATGCCGATGTAACTTCTAGTTATGTAAAGCAAGAAGCTCCGGTTCAAGTTGAAGGTGCAAATGGCTATACTGCTGTTCCTTATGATGTTTTCGTTTATCAACCAGCATCTATTGATGCTACTGAAGACCATAAGGTAGTAATAGGATAATAGGGAAGGAGGAAAGATAAATGGCTGTAATTAATAAATAGATTGCTTATATGGCTTTACCTCTAAGTATTCGTCGTGGTAATCCATTCCCTATTGATGAATATTCAGTTTGGTATGATAAAGCCGCAATGGAGAACTATGCTCAAACCAGTCCTGTCGCCTATGTTGGTCAAATTTTAAGTTTGGTCAATGAGGTTGAAACCACTGTTGAAGCATATATGATTCAAAATACTGCTGGCGCGCTTGTAAAATTAGCTGCTACTACTAGCTCTGGAGATTTAACTGAAGATATTCTTGAACTTCAGGGTAAAGTTTCTAACTTAGAAACTTCTGTTGGTACTAAAGGCGAAGAAAGTACAGTAGCAGCTACGGATCTTTGGGCCGCTATCGATGAAGTAGTCGCTGATTATATTGCCGCTGATGCAGTAATTGATGGAAAATTTGCTAATTATTATAATAAAACAGAAACTGATGGTAAAATAGATGAAAAAATTTCTGTTGCTATTAGTTCTACTTATAAACCTGCTGGTACAATTGCTTTTGAATCTTTACCTGCTTTAGCTGCTACAGAAGAGGGAAAGGTTTATAACGTAAATAACGCTTTCACTACAACTGAAAACTTCGTAGAAGGTACTGGAAAATCATATCCCGCTGGTACAAATGTAGTTTGTATTGATGTTGGTGAAAATGAATTTAAATGGGATGTACTTTCTGGCTTCGTTGATCTAAGCGCTTATGCTACTACTGCATCAGTTACCGAGGCTTTAGGAAATAAAGTTGATAAAGTTGCTGGTAGTTCTTTAGTGCCTGATGCTGATATTACTAAACTACAAGGTTTAGCAAATATTAAAACTGTTGAAGAAGGTGAATTAAACCTTTCTGAAGAAGGCGAGCTAAGTGTCGTTGCTATTGACCAGTCTAAAGTTACTGGTTTAAGTGGCGCTCTTGCTGGAAAAGTCAATGTTGAAGAAGGCAAATCTTTAGTTTCTGATGAATTAATAACCAAATTAACTGATTCTGCTACTATTAAAGATGTATCTGAGGAATTTAACCTTGATGCAGGAACTGGTACTTTAAGTGTATTAGCTATTGGTCAAGATAAAATTACAGGATTGCCTGAAGCATTAGACGCTAAACTTACTGGTGTAACAGTTGGTGCAACTCCTTTGGTTCCCGATGAAGGTGTTGTAACTGTTCCTTTTGCTACTGACGCTGCAGCTGGTGTTGTAGTTAGCAGTTCAGAAGAAAATACAGTTGCTGTCGATGGCACTGGTAAAATGACAGTTAATACTTTAAATATAGATAAAGTTGTACAAACTCCTGGAACAGAAATTATTTTAAATGGTGGTAATGCTGCTCCTATTGTGAGTGAATAATTTTGGAGGTATATAAATGGCTACAAATTTTAATACTAGAATTAAGCTAAAATATGATACCTATGCCAATTGGACTGCCACAAATCCAATTCTTTTAAAAGGCGAGCTTGCTGTTGTTGAAGTTCCTGCCGAATCTGGTACTGGTCTTAATGAGCCTGCTTATCTTTTAAAAGTTGGTGATGGTATTAAGAAATTCGCTGCTTTAGACTGGATAAGTGGTAAGGCTGCAGATGTTTATGCTTGGGCTAAAGCTGCTTCAAAACCCGTCTATCAAGCTTCTGAAATTCAAGGACTAGAAGATTTTATTTCTGGTGAAGTAGAAGATACCAATACTACATATCAAATTGTAAAAAATGGCAATATGGGCTTCAAACTTCAGTCCAAAGAAATTGGAGCTCCAGATTGGACTGATGTAAGTGAGATTGCTTTAGTTGCCCCTACTGTTACTTTAACTACTGGTGATACTAACGGTACTGTTAAGTTTAATGGCACTGACGTTCCTGTTGCTGGTTTAGGTAGCGCGGCTTATACTCAAAGTACTGCTTATGATGCTGCTGGTGCTGCAACTGGTGTAAAAACTGAATTATTAGGTACTGCCGAGGATCCTTCTACTGCTAATACAATCGCTGGTGTAAAGAAGTATACAGATGAAAAAGTTGCCGCTGCTCAGACTGCTGCAAGCGGTGCCTTAGCTGCTTTAGATTTAGCTGCTGTTTCTGCTGGTCAAGGACAAATTATTAGTTCTATTTCTCAGACCGATGGTTTAGTTGCTGCTTCTACAAGAGCTTTAGTTGCCGCTGATATTCCAGAAATTGGTCAAGAGAAAGTTACTGGTTTAACTACAGCTTTAGCTGGAAAGCAAGATACTTTAGTATTTAATACTACTTATAATGCTACAAGTAATAAAGTTGCTACTATGACTGATGTTAATAATGCAGTTGCTGGACTTTCTGGTGCTATGCACTATGTTGGTGAATCTACCACAGACCCTGCTACTAGTGTAACTATTGATGAGAAACCTGAATATTCTCCTGCTTCTGGCGACGTAGTTACCTACCAAGCTAAAGAATATGTTTATGACGGTGAAGCATGGAGACTATTAGGTGATGAATCTAGCTACGCAGTAAAAGGTGCAATTACCGATGCTGATATTTCTGCTAGTGCTAATATCTCTATGGATAAAATTGGCGGCTTAAACGCTGCTTTAGCCGGCAAAGCTACTCCTGCTAATATTACTGAGGCAATCGGTGCATTAGACGTAGTTGACAGTGAAGTCGCTAATCAGTTCGTTACTGCCGTAAGTGAAACCGACGGTAAAATTGCAGTTACTAGAAAAGCTCTAACTGCTGCTGATATTCCTGCTATTACTACTGATAAAGTAGCTGGTTTAGATACTGCTTTAGCTGGTAAGGCTGATGCTTCTACTGTTACTCAATTAGGTCAGGATTTAGATGCTTTAGAAACTTTAGTTGGTTCAACTAATGTAACAACTCAAATTACTAGTGCTATTGGTGCTTTAGATAAAGAAGATGCTGCTGTAGCAAATCAGTTTGTTACTGCTGTAAGCGAAGCTGACGGTATTATCACTGTTACTCGCGCTCAGCCTACAATTGCCAATGTTAATGGCTTACAGGCTGCTTTAGACGCTAAAGTAGATGCTGAAGATTTAGCAGAAGTCGCTACTACTGGTAAGATGGACGACTTAACTCAAAATGCTACTATCGTATTTGACTGCGGTACTTCTACTACTGCTATGTAATTTTGAATAAAGGACAATAGCCGTTATGCAAATAACGGCTTTTTGTCTATTTTTAAGGATTGCTTACTAGAGAAGAATTGAATAAAATAATAAAATAAAATATCGTTGATGAAACGGTACGCTATTTTAAATAACGGAGGAATAAAAATGAGTCAAATTTATGACGCAAGAATCAAAAGTAAAAGAGATACTCAGGCAAATTGGGAATCTAATAATCCCCTTCTTCTAAATGGAGAAATTGTTCTAGTTGATATGACTGACGGCTCTTTAAAAATAAAGATTGGTAATGGTACAAGTAATTTTAACGATTTACAATATTTTGAATTTGGAGATTCTACTGTAGAAGTAAACTGGGATGATATTTAGGGCAAGCCTAGCGTATTTGTTCCAGATAAGCATATTCATACTATTTCAGATGTAACTAATCTACAAACTAGCTTAGATGGAAAATCAAATACGGGTCATACTCATGCTATTTCTGAAATCGCTAATCTTTAGTCTAATTTAAATAATAAAGCAAACACTTCTGATTTAAATGATAAAATGGACAGTCCTACAAATACAGGTAGCAGCGGACAATTTTTAAGAAGAAGTAATTCTAATTAGGGAACTTGGTCTGATATTACCTCTTATATTGGAAATGCTTCTGCTTCTTCTAGCGGACTAATGTCTTCTGCAATGTATAGTAAAGTAAATGACATGTATACTTGGGCAGATGCTGGTTCTAATAGTTCTAGTGGAGGATGGATGCACTTTGATAATGGTGTTATTTTTGAATGGCAACAGATTAATGTTTCTAATGTAAACGTAAATACTGCATTAGGAAGTTGGTATCGTTCTAATTCTCCATATAGTTCTACTGCCTATCGTTGGAAAGGTATGGATTCGTCTAGTATAAATCCGGAAGTTCAGATGTCTTTTATTTCTAATAATAGCTTATCAGCATTAGTTTGGATTAATCCAATTATAAGTTATATAGATAGGTATGTTCCTCAATGTTATTTAATTAGACCTACCAGTACTACAGGTGTTTCTGGATATATTTCAGTGTTTGCAGTTGGATATAATAGTTATATATGATTGAGGTGGTATAAATGAGCAATTTTAATGCAAGAATTAAGCTAAAGAGAGATACCGCCGTCAATTGGACAGTTAATAATCCTGTTTTACTTAATGGTGAAATTATTTTAATAGACACTGATAGTGGAGAGCTAAGAGCTAAAGTTGGCGATGGAACTAAAACTTATACTCAGCTTCCATTTACAGACGAGATTTTAAGGAATCTTATTACAAATAAACAAAATAAGTTAACTGGCACTCAAGGTCAAATAGTAGGCTTTGACGAAGATGGAAATGCCATTGCATAGAATGACAAAAGTAATACCGCCATACAATTAGACTATGCAAATATGAAATCATTGCATGAATTAGAAATTACAGATTTAAATGACGTAACTGAGCCTGGAACTTATGTTGGAATGTCTAACGGTACGACTTATCCAGAAATTTCGAATATTCCTAATAAAGAGATAGCTACAGCTTTTTATTTAGAAGTACGCCATTTTGTTGGCCCATCTTCTACAGGTTTTGAAGGATATGCAATGATAATTTAGAATATTTATTCTATGGTTCCGGTTGATTTAGCTCCTAGTTGTGGATATGTCCGATATGGTATTATATCTTCCGAATCAGGAATCTCGTGGAGTTCTTGGAGTTATTTTGCTATGCCTTTTATAACAGGTAAACCTGGTTAGGTAATAGGCTTTGATTCTTCTGGAATTCCTGAACCTTAGAATTTACCATCTGGCCTCCCTGAAGGTGGAACTGATGGAAAAATTCTTGGTTATAGCTCTTCTGGCCCTCAATGGATTGATGCCCCTAAAACAACTAGTTTCGTAATATAGGCTGAAGCTCCTTCAGATACTTCTCTTCTATGGATTAATAGTTCTGAGCATACTTTAAATTATTGGGATGGAAGCGCCTGGGTTAAAACAGTTGGTGTTTGGGGTTAATATATATAAAGAAAGAGAGGTATTTCTACCTCTCTTTTTCTTATCCAAAAATTTTATTATAAGTACAATCTTGTAGAGTTAAATCATCTCGAAAGCCAATAAATTTTGCATGGCGTAAGCCTCCTGTCGGATGTACTTCCATAGCTGTAACTTCAATCGGCCGCATCGAATAATCCTTATAATTCTTCTTAATTTCATCCGAAACGCCACTAATAAAACCAATCGGAAAAACTTTGTTATCCTTTAAAATTCCAATCTCTAAACTTCCCGCCCAATTATAATAATAAGGTTTAGTTACTGGAATAATAGTTTTTCCCATACTATAATCTCTATAATGTTCTCCTTCTTCAAGTCGCTCTCCAGTGACTTCATCAATCCAATACTTCCATGTACCAATTTCCTTACCAGTATATTCCTTAGTAGGAGGGGTGGCTTTACCAGTAAAGAAACAATCAATGCTCTGCTCCAATTCCTTCTTGACTTTTAAAGTCTTTCGAGCTGTGCGCTTACCAGGTTGAGGAATTGAATCTTTCTTTGTCATAACGATTCCTTCACCGTTATTAGCTAAAATAGTTTGAAGATTTTCCCAAAGTTTTTCTCCACTAGAATATTTCGCATATTCAACATATTCACTTTGATAAGCATACGCCCTATTCATAAGATAATTGAATCTATCGACCGCGCGCTTTGTAAGGAAAGATAGTCCATTCCAAGCCCAAATATCAAAAATATAATAATGAAGTTTCATACCTTTCTCTTGGCGGTCAATAGCCTTATCTTCTTTACAACCCATAATGGTAGTTACATTTTGAGAACCTTCTTTTTGAGGAAAATATAGCTCCCCGAGCAAACACGTACCAGGCGGCAGCGCATTAAAAAAGTTCATAAGCTGAGGAACATGACCAATCTTATTAAGAAAATCGCCACTTACACTCCGAGAACGACCCTGGAGTTTCATTTCTCCATCCAGAGATTTAGTGAAACGATAATAGGCACCATCCATTTTTCTAGCGCCAAGATAATCACCAGAGAAAATCATCATTTTTGTGTCATGTTTAGCATCGCCCTTATAAGATTTTGGAAAGCTCCAGTATTTCTCACTCTCTAATTCGTTAAAGTCGATATTATCAATAACTAAATTTTCCATATATCTTTTCCTTTCCTTTAAAGTTTCTATATAAATTATAGCTTATTTTTTAAGAATTTTCAAATTAATTAAGAAATTTTTAGCTTCTTTCATTAAATCATCTATTGTTCCATTATTATCAATATAATAGTTATATCTAAAATTCTCAACTTCTGTATCTGCATGATTGGATTGAGATTTTTCTTTTGCTTCTTTTCGATTAATAAAAATAGCAATGGCGCCAAGTCTAGTACAAAGTTTTTGAATTTCTTTTGGTTCTCTACAATGAATAAAAATAATTCCCTTTTCTAAAACTCCATAAATTGACCATTCATCTTTCTAAAGAGAAAGCGCCTTTTCAACCTTTTTAAAAGGTACGTCATTCCAGTTTGTCAATAAATCTTTTAAATCACTAAGAAAAGCTCTATTCTCTGGAGTTTTAGTCCCATCCCATCCACATTCAGCAGCTATATATTTTACAAAATCAACGGTTGATATATTACTAACATAAGGTTCTCCAATTAATTTTTTACAACAATTAACAAATTCATCTTTTCCCGCGCCGGGAAAACCGTTAATAACTATAATTTTCATATTTATTCCTCTATTTTCCAAATTAATTTCTAAGCCAATTGATTCATTGTTTCATCCTAAAAATTATTCATCCATTCAATAAAGTTTTCACTAAAGAAATATACGCTATCACATACTACTACTGAACTAGGAATTGAAAATGCTAATTTTTTAATTAATGGTTTTTTATCGAATATTTTAATAATTTTAGGATTATTAAAAATTTTAATTATTTTCTCATTAATAAAATTAGTATTATGATGATATAAATATTTTTCATATTGATAGCTACAATAAATATTAGATAAAGTTGGAATTAATCCTTCGGCGTCTTTTACACTATCTAAAATCTTCAAAGTTGCTTCAACTTGAGAAATTAAATATTCAACATTATGTTCTTTTTTAAACAAAAGAGAATTAGTTCTAGTAACTGATTTTTTATTATCTCTCCAAAGATAAGTTACTTCTTGAACATGAAATCGTCTTTTAGCTAAAAAGGCTGCAACTAAATTAAAATAAGCATCTTCATTATATTTAATACTATCTAAAAATCGAATATTATTATCTTTTAAAAAATCAACTCGATAAATCTTTCCATGAAGCCAAGTAGTATTATTATCGTTATCAATAACCCCACCTGTGCCACCTTTTTCATCTCTCATAATCTATGAGTATAACATATCTACATTATGACCAATAGCTTCACGATGTAAAATTTCCACCGCGCGCGGATAAAGTAAATCATCTGAATCCATAAACATTACATAATCTAAGTTTAAATCAGGATTCTATTCTTTTTGCTTATAAATTGCATCTAAACCCATTTGTCTCGCTAATCCAGGACCTACATTTTCATTTAATTTTCTATAAATAATATTCAGTTTATTCTTAAACTAAGAAACAATACTTTGAATATCTTCTTCACTATTATCATCTACTATATAAACTCTAAAAAGTTTTTTAGTCTAAAGACATAAAGATTCTAATGCCTATTTAAATAATTCTTTATTGTTATGAACTGGCATTATAATTGTTACCATCATATCACCTCATTACAGGCATAATAAGCATCATAAATATCCCTAAAGATACTAGGTTTTGTTTCGTAAGCTTTTTGAATATCTTTTAAGAATTTTTCAATTTTAATAGCTGCATAATTCTCTTTTTTAAGAGAAATTCTTTTTGTATTTTTTTTACTTAATCTACATTGTTTTTTAAGTTTTCTAAAATTAAAAAAAGAAGTTTGAATCTTAATTTTAAATCCCCAATATAAATTAACAATTTTAGCTACTTCAATCATAAATAAATGACTAATATTATTAGGATCAACATTTTTTAGAATTATTTCTTCTTTTTCTTTACTTAAACTATACATATTAATCATTGCTGTAGTTATAATTCTATCATATAAATTATGTTTTTCTTCTATTTGTGTATAATCCATATTATCCTTCCTTTTTAATTATTTAATAAATATACTTATTCATTTTATTATATTATATCATATTTTTTAAGTAAAAGCAAATTTACTAGAGATTATAATAATATTAACGACTTTTTATTAGGAGGTAATGATAAATGGATATGTTATTTTTAGTTGGCGCGATGAGCGTTATTATTTGGTATATAATAGATAGACTTAAAGAATTATGGGTTAATGTTCCTTATAGTAAATATATAACAGTTGGAATTTCCGCAATTCTTTCTTTTGCTTGTGCTTTTTGTTTTTCACTGGATATTTTAGTTGGACTAGGTTTAATAGCAGAGGTATCTATAATGGGATAGATACTAACAGCGCTAGTTTTTATGGGTGGAAGTTCTGCTGTATCTGAATTAATTGGTCTTGTTAAAAATGCAACTGATGTTATTCGGATTAAAAGTGAAAATATGACTGTAGAATATACAATTCCCGAAACAACTACCGTAGCTACTCCTACTACAACTACGGTTGAAGCAATTCAATTACCACAAACAGAAGAAATAGTTGATGAAAGCAATGTAATAATTGAAGAAAGTACCACAGTTGGCTAATATAAAATGAAAAATAATTATAATTAAAAGGAGAAAAGTTTCAACTTTTCTCTTTTCTTTTTAAAATTTGAAAAATAATGAAAATCTTGAGATAATAATTACAGAAAAGTTAAGACGCGAACAGCGAAGCGAGAGATTTCCGAAGTAGCTTAAAAGGAAAAAGCTCTGAACGTTAAATTCAGTATTTAAGGGTTCGAGTCCCTTCTTTGGAGCTATTGCGTCTAGCTTTTACTTTATTGAGTAAAAGGAGAAATGTCAAATGAATTTTGCACAAGCCGCTAAGAATACTACCGATAAGTTTACTGAAAATGGAATGAACGCTTATTCCTGTTTGGATAGTAATGTTTTATCTCTTTTTGGTGTCATCGGTGCTTTGAGAAGTCGAAGTGTGAAAGACATTAGTGAAATGTTTACAAATTCTTTTAGAGAAAATCCTGAATTGACTACTAAGATGTTATTTTATGCCGGTAACATTCGTGGCGGTTTAGGTGAGCGCAGAACTTTCCGTATTTGTCTAAAAACTTTGGCAAATATTGCGCCTAAATATGTAGAGAATAATATTAAGTTGATTCCCCATTTTAATCGTTGGGATTCTCTTTTTGTTCTTACTGGAACAAAATGCGAGAAGGTAATGTGGGATTTGATTAAGGAAACCTTTAAAGAAGATCTAGTTAATTGCGCTAAGGGCAATTCTGTAAGTCTTCTGGGTAAGTGGATGCCTTCTGAAAATGCTTCTTCTCCTGAGACTATTCATCTTGCACGGCGCGCCATTGGTGAGTTGGGTATGACTAGCAGAACTTATCGTAAAGCTCTGTCTAGGTTGCGTCATGCTATTCGAATTGTTGAGAGAGATATGTCTGCGAATAATTGGGATGAAATTATTTATGATAATGTTCCTTCTTATGCTATGAAGAATTATTCCGATGCTTTCCGTAGACATGATGAAGATAGATTTAATGAATATGTTGCAGGTTTAAAGACTGGCGAATCTAAAGTCAATAGTTCTGTCCTTTATCCTTACGACCTTAAGGAAAAATCAGATAGAATTAGTAGCTGTAATATGCAAGCTAGAGATTTACTCCAGGCTCAGTGGAATGGACTTCCTAATTATGTCGAAGGTGAAAATAACTATATTGTTATGGCTGATGTATCTGGTTCTATGTCTGGACGTCCTATGGCAATGTCTACTAGTTTGGCAGTTTATTTTGCTGAAAGAAATAAAGGTTATTTCCATAATCTTTACATGACTTTTACTGATAATCCTCATTTTATTACTCTTAAAGAGAGTGACGACATTTATCAAAAAATAGTAAAGGCCGAAGGGACGGATTTTGGATATAATACTGATTTAAATGAAGCTTTCAATTTAGTATTGAGAACTGGTATTGACTATAAGATTCCTAACGATGAAATGCCTAAAGCTATTATCGTTATTTCTGATATGGAAATTGACTGGATTTCTCAAAGAGATAATATTAATGATGATTTCGTAGAAATTCAGAGGAAGAAATTTGCTAAATACGGTTTTAATCTTCCTAAGCTAGTTCTTTGGAATGTTTACGCTCGTAGCAATACTTTCTTGGGTAATAGTCCTGATCTTATCCATGTAAGTGGCGGTTCTCCTTCTTCTTTTAAAGAACTGACTGCTGCGTTGAACGGTAAGACTGGTTGGGATGTTATGATTGAAACTCTTAATAATCCTATGTATGATTGCGTTTGGATTGGTAAAGTTTAATATAAGGGAGCTTCTTCGGAAGCTCCTTTTTTGATTTTCTTTTAAATTTTTTATATAATATTTATTGAAAGGTGAGAAAAATGGCAAGTAAAATTACTCAAGAGCAAATAATTGAACTTAATGAACTTTATTTAAAAATTGGAACTTATGCTGGTGTTAGTAGAGCTATGGGTGGTTCTCCCTCTCCTACTACAGTAAAAAAGTATATTATTCCAAATTACCAGCCGGCGCAGAATAAACCCAAGAAAACATTTAGTCGTGATGAACTTCCTCCTTTTGAAGATGTTCTTAAAATGTTTAGAGGACTTGAGAATTATGGCGACTTATGTGTACTAAGTCAAAAAGAAGAAATTGAAATTGAAGAACTTTGGGAGGAGATGACTCTATGAAAAAAGAATATTTTTATCTTGATGAGTATCCTATCCAAAATGAACACTATACAATTAGAGCCAACTTTGACAATTTCAACTTAAAATATACAACAGGAAGTTATAATATTATTCCTGCACGAGTAATGGGTCTTAGCTATGCACAATATCTTCGTATGGCACGCGATGAATTGGGTGCGGAAATTATCGGCAAAGGTCATAAATATCCAGTCGCCATCTTTAAGAAGTCAAAAGAAGTAAGTCAGTTCATTAAACTTCTTAATACACGTGCGGAAGCAATTACTCAAGATAAAAAAGAGATGGAAAAAATTTGAGTTTTCTTTAATTTTTATATATAATATTAAAGGAAGGTGAGAGAAATGGAGAATAAAACTTACGAAACTTTTAAAAAGATTCGTAAGGATTGGAGTGGCCTCAATCCTTCTACGAAGATTATACCTAATAAAAAGAAATATTCTCGAAAAGAAAAACACAAGAAAAAATTTGAAAATGAATAAAAAATTCTGTATAATATATACAGAAAGTTAAGAAAGGAGCTTAAAAATGGGAGATTACTTTGATGGATTCGATGATATTCAGTATGATGATTTTTTTGGCGAATATGGCTTTTCAGGCGGCGCTTTCTGGATTAATGAAGAGCAGGATGATCCATTCTACTTTTTAGATGATGAGTATTAAAAATTTGAAATAAACTAAAAATTTTGATATAATATTAATGTTGAATGAGAGAGATTTTTCCTTTCCTTTCACTCTCTCAGTTCGGCATTTAGCGTTAATCGTGCCATCGGCAGTCCCAAGCCTGCAAAATCGGCTCAATGAGCTATGAAACGAGAGGGACGCTATGGGAGTGTGGCGAAATCGGTATACGCTGCTGACTTTAATGTGTTTCACTTCCTAAAAAGAAGTGCTATCTTTTGGATAGAGAGTGCTTCACAAGAAATTGTGAAAGTAGAAGTTGGCTAAACGGCGAAGGCAAACACAGAACGCCGTGCTAAATTTTGGATTACGCATCAAAATTCTGTAATAAGTGTGTTCCTTTTCTACTTATAAGTAGAAAGAAAAAAAAGGAGTGATACTTATGAGAACAGATATTTTAGAGCGTAAGGCAGAAATTGAACGATGGATTTCTGAGAACAGATCTAAAGCTTATATGGCAAGAGAATTAGGATGTAATCCTAAAACTATTAATAGCGTATTAGAGAGATTAGGCTTAAAGTATGATGGAAATCAAAGTGGAAAAGGTTATTCTAAAGTTAAAGAAAAAATGACATTAGTTCAATATCTTGAAAATAGCAAAGATATTCAATCAAACAAAGTTAGAATAAAGTTGTTAGAAGAAGGGTATAAAGAACATAAGTGTGAACATTGCGGTTTAACCGAATGGCTTGGCAATCCAATTCCATTAGAGTTACATCATAAAGATGGCAATAGACATAATAATAGTATAGAAAATTATGAATTATTATGTCCAAATTGTCACGCTTTAACAGATTCCTATCGTGGAAAGAACTGCACCAAATAAATGTGTAGAGACTATATACCAACCACCTAAGTTGAGAGATATGGTGAAGACATAGTCCAGACTACAACGCAGTAATGCGGCTATGGTGACATAGAGTAGTATGAAAATCAGCTGGCTTGTGGTCGTGCGGGTTCGAGTCCCGCCACTCCTACCAGTAAGTTTGTAGGTAGCTTACAAATAAAAACCTATAATTCCTCGGTTCGTTGCTGCATAAGAGGATACGAATGGCGGATGGCAACGGCCGCTAAACGTGGGGCTATAGCGTAATTGGAAGCGCATCTGCTTTGCACGCAGAGGGTTAGGGGTTCGAATCCCCTTAGTTCCACCAAGAGAACGTAGTGTAACAGTAACACGCCATCTTTGGGAGGTGGAATAGCGGGGCAGCACCGACGTTTTCTGCCAGTTAAAGATACCTACAGCAACCAATAATTATTTTTTGGAAATTATCTATTGTAAGTTCGATTCTTACTTTCTAATCATTTTAGAAATCGCCTAAATGGTAAGGCAATAATTATTCTAACGGTATCTTGAAATTTGAAAAGTTTTTAAAAATCTTATATAATATTTATGTAAGATAAAGAAAGGCGCAAACAGCAATTAATAACAGCTTTTCTTGGGTGAGAAATTATTGTTACTTATGTGCCTTGTCTATATTGCAGAGTAGAGAAGTGGTATCTCACCGTCCTCATGAGTCGGAGATCGAAGGTTCGAATCCTTCCTCTGCACCCAATGGTTAAAGTTCCATTCAAAAACTTGAATGATGCGGTTTAGCGTAACGGTTTAGCGCCTCGCTCTCTAAAAGCGATGGACTCAGTTCGATTCTGAGAACCGCTGCCACCAAGTGGGAAGTTCCTCTTGTAGAAATGAACTTAGCACGCCTCTTAATAATGCGTACCACGCTAAGTCTTAAAAAGCGTTTATTGGAAGGAGATGGTTCTATGATTGTATCAACAAATTCCATTGGGGAGGATACTCCTCCTGACGCAAATCGGTGTCGGTAACACCATTTAAAAACTACCGATAGGAGTGGAACAACAGACCCAATAGGAGGGCGGTCACTCCTATTTCTATCGCGCCATCTTCTAAACGGTAAGGAAACGGGGCTTTCAATCCCGTAATTCGGGTTCGATTCCCGATGGCGTGACCAGTCATATTGTAGGTATAATGACAATAACTCAACCTTCATTCGAGTTGGCGGACGTCGAATTAAAATAAGCTCCAACCGCCATTATATGGGTCAGTATTCCGTTAAGGAGACGGGGCGGCCTGTGGTAGAATCCTAATGGAGGAGGGTTATGCAATTATTAAATAATAGGGATAAAGGAAGAGCGGGATTAAGTCTTGCTATCGCATATTTTGGTTCCAATGGTTATACTGTTAGTTTACCAATTAATGATACACAATGGTATGATTTAGTTGTAGAAAAAGATGATATTTTTCAAACAGTACAATGTAAATTTACAGCTAGTAAAAATAAGGAGATTTCATTGGTAAACAAAGGCGGAACAAAGGGACAAGTTTATGATAATTTACTAAATCATCCAGTAGATTTATTATTTTGTGCTGATGATATGAAGAATCTTTTTGTAATTCCCGTTGAAGAGATTCGTAAATCTGGAAATCTTTCAAGAATAGTTTTAAGAACTATCCCAAATTCCAATAACCAAGGATTTAATACTTGCAACTTTTTAGTTCAAATCTAAATTCTATCTCCAAAAGCCGCTGTCATTGTGACTCGCTTGGTTCGATACCAAGATGGCCCACCATTAAATCTTTGGAACGTTTTTCTAGGATTGTAAAATAGATTAAGTTTCTGTATACGAGAAATTTAGTTGATGGTTTACTCCGAGGAAAAAACTCAAAGCGTTCATTGTAAGTTCTTGTCGCATAAGAACTTTCTGACGAAGCCCTCGTTACTATTTTTGTATGGCTCCCAAACTGTGGAAATAATTCGTAAAATGGCGCGTTGTTTATGTGGTCTTTTATGTGCGTAAAGAAGTAAAAAGGCCTAGAACTAGTTCGGGTTAAAGTATATCCTCTCTGCGGAGAAAAAACTAAGTGCGTCCATCATCGGGCGCTCGTAATAGCGGGGTGTGTACTGAGTACCTCGTGCCTGAAAATCTCGGCGTGACCCCTAACGACAGACGGGGGAGGTCTTAAACCTCAGCGTGTCCCTAACGAAAGATGGGGAGGTCTTTATGTAGTTTCCCTTATTAAAGAAACTCTTGCGGCTGGCCCGGCCGCTCCAGAGGTCTGAGTACCAGAGAAGGATTGGCAACCAGGGCATTATATGGGTGCGTAGCTCAGTTGGTCAGAGCAGCTGGCTGTGTCAGCTTAGTATAAGAAATATTTTTCTTTGTATTCTATTGTTTGATGGTGAAATTTATGAGTAGTTAGGCAACTTCTGATTTTAGACGAAGAAGAAAAGAAAATTTAATAAGGGTTTGTGGTGATAAATGTAATATTTGTGGCTATAATAGAAGCAAAAGTGCATTAGAATTTCATCATATAAGACCTGAAGAAAAAGAGTACGGAATTTCTTCTAAAGGAATTTGTCATAATTTGGAAGAAGATTTACAAGAAATTTAGAAATGTATTTTATTATGTGCAAATTGTCATAGAGAAGTTCATGATGGTTTTTATACTAAAGAATATCTTGAGCAAAAAAGAATTTATGACAAAAATATAGCAGAAGAATTAAAAAATCCAAAAAAACATCAATATTATTGTTCTTCTTGTAAAAAAGAAATTGCAAATAATAAAACAGGGTTATGTTAGAAATGTTTAAGAGAAAAAAATATAATAAGTAGAGAAGAATTAAAATCCTTAATAAGAAATACTCCGTTTACTACAATTGGAAAAATGTTTAAAGTTTCAGATAATGCTGTTCGTAAATGGTGTAAAAAGTATAATTTACCGTCAAAGAGAAAAGATATTCAAAAATACTCTGATATAGAATGGGAAAAGATATGAGTTCAAATCTCATAGTTGACGCCATAACCAGCGTGTCGTCAGTTCGAATCTGACCGTGCCCTCCACTGTGTGTGTCCCAAACATCTATTTGTTGGTGACTAGCAAATTAAAATAATTAGTCACTTATATAGTCGCTTAGTTCAGTTGGTTAGAACGCCTCGTTTACACCGAGGAGGTCAACAGTTCGAGTCTGTTAGTGACTACCAAAGATAATCTTATATTATTCCGTGGGATTCGGAATATTGGTAACTTTTAGTTATAAAACCTAGGAACTTATAACTAAAAGTAAAGCTATGAATAACAAAACGGGCGCAGATTCCTAACAAGCATATTAAGATGAAACTTTTTAGGGCTAATTTGGAAGAATAAATAGCGCAATTTTATGTTGTCCAGAAAATATAAGATTATCGTTAAAAACCTCGCTGCGAATTACCCATTAAATAATAGTGGTGATATAGTGTGGATGTAAACCGATAAGGTAAGGGTAATGCCTACGGGTGAGAAGCACTAGCCCGCCTAGTTTTACGAGGTAGCTAGGCACTTAATATGCGTTTGTGGAGAAATTGGTAAACTCGACAGATTTAGGTTCTGTTGCTTCGGCTTGCAGGTTCGAGTCCTGTCAAACGCACCAGCATCTGATAGAAAAAATTTGAAAGTTCTACAAAAAATAAGTATAATAGTTATACAAACTTAAAAAAAGAAAAGGAGTTTAAATTATGAAGTACTTTGTAGACAAGGAAGCAGGTATCGTTAAGGCAACTATTGACAATTGTGATAAGGATGTATATAAGCTTGTTTTGAAGAGAGCTAAAAATCCTTACCTCTTTAATCCTGTTGTATTGTACGAAGTATTGAAGCTAAAGAAGAAGTATGTTGGTGTTGCTAAGTGCGCGCCTGGTGATGTTTTTAACGAGGAAATCGGTCGTATTATGGCGGCTCGTCGAGCTTCCTTGAAGTATGAGAAGGATAGGACTAAGGCTCTTCACCGATTTATGGAACATTTTTTCAATTTGATGGAAGTGGAAATGGATCAGGAGGAACGTGAACGAGTAGCTAGGGTACGAGAGGAAGATTCTCATAATATTGTAGATATTTATGAGGATATGAAGTTTAAAGATATTTATGAGAATATGAAGCTTAACGTAGAGAACTAAATAGGATTGGGAAATATATTTATCTTCCGGCGGGAAGTAAAACACGCATTTTGTGCCAGTAGCTTAGTTGGTAAAGCACTTGACTTTTAATCAAGGGACCGCGGTTTCGAGTACCGCCTGGCGCACCAATAAAGCACATTCAGCAATTTGAACTTTAAGTTTAAGATACTTTGTGACAAGAAGATAAATATTACTTAATTGTGCTTTGAAATTTTTATTAGACGCTTACGGCAATTTATTTAAATATCTTGGTCTAAATATAACCCTATATATTTAATTTAATAGTTAATAGCGTCTAGTTATGGCCGACTAGTTTAATGATAAAACAAGAGCTTTGTAACCTCTCGTTCTCAGTTTGATTCTGAGGTTGGCCTCCATATTGTGACATAATACAATGGTTAGTATGCGGTGCTGATAACGCCGTCATGAAAGTTCGATTCTTTCTGTCACAACCATTAAGACACTAACAGCAATTTTTCTTGCAACAAATGGCCAATTTGTGAAACAAAGGTGTCTTGTCTATATACTAGCGTACCCAAGTGGTGATGGGGCAGGTCTTATGGGTTAATAGTTTAAAAGTAAAACCTTTAAAAAGATGAAGGTGCAAGACCTTTTTAACTCACCAAAACCTGTTGCCGGTGGTTCGATTCCACCCGCTAGTACCAATATCCAGCAGTAGTTCAGTTGGCTAGAGCACCTGCCTTCCAAGTAGGATGTTGCGAGTTCAAATCTCGTCTGCTGGTCCATATGGCGGTATCGTATAATAGTAGTACAAAGGTCTTTGACACCTTTGGAGGTGGAGCGTAACCATCTACCGCTGCCAGTTGAAATTAAGTCCAATAAATCTAAAAGGCGCTTACTGCAATTCTATTAACAATCTGCGCCATAAATTTGTAGATGATGTTAGTGCGCCTAGTTTATGCAGCCGTAATCCTAATTGGGTAAGGAATCAACCTGCTAAGTTGAGAGTAATCGGAGAAATCTGATGTGGTAGTTCGAGTCTACTCGGTTGCGCCAATAGACATAGTAACAGCAAAAATTTTTTGGTTAAAAAGAAAATCTGTAAAATTTTACTTGAGAGGGTTCGATTCCTTCACTATGTCTAGTTATATGCCCATATAGTTCAACGGATAGAACTCGGTCCTTCTAAGGCCGCTATCTCAGTTCGATTCTGGGTGTGGGTACCATTTTATATGCCAGAGTCGCTCAGTATGGTGAGAGCAGCACTCTTGAAAAGTGCCGGTCAGAAATGGCTTGGAGGTTCGAATCCTCTCTCTGGCGCGGCTTCATTAGAGAGCCTTTACGTGGCGAAGCTATTTTTACTAATCTCTAAAATTTAAATAGGGTGGCGTAACGTTACTGCGCCTTAATAAATGTCTGATGGGATGACATTACCCAATTTAAGAAAAATTGGGGTATATGTTTACGGACATATACCCCAATTTAAGAAAAATTGGGGTATATGTTTGCGGACATATACTTAAGGGAGCTGGAGAAATTCGGCTCCCTTTTTGATTTTATTTTAAAATTTTAGTATAATATAAATAGAAAAGGAAAGGAGACTAAGAAATGAAAACAGCTTATAAGATTAAAGTTTATTATCAGACAGCTACGACTGAAGAAGAAAAAATGTTAATGGTAATAGCTGACACAGATTGGAATGCGAAAAAGAAAGCAGAAGCTAAAATTATGCAAATAGTACATCCAGAAAGTATTATTCAAATAGATACAATTAATACTTATAGTATTGATTATTTTGTTGAGTAAGGAGAATATATGGAGGTTACAAATATTTTAAATGAGATGGGCTTATTTTATAAAGATATTTATAAAGATAGCCATCCTTTTGTTTATATGGGTCTTTATGGCTCCCAAAACTATGGAATTGAAACTGAACAAAGTGATGTAGATGTAAAGACTATTATTCTCCCTACAAAGCGCGAGTTGTATCTCGATAAGAAAAAGATTTCAAAAGAGAAAGATAATGAGAGTGGCGGACTTAATCTAATTCAAGATATTAGATTAATATGTAATTCTTTTTATAAAGGAAATATTAATTTCTTGGAGATTCTTTATACTCCTTATTATATGTATAATCCTAAATTTACAGAACCCGTTTTTAATCTTTTAAAAAAGAGAGATAAAATTGCTAATAGAAGCCCTTTAACTCTTGCAAATGTTTCTAGGGGAATGGCGCTAAGTAAAGTTAAACTTTTTAGCAAACCGACGGAAGGAAAGAAAGAAACTATTGAGAAATATGGATATGACCCAAAACAATTAGTTCACATTATTCGACTTTATGATTTTTTAAAACGTTATTATAGCTCAAATGATTTTGAATATTCTTTAAAAGTTACTAATAATTATATTGATTTTCTTAGAGAATTGAAAACTTTGCCTGTTGAATTGGATAAAGCCAAAACTTTTAGAGATTATTTTATGGAGCAATTAGAATCTTTTTATCAGTTATTTTTAAAGAAATATGGAACCGAAAAAGAATTAAAAAAGTCGAAGGTTAGAAGTGAATATGCTAGAGAAATTTTGGATAATTTTATATATGATTGTTTAGAGATTGGGCAAAATTATAAAAAGTAAATTTAATAAATATAAGAATCCATTGTAATTAACTATACAATAATATAGAAGGAGATATCAAGCCATGAAAATGACAAAGGAAGAGGCAATTGCACAAATTGAGAAGCTAAAAAGTTATTGCGAATACATGAAAGACAGTGACGAAAATGGGGCATATGTTTTTGATTTAGATGTACAAGCGCTTGACTTTGTCCTCTCCGCCCTCACCCAGCCGAACGAGGCGTTGACGTTGGAAAAGTTGGAAAACATGGAGGATACTACTCCTGTTTGGTGGGACCAGATTAACAGTTGGGTTTTAGTTTATAAAGGTAATCTAACGACTTGGAGTGGAAAACATCTATATGCAAAAGGCAGCAATGGAAAATTCTACCGCCGCCCGCCGGAGGAGGTGCTAAAAGATGGCTAAGTTCAGAGTATCTTTTATTCAACACAACATCCACAGCTATATTGTGGAAGCAGATAACGGTGAAGAAGCAAAAGAAAAAGCGTATGACATGTTTTTAGATGAAATGTGCTGGTTTAAGCCAGATACAGATTGTGATAAGATAGAAGTAGAGGAGCTGAACGATATTGAACCGATTGATGCCGTGCAGGTGCTGCATGATATCAGCTTGCACCATATACCAACACCAGTGAGCGAGTTTGAATCCGGATTTAACTATGGCCTCAATAAGGCTATGCGGGAAATCACCTGTGCACCTACCCTCACTCATCGTCACAGGACACATGGACGCGATTCATGGATGGTTGAAAAAGGCTGATTTCTGCTAAACTAGAATTAAGGAGAAGGGATAATTATGACTAGGAAAATGAGGCTTAGCGATGTCGCTGTAGGGAAGAATTTTGAAATCTGGGGCCATGTGTACACGGTTCTGGACAGTGATGACAAAGGCATTTTCGTTCTGGAGACTGAAACGGTCTGCGAGATGCCTTTCCGAGAGGATGAAGTGGATTACAAGGTTGCGCCGAATGACTTCAGGGACAGCTCGGTGAGGGCATACCTCGAAGGACGCTATACCGAGGGACTGGTCAGTGCAGGAGCAAAATTGGATGAGGATATTCTTCCGATGAAGCTTGACCTCAAGTGCACCCTCGGACAGCACGAATACGGGGTGGCAAGAGTCCACGCCGGTCTTCTCACGCTGGAGCAGTACGGGAAATACTACGACATCATTCCTCGGATTGACACGATCTATTGGCTCGCAACACCTGGGAAAACGCCAAGCCGCTCCCCGAGCACCAGCTACACCGACGACGTCTGGTACGTCAGCTCCGATGGTAACTACAACAATTGGGGCTACAGCGGCGCTTGCGGGGTTCGGCCCGCTTTAACTCTTAGTCCCTCACTCTTGGTCTCTGTAAGTTTTACTACCAGGGAGCAGGTTGAAAAGATGTGGAAGGGTGAGTGGATTGGCATGACCGACGATGATGGATGCACATGGTATGAATGTTCCAGATGTGAACATGACCTTTATAGTTGGGAAGACCCAAATCATTTTTGCCCTGCCTGCGGCGCTCCCATGACGGATGAGGCCGTGGACATGGTGATGGAGAGATTGGAGGTGCTATATGACAAGGATATGTGATTACGACGAGGCATTTACCAGACAGGAAATGTACGAAGAAACTGGGCATTGTCTTAAATGTAAAGCGAATCCAAAATGCCCCATGCATATTAAGGCTATTGAAGAAGAATATGGAGTAAAAGTGAGAACAGATGGGAGGCGCTGAAAGATGACTGAGGCCGAAAAAGCGTATCAGTATTTTGTGATTGCTGTACCAGAAAACGAGGAGCAGGCCAAGGCGTATTTCTGGGCAAGGAAAGCCCTACAGTCCACCCTCACCCAGCCGAACAAGTGGGTGAGCGTATATGACCGGCTGCCGGAACCTGGTGAGCGAGTGCTTGCTACGGACTGCGGATTTGTCGGAGAGTTTTACATCAACAAGCGTGGGAAATGGCAGAGATACAACGTTAATTGTTCTGAATTGCTTATGGCCTTGGACATTCTGTATTGGATGCC